TGCGCTACGAGCGCTCGCTCATCGGGGACTACCGCCTCGGGCTGCACGTTGCGCAGCCGCCGTCGCTGGTCATCGTTACCGGGATCGGCTGAGTTCCTGCGCGACCGCCGCCGGCTCCGCTAGCCTCGTGCCGCGGGCGCGGTTCATTCGCAGTGGCTGGCGCCCGCGACGGCGGGACGGGGACCAGTCGTTCATTAAAACGGACGCTCCCCCGGCTCCTGTCCCGCCAAAGGGGTAAAGGGCGCGCAGCCGGGTCCGGCCAGTGTGCGGACGCCCCCGGCTGCGCCAGGGCCCCTGCCCGCGTCCCCAAGGGCGGGCAGGGGCCCTCTGCGCGCTCTAGCCTTGCCTTGTGGGCCCACGCGGGCTGTGGCAGTACGTCGGGCACACCGAACCCGGGACGGGCCTCAGTTGACGTCGCTGCCGCGGCGCGCAGGTCCCTGGAAAATTGGCTTAGCGGCGATGTAACGATTTCGCCGTCAACAGCGGGTACTGATTCCGGATCACCCCCTGATTCTGCGGGCGACACCCCGTGGTCCGACCCCATGCAGTGGTCTGCTGGTGACGCAGAGTGGTAACGGAGATAGCTTGAGGTGCTAGCTGATATCACCTGGACCCCTGAAAAGATATCAGCTAGCACCTTGTGATAGCTATCAGGGGGTGCTATCTTCTGGGTGTGGGCAAGGGCGATTTCCTGCTCCGGCTGGACCCGGAAGAACTCGAACGCGTGCACAAGGCTGCCGCGGACGAGGGCATCACCGCGTCCGACTACATCAGGGAGGGAATCGGCTTGAGGCACCAGCAGGCGGGTATCCCCAGGCCAGAGACTCGCGAGAGTATCCTGGCGGAGGTCGCCGACGTTGCCTCCAAGCTGAAGGCGGGCTTCGTCCTGGTGCCGTCGGCGGAGGCGGAATCCTCCGGGGGCCCGGACTCGTGGTCCGGGCTGATGGACCGGGAGGGGCCCTGATGGACCGCCGGCTAGACCAATTTCGCTTCGCACGTATTAAAAGCTTGTCTTTGCCCAAGGGTGAATATTACGCAAGTTCGCGTTGTTTTCCCTGGCTACCAGGCCGGCTGCCTGACACCAGCGGGGAGCTGCACGTCCCCGTCCCGGTCAACGTCCCCCGCCGACACCTAAGATCCGCGGGACCTGGGCACAGCCCCAGGTGCGCTGCGACGGTTGAGCCTTTGCGAACTCGGGTTCCTTCCGGCGTATGTGCCTCGGCGCAAGGGTCACCCGACCCGGCTCCTTCCTGTGCACCAGGGGAGCCGGCTCCGGCGTCTCGCCGTAGGGGTCCCTGCCGGGCAGGCAGCCTACATACTTCGATCAACAGGAGGCACCCGTGGCCAGCCGCGTGAGCCCCGGGCAGTCGCTGCTGACGGCCCTGGCCGGCCTGACCGCCTACGAGGCCGGCGCGTACCCGGGTGACCTGCTGGACACCCGGGCGGAGAAGCCGGAGGAGGCGGAGCAGCTGAGGACCGCCGCCGACGCCTTCGCCGCGGCGCTGGCCGTGGCCAGCCGGCTGGCGGAGGAGGTGCGCCGGCTCGGGGGCGACCCCGACGCGCTCCGGCTGCGCATCTACGACAAGGCCAGTGAACTCGCCTACTCCTAACTTACTTGACTTGAGTTAACCGCCCCGCTACGCTGAGACTAGCTAGCGGGGCTTAACCTTTTCCCCGGAACCTAAGCGAAGGGCAGGCACATGGGACCTGGAAACGACAAGTACGCAGCCGACTGCGGCTCTCCGCCGGCGGAGGCTCCCGGCAGCCTGCTCGGTACCATGCGGAAGGGCATCGCGTCGGACCGGCTCGGCCTGAGCTTGTCCGGTCCCCCGATGGTGGACGTCCGGGCAGAGCCGGACCGCGACTACGCGGACGACACCGACCTCATCTACATGCGCGGGGGTGTCGATTTCCGCACCCGGTTCACCCCGGCTGACGTCGTGAACGTCATCGCCGCGCTCAGCGGTGCGATGCCGACCGCCGGCGAGGTCGTGGCTGGCTTTCTGAACGAGCGGCTGGAAAAGGCACGGCGGGACGAGAAGCTGGCGTTCGGCGAGATCGGCCCTGGCCCGGAGGTCCGTGCCCTGCAGCGCGTCATCGCCATGCTGGAGGAGAAGTGACGGCGCTGCTCGTTACCGTCGCCGTGGTGCTGGCAGCCGGCTCCCTGACGCTGCTGTTTCACCCGCTGGCGCGGTTCCTGAAGGCTTCGGAGGTGCCGGCGGCGCTGCTCATCGCGTGCTCGGGCCGGCCTAACCGCCGCCGCCTGCTGTTCGTGCTGCGCTCGCGCCGCGAGGCCTACCTCGATGACATCGCCGGCCTGCCGCCCGAGTACCTGCGGGTGGTCCTGGCCTGGCAGTGGGCGGTGGCCCGGTTCACTGCCCTGGTGCTCCGCTGCCGTCGTCGGCTTCGCTTCGCCTGGCGGAATGGCCCGCTGGTCGTTCCGCCGAAGGAGAAGAAGCTGGCCGGGGGGATGGCGGAGTTTGAGCGGGTGGTGGCGGCTAACGAGGCTGCGGTACGGGAGGCGGGCTGTACCGTTGCGGAGCTGTCCGAGGCCGTCAGCCAGGTAGGCCGGCACGTCGAGAAGCTGTCCTGCAGCGCTTCGGCGCGCGGCATCGGCGCTAGCCTCATCGCGGCGGGCTCCGTCACCGCCGCCCAGGTCCAGGCGGGCGACGTCACCCTCTTTCCCGCTGCCCGCAACCCGTGGGCTGCCCAGGTGAACGCCGAGCTGGCTGTGCGCAGGGCTGACGAGGCCGTGTACCAGGCGAACGCCGCGAAGGACCGGAGGGACGCCCGGTGAGCGGGACCACTGAGCGCACGGTCGATGGCGTGACGGCCGACCTGCTGCGGCTCGCCCTCGCCGGCATCATCACCCCGGCCCTGCGGGAGAACACCGAAAAGCAGGTGCGCGAGCTGGCGGACGAGGCGTGCCGGCTGGTGCGCGAGGACGAGAGGGCCAGGAACCGCAAGTCGCTGGCCGCCGCCTGGTCGGCGTGGCTGGACCTGGTGATGTCGGTGAGCCTGCCCTCGGCCGGCGGCAAGAGTCTGCTGCAGGACGTCCTTGACCTGGAGCCCGAGCTGCGAGAGCGGTTTGAGGCCGCGTTCCTGGGAGGCGGGCGGTGAGCATTTTCACGGTTGTGCGCCACGGTAGCGGCAGGATCGTGCTGGAGACCGACGACTGGGTGGACGCCCAGGCGGCGGCCATCGCGTCGACTGGCCGCAACCTGCGGGACGACGACTGGCTCTCGGTGCGCGGCACCCACCCCACCCACGAGTGGGGCCCTCCTCACCCTGACCAGGGCGATGCCGCGCCGCACGCCCGCCGCTGCGTTAAGTGCGGCGGCTGGGATAACGGCAGCTACGGCTCCCAGGCCCCGTGCGGCTACGACTTCGACGGCCCCGGCGGCTCTTCCCTGGTGGCGGCAGTCGAGCGGGAGCTGGCCGCGAGGGAGGCAGCTGGTGGCTGAGTACCAGTTCACCGTCCGGCTGAACCGCGAGGTTACCGAGGCCGAGGTAGACCTGCTGTACGAGGTCGGCCTGAGTGACGCGGGGATCGAGACAGGCCCGGCCGGCGCGCTGCTCGACGTCACCCGCGAGGCTCCCTCGCCTGCTGACGCTGTTGAGTCGGTGTGCGCCGACGTGGCGAAGGTGGCGGGCCTGCGCGTCCGCTCAGTCAGCGAGGTGACCCGTGCCTGACGGCATGTTCCTGCGGTTCGAGGACCCGTACGGGGGCGGCAAGAGGTACGCGGAGCTGCCGGCCGGCGAGTACGGCTACAGCGACGCCCAGGGCCTGTACGAGTGGCGGCGGGTGCCGTACGACTACCCGCCGGGCTCGGTACTGCCCGGCCCTGGCACCATGCTGGTGCGGATCGACTACAGCGGCGGGGACCGGCAGGCTAGCGACCGCAACGGCCTGTGGACTCACGGCGGCTCGGCCAGTGTCCAGGCCCGGGATGCCGGCTGGCCGGCGGAACTCGGCCTCCAGGCGGCCCTTGACCCGGCGAGGCTGAACTGATGGCCGTTAAGCTGCTCGCCGGCTTCACCCACGTCAACCGGGGTACAGCCGACTACAAGGGGGTACTGCGCGCCACGCCCAAGTCGGCGCCCGCCTGGACCTGCACCCACAACCACCTGTCGGCCGAGGCAGCCCGCCGGTGCGCCGACTTCGAGCTGGAAAGCCGCAAGCAGGGCAGCCGCGAGGTCATCTCCCTGCGCTGGTGCGAGCCGTGCGGCCGATGGTGGCCGGACGGCGACGCTCCGGCCTGCCCGGTGTGCTCGGTGCCCATGGAGAGGGTGAAACTCGTTGTACTGGAGCGAACCCGGATGCCTTGACCGAGGCAACGGGAAACACTAGACTCCAGTCAAGAAAATAGGAGGTTGCCTTGAGCAACGACACCGCTGTCGCGGAGACGGACGGGCGCAGCCGCCCGGAGCCGCCGCACGAGGCACCGCCCGGCCAGCACTGGACGGCGGTCCGTGCGGACCGCAAGTGGGCCCCGGCCGAGCCCGGCAAGAACTGCCGTTACCGCGGCACGTCCGAGCACGCCTGCGGCGGGCCTGCCGTGGTCGTCGTCACGCGCGGCATCAGCCGGCCCATCCCGTGGAACTACTGCGCGAGGGACGCCCTGGAGCAGTACGGGGTGTGGCTGGAAGACGGGAAGGTCATGACGTGGGAACTGAAGGACGACTGACCGCCCGGCTGCGCGCCGACGGCGAGGGATTCCGCGAGGAAGCGGGGCACCTGGACCCTGAGCCGTTCATCGGCCGGGTGCTCGAAGTGCTGCCGGAGGTTGTGGTTGAGGACTTCGGCGACCCGTACATGCGGCCAGAGGCGCTGCGTACTCCTGAAGCCTGGCGGGAGTGGCTGTGCGAGTACACCGGCAACATGGCGTGGGCCGGCGATGAGCAGGCGCCGGAGACCAACTTCATGCGCCGCGCCAGGCCGGGCGACACTACGAACGGCTACACCAAGACGGACCGGACCTGCAATGGCCTGGCAGTATGGGAGAAGGTGGCCCGGTGAACCTGGAAACCCTGGAAATCGGCGCCGAAGAGGCGCGCGAGAAGCTGGACGAGTACTCGCGTGTCCTGCAGGGCGAGCGCACGGCTGAGGACGAGGCCATCGCCGCCGGCTACCGCGCCGCGGCGCACGGGCTGCCGGTCATCAGCCTGCCCCGCACCATCGCGGCAGGCGGGTTTCACGGTAACAGCCTGCCCCGGCTGGCGGTTATCGGCGCGGAGGCGACGGCGTGCTACGCCCGGTGGGACGGCCGGTCCCTGGTTTACGCCGACCGCGACGACCGGATGGCTAACCGCGGGGCCCTGGTGGGCGCGCACTCGGTGCGGGTTCCCCTCGCTCCTGACGACCTGCCCGGCGACTTCCGCAGGCAGTGGCAGGCCGGCGTCTCGATGGTCCCGCTCATCCCGCCGCGCCTGCGCCCCGGGCCGCGCCGCCTGCGGCACTGCCACATCCTGTGGGAGGTGGACGAGTGGAAGTGGGTGCCCGCGTGCGACCCGGCGCTGCTGCGCCACATCCGCGGCGACCTGTGGGCGGTGCTGGCCACCTGGGACCTGACCGACCTGGAGCGCATGGTCCTCACCCAGCGGAGGCTCGGCTAGTGAGCGCGTTTGCACCCGTCGTCTTGCCTGCTGACGTCGTGCAGGCTGCAGCCGAGCGGGCGAATACGGAGAACAGGTCGCTGGTTGATGTCGCCACTACGCTGCTGCGTGAGTACGCAGCCGGGAAGTCGTGGGTTAACTTGCCCGGTTCTTCGGGTGGCCTCGAAGAGGCGATGCGTGACTCTGGACTCATGGGCCAGATCGAGGAAAGTCGTGCGCACCCAGAGCGCATGGTCCCGTTGGACCTGGATGACTGAGCCGCTGCCCCGCCGTTATAGCCGCCTGTGGCTGCCTGCCCTGGGGGACCTGGTGGAGTCTTCGCTGCTGGTGTTCCGCCACGGGGTTGCCGGCCCCCGCGGGAAAGCCCGGCTGCGGGCCTGGCAGGCTGGCGACGGGCATTTCGCCCTGCTGGCTGACAGCGGGCGCGGACTGGACGTCACCGATGCCCAGCCGGGGATGCGCAAGATGCTCGCCGGCCGGTTCGGCGAGCCGCTGGCCCTGGCCGAGCACTGGCGCGACGGGCGCGTCTACCTGGTGCTCCCGCCGTTCCCCGGCCAGGAGACCGAGCGGCTGCTGCTGAACCCGGCCAGCCCGGATGACATCCTGCACGACTACGTGGCCGCCTGGTGGGCCGCGCACGGGGATATCATCCTCGCCTTCTGACTGGCTTGACATGAGTTAAGCAACTCCCTAGACTCGGGTTAAGTAGGCAACCGAGTACAGGGGAGAGGCACACTCATGGCGGACAACCAGGCCCGGCGGCAGCCGTGACCAGCCTGATGCAGAAGATGGTCCTTCCCGGCGGCGGGCTCGACCCCGGGAACCCCGGCGCGGCCGGCAGTGGCCAGCTGGGCGTCATCGACAACGCGCTGACCTCCTCCGTGGCCTCGGCCGGGCGCACCCTGGCCGCCAACGGGGGCGGCTACGCCGTAGCCGTTGGCGCCGGCCTGGGCGTGTGCGCCGCGGCCAGCATCAACCCCATGTTCGACCTGATGGTGGTGGGCGCGTGCAGCTACCACGTCGGCCAGCGCGTCTTCGACAACCTCACCTGGATGTCGTCGGGCGGCTGGCTCGCCCAGCGCCGGCGCAGGAAGTACCAGGGCGAGGCCAACCCTATCGAGGTCGCCCAGACGCTGTCGCCCGCGTTCGCGGCGAAGAAGATGCAGCGGCTGGCCCCTGACCTGCCCGCCGTGCTGTCTTTCCTGCCCCTGGGTGTGACCGTGCACCGGCCGCACCAGCAGGTGGCCATCTCCCGGGCGGAGTCGGTCGCCGTGTTCGGCGTGCCGCAGTCCCTGAAGACCGCGCTCATCTCCGGCTGGATTCTGGAGGCCCCCGGCCCCGTGCTCGCCACCTCCTCCCGCGCCGACCAGTGGCGGCACACCGTCACCGAGCGCGAGAAGATGGGCGAGGTGCTGGTGCTGGACGCTGACGGCTACGGCCCCGGCACCAACTTCGCGTGGTCGCCGGTGGCGGGCTGCGAGGACTCCGAGGTGGCCCTGCGCCGGGCCGGGGCGCTCATGGACGCCTCGCCGCGGGACCCTGGCGGCAAGGACAAGTGGCACGAGGCACGCGGTGTGGTCTTGCTGAGCCGCGCGCTGCACGCCGCGGCCCTCGACGGCGGGAACATGTACGACGTGCGCGCCTGGTGCCGCAACCCGGAGGACGAGGCTTTCCTCAAGGTCTTGCACGGCGGCGGGGCTGCACTGGACTGGGCCGAGGAAATCGAGGGGTACGCCGCGGAGGGGGGAGACTTCCTCAGCTCCGCTACTTCTAGTGCCCTCGCCGCGCTCGGCTGGATGGACAGCCGTCAGCTGGCGGTGGCGGCCTGCCCGCCCCTTGGCACGGGGCTCGACATCGGGAAGTTCCTGGCGGTCGGCAACGGGACCGTTTACCTTATCGGGGCCGAGCGGCCCTACGGTTCGCTCACCCCGTACTTCAGCGCGTTCGTCTCCGAGTTCATGGAGCAGGCCCGCATCCTGGCCGAGCGCCAGGGCGGTCGGCTGAAGACGCCGATGCTGCTTGCCCTGGACGAGGCCGCGACCACGGCGAAGGTCGACCTCAAGCGGTGGCTCGCCGTCACCGCCGGCTACAACATCACGGTCGTGACCGGCTTCCAGGCCGTGCAGCAGATCGAGGAGGGCTGGGGCGGCCCCGCCGCGGCTGAGGTCATCCTCGAAATGCTGTCCACCAAGGTCATCGCGGGCGGCTTCACGTCCACGGCCACCCTGGAGCGGCTGTCCACCATCTGCGGGCACCGCGACACCTGGCGGCGCGAGGGCAGCGTCAAGGTCCGTGACAAGGAGCTGGTTTTCCCGCCTGAGCGGCTGCGCCAGCTGAAGCAGTTCCGCGCGCTGGTCCTCCAGCGCAACTGCAAGCCGGTGGAAGTCCGCATCCAGCCTGTCTGGGAGCACCCTGCTCACCAGGAAGTCCGCATCACCGATGCCCCGGAGCCGGAGGCCCCGGAGCCTACCCAGGAGTAACTTTTGGCTACTTTCGGACAGCCTCACCCGCACCGGCGCAAGCTGCCGCGCCATGCGCGGCATGTCATCAGGCAGATGCTCAAGCTCCGCGTCGCCATGCGGGCCGGAGTCCTGCAGACGCACGCCAAGCAGCTCGACAGTGCCGTCAACCTGCGCGAGTACCCGGACCGGGTGCACCCTGACCATGACCGGCACGCCCCCGGCGTCCGCGTCATCGTCGGCCCGGAGACGCGCAGCCTGCTGCGTCAGCTGCGCGACTCCCGCGATCTGCGCACCCAGCAGCAACTGGTCAGGGAGATCATCCACCAGATCCAGAAGCGCGTGCTCAGTGCACTCAAGCGCGCCGCGCGCGCGGAGAAGGCCCGGAGGGCTGCGGAGAAGGCTCGCGAGCGGGCCGGCAGGCTCGCGGACCGCGTGCGCCGCTCGCGCCTGTGGCCCTGGCTGCGCGCCCTGCCCGGCCGGGCTAAGAAGCTGGCCGGCGGCCGGACCGTCCGCGTGGTCGGCAACCGGACCTCCGCCCCGCGCACCCGGACTGCGGCTCCCGCGCGTACCCGCGCGAAGGCGCCGGCTCCCGCGCGTCCCCGGGCGAAGGCGTCAGCGCCCGAGCGCACCCGGACCGCAGCTCCCGCGCGTCCCCGGGCGCCGAGGAAGTGATATTGACGATCATTTCGCGGAGGGTCTAACCTCGGCGAAGAGCCCGAGAGGCCCAGTCCGCACCCGGCGCGTTTGACCGGCGGGGGACAGGTGCCCTCCCGGCCTCGCCTCCGCTCGGCAGGAGGCAACTATGAGGCCAGTCGCAGCCCTTTCGGCAGGGCACCGGCTGGCCTCAGTCGTCCGCCGGTCCGCGCCCGACCGGAATCCCCGGGCTGAGATTGAAAGGCACCCGGTTCCGCGCCGTGCTGGTGAGGCTGGCGGGAATGGAACCGGGTGCCTGTCATGTCGATGTGAGCGCCCCGCACCTTGGCGCGCTGTAAATCGCATGCGAGTCCAGTGTGCCTTACGAACTGCTGTATTCCAACCTCGGGGCGCCCTGGCCGTCGCTCGCGGCGCGCAAGGTGGTCGTGGGCGGGGTTCCCGTGACGTTCGCCGAGGCGCTGCGCGCCGCCGAGATACTGCGAGATTCCAGGACGTCCGCCATCGCGCCGGTGCTGCGGGCCGCGGGCTCGCCGCTGGCCGGGTGCGATTACTTCGCCGCCGCCGCGCCCTACCTGGAGGCCGCGAAGGCCGCCCCCAAGACCGGGCGCGCGGGGGCGGCCGGCCGCCACGTCACCAAGAACGCGTTCCTCGAAGCCGTCGCCCTGGCGCTGACCCTCGCGCGCGCGCAGGACGTGGCCGGCGCCCTGGAGGCGTTCGGGTCGGACGAGAGGTACGCGGTCGCCATCGCGCGCGCCGCCACCGACGCCCGTGAGCGCGCCTACGTCGCCGGGGTACGGTCGGCTGTCCGCAGCGCCGTTACCCGCGCTGTGGCCGCCTGCGGGGCCGTGGCGGGGCAGTTCTCGTGCTCGTGCGTCACCGCGTGCGGCACCGGCACCTGCCGGTTCGCCTCGCCCGCCTACCGGGTGGTGGTCGTGGTCGCCGCGCCCGGCCGCTTCACCCGCCCGGCTAACCACGTGGACGCCGGGAGGCCGTTCACCGAGACCGGTGCAGCGGCCGAGGTCGTCGCGCTCGGGGCCGCCGGGCACAGCGTGCAGGTCTGGGACACTGACGCCCTCGCGACCGGAGACAAGGCTGCCTGAGCGCCGATTGCCCGGTCATGTCCCTGATTACCGACGTCGAGCAGGCTGCCGAGAAGGTCTTCCGCGAGGTGGAGGCGAAGGTCGAGAACTTCGACGGGCAGGCCCTGGCTGAGGCCCGCCGGCTGCTCGCTGACGCCAAGACCGCCGAGCAGCAGGTCCTTGCCCTCATCCTGACCAACAAGTCCCAGATCGTCACGCTGCTGGAGAAGTACGGCCCTGAGGTGGTGGCCGCGGTCGAGGCTGTCCTCAAGGACCTGCTCACCGAGGTTCAGGGGCTGTTCGGCCTCACGCCGCCTGGGTAACGGTCGCAGGAGCGTGGGCGCAGTCGGCCGGTTCCTGGTCCACTTCTTCGGGTGCGACTACGGGGCCCCTTACGGGCAGTTCGTCCCCTATGACTTCTGGTCCGGCGTTTCGGGGTCGTTCCTGGTCGGCCTGACCGTGTTCCTGGTCACCTGGTACGCGAGCCACACCTGCCACGCCTCGCGCTGGTGCATGCGGATCGGCCACTACCCGGCGGCGGGCGGCACCTTCCGGCTTTGTCACCGTCACCACCCGGACTTGCGCGGGCAGCGACCGCACCGCGACCTCATCGAGCGGCTGCACCGCGAGTACAAGGCGGCCGGGACGTAGCAACGGGTATGACGCTGGCCTTGCCCGACGCTGCCCTGATGTCCCGTGAGGACCGCCGCAAGCGCGCGGACCGCATCCGCGCCCTGGAGGACATCCAGCCTTTCCCTGAGCTGGACTGGTTCAACTCCGAGCCGTGCGACCGCCACGAGAGCCTGAACATCCTGTGCCGTCGCTGCGGCATCAGGCTGCGCAAGCACCAGCGGATCGGGGCCTCGTGGATGTACCTGGGGCTGCCCGGCTTGCTGAGCGACACAATGGGGTCCGGAAAGACGGCTCAGGTGCTCGCCCTGCTCGCGATGTGCAAGCAGAACGGCGAGCTTGGCCTGCACAACCGGGCGGTCATCGTCTGCAAGGCCGCCGCGGTCTGGGACCCGTGGGGCGGTGAGCTGAAGCGGCTGCTGCCGGGCATCAGTGCTTACGTTGCCGACGGGGACCGCGACCAGCGGATGCGCGGCTACATGGGCAACTGGGAAATCGCGGTTGTCTCCGACCGCACGTTTGCCGGCGCGCACGGGAGCAAGCAGAAGCGGGACGGCGATGTGGCCCTGCTGGAGAGCTTCCCCGTCGGGACCTTGATCTACGACGACATCGACCCGATGCGCAACCACCTGACCGAGACGTCGGTGGCCATCAACCGGCTGGCCGCGCAGTGCGCCCGCGTGCACGGGCTGCACGCCACCCCGATGCAGAAGCGGCTGACCGAGCTGTGGTGCTTCCTGCAGCCGGTCGGTGGCCGGGTGGCGCTCGGGTCCCTGGAGCGGGTGGAGAACCGCTACGTCTCAGTCGGGTCGCGGACGCTCCTCACCCGCGACTCTAACGACAAGACCGCCCGCCGCCGCGTGCGCAAGCAGGTCCAGGTCGGTACCGGTATCACCTCCAACCCCCGGCTGGTCGCCGAGTTCCAGGGCCGAATCCGCCCGCTGGTGCTGCGGCGCACCGCCAAGGACATCGAAGGCGACGTCGCGATGCCGGAGGTCCAGTACAACCCGGTTTTCCTTGACCTGAGCCCGCGCCAGCGCCAGCGGTACGAGGAACTGCGCCGAGGCACGCTGCGGCGGCTGAAGGAGACCGGCGAGGAAGTCACCCAGACCGAGGCCGCTGCCGCGTTCACCCGCGGGTGGCAGATCTGCAGTGGGCTGGCCACTTTGGATGAGGGCCCGCGGGCGGACGATTCCGTGAAGCTCGACTGGGCGATGGACCTGCTCACCGGGGACCTGGTCGACGAAAAGGCCGTCGTCTTCGTCTACTTCAAGAACAACGTGGCTGCCCTGGCGAAGCGCCTGAAGGCGGAGGGCATCGGCGGGGTGCTCATGTGGAGCGGGGAGACCGACAAGCGCGAGCGCGCCCGCCGCCTGGCCCGGTTTCGCGAGGACCCGTCGTGCCGGGTGCTGGCCGGCACCACCACGATCGAGGCAAGTCTCAACCTGCAGGCGGCACGGCAGATGATCCTTATCGACACGATCCTCAACCCGGCGCGAATGGCCCAGCTGGTCGGCCGGTGCGCCCGGGTGGGCAGCGCCTTCCCGACGGTGTACGTGCACCACCTGCTGGCCCGCCAGACTCAGGAGGACGCCTACCTGCCGATGCTGCGGCGCGAGGGGGAAATCGCCGACACGGTGTGGGGCGAGAAGGAGAGCCTGTTCACCGCGCTGAGCCCGCGCCAGATCATGCGCCTGGTCGCTTACGGCAAGCTCTAGCGGACGGTGACGGTGCCCCCGGCACCCTCGATTGTTTCCAGGGCGCGCTGCGCGGTCTCCCGGTCGACTCGTTCGAGCACGGTGACCGGTGCGCGCTCCACCAGGTCCTTGGCCTCCTTGAGGCCCAGCCTGGTGAAGACCCGGACCTCCTTGATGACCTGGATCTTCTTGTTTCCGGTGGCTTCGAGGACGACGTCGAACTCTGTCTGCTCATCCTCCTCGGGCTCGGTGTCGTGCAGCGGGTTAACCGGCGGCTGCCCGTTCAGCGACACGGCGGCGGAGACCCCGAACGTGTCCTCGAAGTCCTTCACGAACTCGGACAGCTCAAGGAGGGTCATCTCCTTGAACGCGTCCATCAGGTCAGCGCTGCTGAGCTTCGCCATCGGTCCCTCCTTGGCCTGATTGTGACCGTCATCGTAGCGGGTGCGCGCCGTCGGTGATGCGTGACGATCACCGGGGACATGGCATCAACGCGAGTCGAGTGGTTCCTGGCTGCCAAGAAGGCGCTGCGCGCCCACCCGGACTGGGCCGATGAGCAGGTGGCGCATCACTGCGGCATCCCGCTTGCCGCCACCGACGAGATTATCCGCCCCGCCCGCCAGGAAATTGAGCAGGACCAGGTTGACCCCGCCTCGAAGCAGGCCCGGCGGGTGATTGAGTGACCGATGAGGAGATTCGCGCCCGGATCGGGGAGCTGGTCACGGAAATCGTGCCGACGGCGCGGAGTGAGGCCTACCGGGTGTGGCAGCGCGCCCCGCACGCCCTGGAGATGGACGAACTCGAAGCCCTCGCCTTGTCGGGCCTGGCCGCCGCTGCCGCGCGCTGGGTCACCTACTGCGCCAAGCACGACCACGACCCGTCGCGGTTCGAGTACTTCTACGCGTACTGCCTGCGAAGGATGCGGGGCAGCATGCTCGACTACCTGCGCTCGCAGGACTGGGTGACGCGCAGCGCCCGGACCAAGGCGAAGGCGCTGCGCGAGGCCGGCCAGGACCGCGGCCTGTCTGACGCCGAGCTTGCGCGGATCACCGGGATGGGCATCGATGAGGTGCGGGCCACCAACGCCGCGGTCTCCGCGCGGCCGGTGTCGATCGACGCCGAGCCCTACGACGTGGCCGGGCAGGATGACGTGGAAGGCCAGGCGGTGGTGAGCGAGGTGCTGGCCGCGCTGTCCGCCGTCGTCGTCCGGTTGTCTGAGCCTGCTCGTGTCGTGCTCGTTCTGCATTATTACCACTCGATGACGGTGCCTGAGCTGGCGCCCTACGCCGGCGTATCAGTAGACGAGGCCGTGAGGCTTCACCAGGGAGCTATCTTCGAGATTCACCGGGCGATGCTGGGAGTCGTGGCATGAGGTACGAGCTGTACGCCGTGGAGGTCCTGACGGATACCAACCCGCTGACGTACGCACTGGCTACGCGGGTCAACGAGGGCGGAGTGGGTTCCCCGCTGGTCTGGCCGGACCGGGCAGGGGCGGAGAAGTACATCGAGGCGGAGTTCGCCCCGCACTGCGGAGACGAGGTGGACGCTCAGGTGGTGCCGCTGACCGGGGAGACGGGCAGTGAGAACGATGAGTCCTGGGCTCAGCTGGCTAAGACCTGGCCGCACGCGCGCTCAGGCGACGCCTTCAACTGACTGATGCCGCTGAGCGACGTGGAGAAGAGGGCCGGGCGCGCGTTCCGCGACGCCCGGCAGGCTGTCCTTGACGCCCGCAATGAGCAGGACCCGCCGGGCGTGTTCGTGCTCCCGCTGTGGCGCGTGGTCCGCCACGAGTGCCCGGCTGCGGGCGGGGCGTCGACCGGTGTCATCCTGCGCGAGGCCTGCGAGCCGAGCCCCGAGTACTGGGCCTGCTACTGCGGGGCCGTGGCGCCGCTTAGCCCGGAGGTCTTTCCCCACGAGGACTGCGACGGCGGTAAGGTCATCGCCGTGGCCGGCCAGTTCGCGTTCATATGGAAAGAGGGGAAGTGCTCCGGAGCTGGATGCGGGCTGGCCGCCCGCACCCGACGCGGGCGCTTCGTCATCGCCGCCGATCGTCTGCCCGATCACGGAAGGACACTTGGTGAGCGACAAGCCCGGCCACATCATCGAGATCCCCGAATCCCTCGGGCGTGACGTAGACGCCTTCTACGCGGGCAAGCGCCCTGCCCCGCCCATGGAAGCGTTCATGTCGGACGGGGCGCTGGAGCAGGTGGCCGAGCAAACCGCCGCCGCTGCCGCGCCGGTGCATGCCGCGGACCTGGTGCCCATCACCAAGGCGGAAGCCGCCCGGCGCACCACGTTCGACGGGGAGACGCTGCCGAACGTGCCCGCCACGCGCCGCGTCATTCCCGAGCCGTTCCGGCGCCCGCTGGTCCAGTTGGTCAGCGTAGAGGGCCCCACCCACGGCCGGGCGTGGGTCACCTGTCTGGTCGACAAGATTACCGAGGGCGACATGGTGGTCGACGTCGGCCGCATCGCCTGCGACGCCGAGACTGTCATCAGGTACGAGACCGTCGCCGGGGTGCCGGACGTAGCAGTAGGCATGAAGGTCATTCTCACCGGAGTCTCCGGTAACCGGGTGCCGTTCAACCCGGGCACGCGCGTCAGGGCCTTTCGTCTGGCCGAGTTATGGGCCGCCATGGCCGCGGGGGCCGCAAGCGGGTCCTCGACATCGGCTGCGGGGCAGGGATCTCCTCAGACGGGTACGCCGCCTACTTCGACGTGACAGGAGTCGACAACAACCCGGCGGTGGGCCGGTACTACCCGTACGAGTTTGTTTGCGGGGACGCTCTCAAGCTGGACTCAGGCGGGCGGCCCGTGTCGGCCCTGGAGCCTGGTTACCTGCGGCAGTTCGACCTCATCCACCTGGGCGGCCCGTGCCAGCCCTGGAGCAAGATGATGAACTGCCGCCCGGGGCTGCGCGAGAAGTACACCGACCTCATCGGGCCGCTGCGCCCGGTGCTTGAGGAGAGCGGCGTGCCCTACGTCATCGAGAACGTGGAGGGCGCCCCGCTCAGGGACCCCGTCTGGCTGTGCGCGGTGGCGTTCGGCGTTCCCGAGCTGCTCCGGCACCGCGGGTTCGAAACCGGCAACGGCCTGGTCATCCCGCCGTTGTACCACCCTAAGCACCCGCTGAAGGCCAGCAAGGCAGGTCACTGGGTGCCGGGCACGGCGATGTCCCTGGCCGGCCACTCCGCCCCCATCGCCAAGGTCCGCGAGCTGATGGGCGTCACGCGCTACGTCCCGCGCGAGATGCTGATGGAGGCTGCCCCCGGCTACATGACCGCTTACGTCGCCGCGCACGCCGTGGCCTACCTGAGCCAGGAGGCGGCGTTATGGCCGATGCGGTAGCTCACGGGAACACGGTCCTGGCTGCCATCGTGGCCGGCGGCGGGTCGGTGAAGGCGCTGGACCACGCGGCCGAGCGGCTGGTCATGCCCGAGCTGTTCTTCACCGACACCGTTCAGCTCAAGCTCTTCCTGCTGCTTGAGCGGTACCGCCGCCAGGCCGGCGGCATCATGAGCCGCGAGGTGCTGAGCGACCTGCTGCGCGGGCGCAAGCCCGGCACCATTCAGATGTACGAGGAGGCCTACGACGGGCTGGCCGCGGCGCTGCCCGAGGAGCATCAGTTCCGCCATGCGGTCGACCAGTTGCGCGAGCTGGCGGCCAAGCGCTTCACTGGCGAGGCGTTCGCCGTGGGCAGGCAGATCCTTGACGCGAGCGAGGCCGAGCCGGTGAAGCTGGAGGACGGCCGGACGCTGTGGGGGCACCTGGAGGCGCGCGCGTACGTGCAGGCTGCTCTCGCCGACGCGGAGCAACTGGGGTCGGAGGCGGATACCCCGGCAGGCAATGTCACTGGCGAGGGGGATGAGGTGATGGCTGCCTACGCCCGCGCCAAGGAGCTGCGCCAGTCCGGTCGCCCGGTTGGCGTCCAGCTCGGCTTCCCCGAGCTGGAGCGCTCTCTGGGCGGCGGCATCGGCAAGGGGCTGTGCTTGATAATCTCGCCCACCTCGGTCGGCAAGTCCAGCCTCTGCGTGCACGCTGCCTGGCACAACGCGGTCGTCCACGGGCGCAACGTGTTTTACTTCACCACCGAGCAGCACTACGACGAGGTGCGGGTGAAGCTGTTCGCCCGGCACTCGCGCCACCCCAAGTTCGGGCTTCCGCGCGGGCTCGACACCCTGGACATCATGTCCGGCCGCCTGTCCGAGGAGGAGGAGCGGGCGCTGGCCTGGGTCGCCGACGACCTGAAGACCGGCGGCTACGGGGAACTCCACGTTGTGCAGATGCCTGAGCACTGCACGGTGGCGGCGTTCTCCGGGCGGGCGGAGTCGATGGCTCGTCGGTGCCTCCCTGAGCTGATGGTGTTCGACTACCTGCAGTTGTGCGACCCGGCGCAGTTGTCGCGCGACTCTAAGGTGCACGAGAACCAGTCGGGCATCGTCAAGGCGTCGCACCGCTGGGCGGAGACGGCGTTCCACGGCAAGGGGGTTTCCCTCATCTCCCCCTGGCAGCCCAACCAGGGCGGCGCGCAGGCTCTGCGGGGCAGCGGGCCGTTCTCGGTCGACACGCACATGAGCCAGTCGTCGGAGGCAGGCAAGACGGCGGGCCTGGTGCTCGCGCTGGCCGCGCCGGAAGAGGACACCTCCCGCGGGCGGGCGGCCCCGCTGGTGCTGTCGGTCGAGAAGAATCGCAACGGCCGGAAGGGCGCGCGGGCGCAGATTGTCGCCGACTACGCGACCAGCTACTTCACCGACCGGGAGCTGCCGGACGAGGACCCGATCGACTTCGGGGAGTGACGTGCCGCGCAAGAGGACGCTGTACGCCATCGCGAACGAGCGCATCTCGTTCGACAAGGCCATGCAGTGGGCCGGGCAGGCCGGGGCGGTCGCGCGCGACCGCGGGGTCAAGGTCGCCTGCCCGTCTTGCGGCGAGGACGGCGCGATGCGCGTCTACCCGAACCACGGGTGGTGCTTCTCCGAGCAGGCGTACTTCTCCCCCGTCGGCCTGCTGGCCGAGGTCTGGGAGATGGACCGCGACACCGCCGCCAAGCGGGCACTGGACATGATCGGCTACGCGCCGCCGGAGTACCCCGAGCTGTGGGAGGCCGCGCAGCGCGACCCTGAGCCTGCGCTCGATGACCTGGCGACCGCGCTGCGCCTGTACTGCGCGCGGGTGTGCCCGGACTGGGCTGCCCGGCAGTACGAGGATGCCGTGGCGAGCCGGCTGGCCCGCTGCCTGGGGGCGCTGCGGGCGGTCCGGACGGAGGAGGACTGCCGGAAGTGGCTCACGGTGGCGAAAACGGTCATGGGGCGCGTGCTGTCTCGGCACTAGCGGAATAGACTTGACTCCGGTTAAGCTATAGTTGAGACAGCAACAACTCCCTTACCGAGGGGCTAGGAGAAGACACATGAAGAGGGACATTCCCGTTCTTGAGGGCTGGCTGAGCCTGCCGAAGGCAGCGCGCCTGCTCAGCGTGACCCGGCAGCGGGTCTTTCAGATGGGTGCGGAGGAAGACAAGCTGACCTCGCTGCGCCTCATTCCAGGCGCGGGCGACCGGCCGGCGGCCTACGTGGTCGGTGAGGCCGAGGTGTGCAAGCTGCGGCGCGAGCAGCTGGAGGCCAAGATCGCCTCTGTCAAGGCGGCGGGCGACCCTGACGGCCTGGCTGGCGAGCTGGAGACGGAGCTGGTGGAGGTTCAGCTGGACGCGGTTTCCCTGCTGTTCGCCCAGCTCGGGGCAGCGGCGGAGGCCGCGGACGTCGCCGGTGACGCGGACCTGGCCAGGCTGCTGCGCAAGCGGAGGGCGAATATGCGGGCCCCTGTCGCTGCCTGAGCGTAAGGTGACGGCATGCCCGAGCACGACTACCTGGATAAGTCTGTCCCGGCTGCCCTTGACGATGACTTCAAGGCCCCGTGGTTCGACTGGCTGACGGAGCAGTGGCCCGAGCGGGACACCGCCCGGGGCTGCCTCGCGGCGGTGCACCGCATGGATGTTGAGCGCGCCATGCAGCCGCCGGTCGTCAACGTCACCGTGCCCGGCATCCCCGGGCACTTCACCGGGACGCTCGGCGGCGGCGAGGTGGCCTACCTGCCCGACCCTGCGCTCACCGGCGCGTTCACGGCCTTGCCGGATTCCCTCGCGTGAGGGTTTCGGTGCGGGCCGTGCAGCCGGTGCCGCATCGCGGGGTTCTCGCCCCCGTCTGGGAGATGCCCGTCAGGTCGGCCCGCTACGACGACACGGACTACCTGGTCCGGCTGCTCCTCGACGGCACCTGGGCCTGCACCTGCTCGGCCTACAACTACGGGTCGCGGCTTGACGGGGAATGCCGTCACATTGACATCGCCCGGGAGGAGCGCGAGCGCCGCATGACGCTCGCCTTCCTGCTGTGCTGAGGCGTAGGAAAGGACATGAGCAATCGCCGGACCTCGGTTTACGAGCGCGACGGCTGGCAGTGCCAGATGCCGGTGTGCTTGTGCCCGGATGGCCGGGCCATTGACCCGGGCCTGCGCGGTACGGGCAGCTTGTGGGCGCCGAGTATCGACCACGTAGTTCGCCGGTCGATGGACGGGCCGAACAGCGAGGATAACGTGCGCGCCGCGCACCGGCGCTGCAACATGGCGGACGCTGAAATCCCGCCAGCCCGCCCGCGGCGGGAAAAGCCGTTGCGGGAGCCGCACCTCAGCTACCGCATCGGTGACCTGTACGCCGAGCAGGCGCAGTTTTTCGGTGACCAGGGGAGCCGGTGGTCATGAGAGAGCAGGGACGCTGTGCCGGGTGCCAGGAGTCTGGCGAGCTGAAGAAGATCGAGCTTCACGTCATGACGTGCGCCAAATGGGCCGCTCTCTACCGTAGTGACCCGGCTGCCACGCTCATGCCTGCCCAGGAGCACGATCGCTGGGTGCGCGAGGAGCGCGCCGGCGAGCACAAGGCCGACCTGGACCGCCGGGTCGCCGATACCCAGGGCCGCAGGGCGGCATCGGTCGCCCGCTTCAAGGTCACCGACCCCCTGGAGGACTGATGGCGACCAAGGGCGCATGGGAGGAGCTGTTCGGCGGCGGCCGGAAGTGGCGCGTGGCCGAGGAGGTGACCGGCGAGCGCACCGAGGCCGGCTACACGGTGAAGTTCTCCCGGGGCCGGTTCGAGCTGCCCGTGGGCGCGGCGTTCCGGTCCCTGCTGTCGACCAACCTGGGACGGCGCGGCCTGCTGCTCATCGAGACCAGCGCCGACGGGTCGGCCGACATCCCCGGTTCACGCATCGCGGTCGGCGAGGCGTCGGTCAGCCGTGCCCGCTCCCAGTTCAGCGCCGTGTGGTGATTCCGCAGTTAACTTGACGCGAGTCAAGAGAGAGACTAGTCTCGACCTACTGGTGAGGTTGGTTTCAATGGGGAGTTCCGTGTGGCGTCTTCTCGTTCGGCTGTCTGCGTTGCACCTGCAGACTACGGAGAGCTTTTCATCGAGTACGGGGACGACATCAAGCGCGTGGTCTGGCGGCAGCTAGGAGCTATCGCCAAGCCCGTGGACGTTGATGACGGCGTTTCGTACATCCTGCAGCAGTTCATGGCCGCTGACGTGATTGCCCAGTACAAGCCGGGCACCATCAGCGAGTTCAACAAGAACCCGGTCACCTTCAAGGCCTTCATCCTGGCCAAGGTGGCCCTCTACTGCCGCGGCCTGCGCGAGTCGATCGGCCGCCGCGCCGGGCGCGAGCTGCTGCTGGTGGACTCGGGCGAGGACAGCTCGACGTGGCTCGGCCTGCTGAGCGGCACGACGGACGAGTACCCGTCGCTTGCCGACACCGACGCCATGGACCAGCTCCGCGACGCGCTGGCGGCGTTCGCGCCGGCGCCGGGCAGTGAGCCCGTGCTGCCGCTGTTCGACGCGCTGGCCGAGCAGTTCGCCTCGGGCAGGACCGTCTCGGCGGCGGCGGTGCGCAAGAAGCTGGGTAAGAGCCAGGCCGAGACTGAGGCGTGGCTGGAGGAGCTGCGCGACGCGCTGCGCGAGGTTACCGCCGTCAGCCACCCGCTCCCCGTTCCGGAGCCCGAGCCTGTCTTCGCCCCGGCGGACGACAACTGGATGGCCGACCTGCGCGAGGCAGCCTCCGGGGAGGTTACCTTCGAGCTGGGCGGCGTGAAGCTGTCGGCCGCTGAGGTCCGCGCCGCGGTCGCGGCGCTCAAGGAAGCCAAGGGCAACCGCGTGCTGCCCGCCTTCAAGGACACCGGCCACCGCCTCGCCGAGGCCGGCAAGACCTGGTACCTCGGGTTCGCCGAGACGGTCATGCAGCAGTACCCGCACCTGCGCACGCCTGCGCGACGGCACGCCGAGGGGCACTTCGGGCGCGTCAAGCAGGCTCTCATCTACGGCCTGGAGCAGCTGGTCGCCGACAGACCTGTGACTGAAGCTGTGCCCGTTCCTGTGGCTGAGCCTGTGGTTCCGGGCGCGGACCTGTGGGCCGAGCTGGAGTCGGTGCTCGGCCGGCTTCCCGGGTTTGACGCCGACACGACCGAGGCCGCGCTCGAAGCGGTCCGGCTGCTGGCGGCAGCATGACGTTCGAAGTGCGTGTCATGTCCGCAGAAGAGGTGGTCGAGAGCGACGTGCGCTGCGGTGCGCAGCCGTCTCCTCGCTCGACGGCGCGCTGCGAGGATAAGCCGGGGCACTGGAGGCGGAATTCTCCTGCGAGTGACTGGCATTCAGGTCGTACTCGGGGCGGCTACTGGAAGTTCTGGCCGGTCACCGACGAGGAGATGAAAAGTGACCCCTGAGCAGGTACGCGCCGAGCTGGCGGGCGAGCTGCCCCCGGCTACTCTTGTGCTCGGGCCCGGGTCGTGGCCCCTGGCCGCCCAGGCGGCCGGCCCGGACTGGCTGACTGGCTGTGACTTGTCGCCTGCTGACGTGCGCCAGCTTCGTGAGAATGTGTGGCTGTTGCCGGCCCGGGGCGTGCGGGTGGTCGCGCTCTGCCTGGACAAGGCGTCAGTGCAGGTGCAGAACATGCTGCTCAAGGTGCTCGAAGAGCCGCCGTCAGGCACCCGGTTCGTGCTCACGGGCGAGCGCCGTCCGCTGGATACCGTCGTCTCGCGCTGCCGGGTGTTGGTTGTCGGCCAGGAGGCGGCCGAGGGCGAGACTGACCCCCGGGATAAGGCTGCGGTCGCTACCGCGCTGCGTGCTGCGCGCTCCGGTCAGACTGCGCTGCTGGCCCAGGCACTGCGGGGCTGGGTGCCGGCGCAGGCGAAGCTGCTGACGGTGTGGGCGGCCGAGGCTGCTTCCGGCCAGTGGAAGGCCTTCGGCCCTGACACCGTGCCCGGCGTCAGCACCGACCAGGCGATGCGGCTGCTGACCGAGCTGGCGCGCTACCCGGGCGCGAAGCTGGGGGCGCTGGTCGCACTGGAGACGGTTTTCTCGCAGGGGTGATTGGCGGAGAGATTCCGGCCGCCCGATTGGACGTGACATTGCCCCCGTCACGTCAGGAGAGCCCCGGTGCCCGGTTCTAACGGCCAGCCCCGCAAGACCAACCGCGCGCAGCAGCGCGACGCCGCCGCACGGGCGCCTCAGCCTCCGCAGGGCCGCCCGGTTGCCCAGGGCCAGTTCTCGCCAGGTCAGCCGAGTCAGATGGCCCAGCCCCCTGTTCCGCCGTCGCTGGAGGGCGTTCAGGCTGAGTTCGAGCGGATGGTGGCGGCCAATCAGGTCAAGTTCGCCGAGCTGGCGGCCCGGGGTGACGCGCCGGACCCGTTCTTCATGGTGCATGCCCGGATCAATCACCTGATTGACGCCATCGCGCAGGCAACCGGGCCCAACGGCCCCCGCTGGGCCGCGATGACCCGGCTCGGGTTCGAGAAGTACATTGCCGCCCAGCTCGATCAGGCGGGCCCGCAGATGCAGCGCATGCGACTGGCCGAGGGGGGCCGCTACACGCCCGAGATGATCCGTGCCCTGGCCGCGCAGACGGGGACGCTCCGCCGGCCGCAGTAAGGAGCATGGCTTCTTTCATCCAGTGGTCGAAGAAGAGACCCATCCGCCGGGTCACCTGGGTATGCGGCCCGGAGGACGTCCTTGTGCGCGAGGTCGTGGCGGCGCACCGCGAGGGGGCACCCCCTGACCAGTGCGCTGTCCTGTTCGCCGGGGAGGCCCCCGAGCGCTCTGTCTGGGACGTGTTGCTGGCCGACCCGCCGCCCGGGGGGCGCCGGACGGTCGTCTACGGCGCGGAGAAGCTGAAGGACGCGGGGAACGCGGCCCTGCTGGCCGCTGACCCCGGCCTGGAGGCCGCCTACGCCGTCTTCGTGTCCGCGGAGCCTGATTTCCCGCGCGACGGCACCGCGCTGGTGCCTGCCCTGGCCGCGCTGCAGGCGTCTAAGGCCGCGCAGCTCATCCGGTGCTGTGAGCCGTCCAAGACGGAGGACAAGACCGCCCTGGTGGCCTCCTGGTGGCCCGGGGCAACGCTTAACTTCGCCTACGACGTGCTGGCGCGGTGCGGGAGCCTGGAGCGGGCTTACCAGGCGTGCGAGCAGGCCAGGATGGCCGGGTTGAAGCCGTCGCGGGAGATGGCCGCGGTCGTGTGCCCGGCCGAGCCTGGCGGGGACTTCGCCGACCTGCTCATGGCGGGGGACAAGCGCCGGGCGTGCACGGCCATTGGCCGGCTCAGCATCTCCGACCTGGGCGCGGCCATCGGCCTGCTGGCCTCGCGCCTGGTTGTCGCCGAGCAGATCGGTATCGGGGTGCGGCACGGGCTGAGCCCGCGCGAGGCCGCGTCCCGCGAGCACGTCGACCGCTTCGTGGCCAGCCGGGTCATCCCGCATGCCGGCGCGTACAGCGCCGACCGCATCCGCCGGTGCCGCCGGGCCCTGGCCGTGACCGAATCCGCCTGGCGCGGCGGCACCCGTGCTGGTGTCGCCGAGTCCCTGATCGCACTCTGGTGACATGTGCGCTGACTGCAAGGCTGACCTGGCCAAGGCTCAGGATGCCCTCGAAAAGATGACTACTGAGCGGAACCAGCTGACGGTCATGCTCGGTGCTGCCATGACCGTCATGACCACCGAGCAGTTCGCCGAGGTGCGCCGTCAGGTTAAGCGGTACGACGCCGGCGGAGATAGCGCCGTATAAGCATGCAGGCTGTCCGCTCCCTCTACGTTCGGTGCTTCGGCTGCCGCCGCTGGGCGGCGCGGGCGTCGTGCGCTGAGGTGGGCGGCCTGCTGTACGGCCCGGAGTGCTCGGAGAAGGCTCGCCAGGCTTGCATCTACTGGTGCAGCTTGTGCGGGTGCATGTTCGGCGAGGAGGGGATGTTCTCGATGGACGTCTGCAAGCTCTGCGAGGCCGGGCTGTGACCGCGGTGCTCGACGCTCCCGCGATGCCCAGTTACGACCTGCTGGAAGACCTGGACGAGATCCGCGAGCGCGCCCGCGCTGTCATCGCGGACAAGAAGCCGTTCGGGTTCGACGTCGAGACCGGTTACCTGGGCGACACGCGCGAGGGCGCGTCGCTTCACCCGGAGGAGAACTTCATCGTCTCCTTCCAGTTCACGAACTCGCTGAGCTGGTCGCGGATGATCCCCCTCGCCTTCGAGTCGGGGCGCAACGTCGACAACAAGGCCGTGGCCCCCGTGCTGTGGGAGATGCTGCACGCCGTCGATGACGAGGGGCTGCCGCTCGGGGTGGCGCACGGCGCGGTCGCCGAACTGCGGTGGATGGCCCGGTGGTTCCTGCGCCACCTGTGGGACCACCCGCTGTTCGGCCGCCAGGTGCGCGAGAGCCACGGCTACTACCCGGTGCGCTCGTGCACGATGCTGGAGAGCTACGCCGAGGGCGTCAACAAGAGTCACGCGCTCAAGGCGGCCACGCTGGCGAACTACGGGCACAAGATGCGCGAGCTGGCCGACCTGCAGGCCGCGCTGCTCGGCCGCCCGCCGACGGAAAAAGAGAAGAACTCCGTCCGGTTCAACGTCTTCAACCCCGCTGACCCCGAGGTCATCGCCTACGCGTGCGAGGACGCGGTGTGGTGCCTGCGTCACCACCTGGACCGCTATCCCCGGCTACTGGCCAGCCAGCAGGCGTTCATCTACAAGGTGGAGATGGGCGTGCTGCCCATCGTCTGCGCGATGAGCGATGTCGGTATCCGCTACGACTGGAACCTGATGCGGGCCAAGTCCGCGGAGGTCCGCGAGTTCGCTGAGCGGCTTCTCGCGGAAATCGTCGCCGACTTCGAGGAGATGATCGGCGAGAAGTTGCCGCCGGACTTCAACTTCAACAGCAGCGCCCAGTTCGGTGACCTGCTTTACAACAAGTGCGGGCTGCCGGTGCTGCACAAGACGCCGGGTGGCAAGCCGAGCGTCAGCGCCAAGGACGCCTTGCCCGGCCTGGTGGACAAGTGCCCCGCGGTCAAGAAGTACATGGGCTGGAAGCGCCTGGTCGACTTGCGGGTGAAGTTCCTCGACACCTACGAGCGCGACTACTCGTGGGCGGCGGACGGCCGGGCGCACCCGTCGCTACTGCAGCACGGCACCATCGGCGGCCGGTTCTCCTGCGAGAACATGAACTACCAGCAGAGCCCCAAGAAGTACCACTACGAGCTGCGCGACGGCACGACCTTCGACTTCAACTTCCGCGACGTCCTCGCCGCGACCCTGCCCGGTGCGCGCCCGTGGTGGGACCTGGTGCTGGAGGAGGCCGGGTGCCCGGACGTGCCCGAGCCGGAGGAGCTGGGGTACTACTTCCTCGGGTTCGACTACAGTCAGATCGAACTGCGGGTCATGGCGGCGGAGGCTGGCGAGACCGCGCTGCTGGAGGCGTTCGCTTCCGGTGAGGACGTGCACAGCCGCACCGCCGCGCTGATGCTCAGCATCGTCGTGGAGCAGGTGACTGACGATGACCGTCAGGTGGGGAAGACGCGTAACTTCGCGTCGGTCTACGGCCAGGGCATCCGGGCGCTGGCTGACCAGCTGGGCCTGACCCTTGACCAGGCCCGCGAGAAGGACGCGCAGTACAACGCCGCCTACCCGCACATGCAGCCGTACCGGCGCCGGGTCATCGCGCGTGCCCGGCGTGACGGGTACATCATCACCAAGTTCGGCCGCCGCGTCACCCTGCACCAGATCCGCGACGAGAACCCCAAGATCCGGGCCAAGGAGGAGATGACCGCCGGCAACGCGGCGGTCCAGGGCCCGGCGACCGGGGACTACGTGAAAGTCGCCATGGTCCGGGCGGTCCGCGCCCTGGAAAAGGCCGGGCTGGCAGGTAAGGCCCGCCTGATTATGAACGTGCACGACGCCCTGATGCTGGAGGTGCGCGCGGACGTGCCGCCGATCGAGGTCATCCGGGCGCTGCAGCCCGCGGTCGCCTACCCGGTCACCGGGCCGGGCGAGCCCTGGCCGGAGATGGTCGCCGAGTGGCACCTGGGCAAGTCGTGGGGCTCGGTGAAGGACATCCACCTTGAGGGCGACCAGATCGCGGTCGGCAAGAAGGACAAGTGCGAGCGCTGCCACGTCGTGAAGCCCGCCCCGGTCACGGTTCCGGAGGTGACGTCGGAGGCCCGGCGCGAGGCGAACCGGGGCATTCCCGCGCCTGAGCCGGGACCGCCGCGGAACGTGGTCGTGGTGGTGCGTGACACGCCGACGCGCGACCAGGTGGTGAAGCTGGCCGAGTTCCTGCGGCAATTGCCCGGACAGAACACGGTTGAGCTGCAGTTGCCTGACGGCAGTATCCCCGTCAAGTTCCCTTGCGGGCTGTCGCCGGCCTACGAGGCGCATGTCTCGGTCATCCTCGGCAGCGCGGCGGTGCACTACGACGTTGACTCCGTGGATACCGGCGAACTCACCGCCGGCCTTGAGCTGTAGTAGGGACTATGAGAGTAAAAAGAGGCTGGGCTACCGACTTCGGCAAGACCCGGTTCGACGTCGAAGTGGACGAGACGGACCTGCTGGGGATGCTCGCTGAGCGGGGGTGCGACGACCCTGAAGCGGCGCGCAAGGCCATGCCAGGCAAGCACGCTTACCAGATTATGAACGCCGAGGCGATGACGTTCGTGCACCATTCCCTGGCTAAGCAGGAGGCAGCCCAGGGCGCGCAGCACATGGCCAAGGCGGCGGAGTTCATCGCTGAGCGGAACGCGCTGCTGGACAAGTACACCGCGTCGGCGTTCTAGTGGCTGAGCCGTTCGACGGGGAGGCAGCCAAGCAGCGGGTTACCGCGCTGCTCAACGAGATGGCCGCGCTGCGGGCCATCGAGGTGCCGCCGCACGACGCGGACCCGGCGGAGGTGCACCGGGTGCTGCGCGAGGTGCTGCGTCCCCGGCTGGACCGCGCTGAGGTCATCATGGCCGAGGTCGCCGGGCACCGGCGCCGGGCGAGGGCCGAGGCGAAGCGCTGCGCCGCCGTCACCAGTGACGCCTACGACAAGGCGCTAGCGCCGGTGTCGGGCCGGGCGATGTCGCGGGAGTACGAGAGCATCAAAGACCGTGAGGTGACGGCGCGCGTCAAGTCGTCACCTGAGCGCCAGAGGCAGCGGGCTGCTGAGGGCACCGCTGACCTCATCGAGCAGGCTGAGGACGCTGTCAAGGGCATGTTCTTCGGCTTGTCCGGTATCCGGCGCGAGCTGCTGGCTGACCTGGAGCATTACTTCCCGTGGGGGGCGTCGCTAGATCGGTGACGATCGCAGCGGCATGAAAGCCACAGAGGCGCTGGAAGAGATTGAGCGCATCGTGCACGAGTTCGGGGACTTTGAACTGCAGGTCCCTGACCCGATCGAGCGCTGGCACTACCCGGTGGACCGCATCGAGGTCGTCGTTGAGGCGCAGGCCATCCGCTTCGTCTCTGACCGCTGAGGCTGTCGGTCCCTGGGCGTAGTAGGTAAGCACGAGCCGAATCAGGGAGACAACATGCCGAGAGCATCGCTTACCGAGGACTACCGCACCAGCGACCGGGTGGACCTGTTCGCCGCGCTGACGCTGGTGACCGGGGAGTACGCCCGCCTCCTCATCCCGGGGAAGAGGGACGACGTCTGGTACGAGTGGGTTCACACGTTCCGCGGGCCGCGGTTCGAGGACAACGGGCGCCCTGCCATGGAGCAGAAGAAGCGGAAGGACGGGACCGTTTACAAGGAGGTCTACGCCACGGATTACGTCGGCGGCCAGATCTGCCTGGGTGACCCGTCTATCATCGAGTCGGCCGGCAACGGCCTAGATCCCGTTCACTGCCCCGCCTGCGCTTCAGCGGAGAAGGGCACCAGGGGAATGGCGCCGGACCGCCGGTGGGCTGTCCCGGTTATCCGCTATAAGTGCACCAGCAAGGGCAGCACCGAGTTGCAGGACCCGCCGATGGCGGAGATCCTGGTCTGGTCGATGACGCAGCGGCAGTACAACATGCTGCTGGACGTCAGGCCGCACATCCGGAACCTGCTGGACCTGCCGGCAGACCAGGAGTTTGAGTGGCAGGCCGCGGACGTCGTCGTCTGGTGCGAGGACGACAACTTCAAGCGGATGGTCTTCCAGCCGCCGCTCCGGCCCGCTTACCGTAACGCGGACGTCGCCGCGCTGGTCAAGAGGCTGTGGGGCAACAAGGCCAACCGGCCCACCGAGGAGCAGCTGCGCGCCGCCTGCGGGAAGGCGCCTGACCGCGACTTCATGGCCACCGACGTGGCGACGGTCGAGGCCGGGTGGAAGAAGATCGACCGCTTCGAGAACGGGCTTCCCCCTGTCGACCCCATTTCCGACACCCAGGTTGCCGGCGGCCAGGACCTGGGCCAGCAGCTGGACGACCTGCTCGGGGACGATGACCCGCTGGCTGACCACCCGGGAGGCCTGGAGGAGTTCGGCTCCAAGCCCGCCGCGCCCGTGGATGACGACATCTTCGGCGAGAGTGACCCGGCCGTAGGAGCCGTGCGGGAGCCGGCCCCCGTTCCGGCGGCGGACGACCCGCTCGCTGACCCGCTGGCCGAGGACACCGCCCCCGCGCCGGTTCCGGCCGCCGCTGCCGCCTCCAACGGCAACGGCAAGGTCCAGTCGTTCACTGACATCCTGGCCGACTAGCCGGTGACCTCTGTCCTGGGGCTTGACCAGTCCCTGACCTCCTTCGCCGCCGCCCGTGTCAGCTCTGACCGCCCGGTTGAGCTGCACAGGTGGCGGCCGGGGGCGCGGCGCGGCCATGACCGCTTGCAGTGGCTGCTTGACCACCTGGAGGCCGCCGCCGAGGGCTGCGACTTCGGGGTTATCGAGGGGCTGTCGTTCGGGGCCAAGGGCAGCTCCCTGCTGGACCTGGCTGGCCTGTTCGGGGTTGTCACCCATCGGCTGTGGCAGATCGGCCTTCCGTACGCGGTAGTCCCGCCGAGCAGCCGGATGAAGTACCTGACCGGCAAGGGGCAGGCGGACAAGGACACCTGCCTGCTGGCTGTGGTCAAGCGCTTTCCGGGTATCGAGGTCGACGGCAATGACCAGGCCGACGCGCTCACCATGGGTGCCATGGGCGCCGACTGGGGCGGCTTCCCGCTGGTGCAGATGCCCGAGACTCACCGGGCAGCACTGACTGTCAAGAACAGCAAGGGCAAGCCTGCCATCGCCTGGCCAGAACGAACCTGGGAGGTTTCTCGTGCCGTCACAAGTTAAGTCCACGGGGAAGGACGCGCTCGAAATCGCGCTCGCGCAGATCAAGCGGCAGTTCGGCCAGGGCGCCATCATGCGCATGGGTGACGAGGAGCGCGTGCCCGTCGAGGTCATCGACTCGGGCTCGATCGGCCTGAACGCCGCGCTTGGCGTTGGCGGTTACCCGCGTGGCCGGGTCGTCGAGATTTACGGCCCGGAGAGCAGCGGCAAGACGACGCTGGCGCTGCACGCGGTCGCCAGCGCGCAGAAGGCCGGCGGGGTCGCCGCCTTCATCGACGCCGAGCACGCCCTTGACCCCGAGTACGCGCAGAAGATCGGGGTCGACGTCGCGAACTTGCTGCTCTCCCAGCCGGACACCGGCGAGCAGGCGCTGGAGATCGCGGACATGCTGATCCGCTCCGGAGCCGTGGCCATCGTCGTCATCGACTCGGTGGCCGCGCTGGTGCCCAAGGCCGAGATCGAGGGCGAGATGGGCGACAGCCACGTCGGCCTGCAGGCTCGCCTCATGTCCCAGGCGCTGCGCAAGATCACCGGCACGCTGGACTCGACTAAGACGACCTGCATCTTCATCAACCAGCTGCGCGAGAAGATCGGGGTAATGTTCGGCAGTCCTGAGACGACTACGGGCGGCAAGGCGCTCAAGTTCTACGCGTCGGTCCGGTTGGACATCAGGCGGATCGAGACATTGAAGGACGGCGCAGAGGCGGTCGGCAACCGGACCCGTGTCAAGGTCGTGAAGAACAAGATGAGCCCGCCGTTCAAGACCGCCGAGTTCGACATCGTGTACGGCCAGGGCATCTCGCGGGTCCGCGAGGTCATCGACCGCGGCGTGGAGCAGGGCGCGGTCAAGAAGGCCGGCGCCTGGTACAACTACGGGCCGGTGCAGCTTGGCCAGGGCAAGGACAACGCCGCCCGCTACCTCGCGGAGAACCCGGAGACGATGGCTGAGATCGAGGCGAAGATGGCCGCCGGGGAAGTGGTTCCCGCGCCGCCGCGCGAGCCTGTGGATGTCCGCGCGCCGTGGGAGATGGACGAGATTCCGGCCAAGGTCTGATAAGGAACGCGCCCGGCCGTAGTAGGTGGAGTCAGACCAACGCGAGGAGGCCAAGGTGGACTTCACCACCGTTCCTTTCACGGAGGCCGGCCAGATGCTCACCGTGGAAGCGGCCCGGGAGCGCCTGGCGGCCACTGAGCCGTTCGACTCCACGACCTTCTGGACCGGCGAGCCCGTCGAGGTGACCTACGGGAAAGGCTGGGCGGACGGCGAGCTGACGGCCCCGGCCCCGGTATGGCTCACCGTCCCCGACGGCACCGTTTACCAGCTCACCCGGCAGGCGGCCACGCAGATCGGCTCTACCTGCCGCGTCAACCAGAAGTACCAGGAGTGGCTGCCGCCCGGCATGCTGGCGGTCAACGTCAACTGGGCCCTGGGGGAGGGCCTGCACAAGAAGAACGGCGACGGCCACGAGCTGAAGCTGATCCTCGCCGGCACCGGGCGCAACGCCGACGACACCGGGGACATCCCGCTGGCCGTGGCGCAGACTCGTGCCACGGTCGAGCCGTTCTCCAACGTCGAGCTGCTGAACGCCGTGCTGGCGGCAATCCGGGCCAAGCTGGGCAATGAGGCTGCGGACGGGGCGCTGGTGGACTATAAGTTCTACCACGACCTGGAGCACACCAGCTTCCGCGTCGTCGTCCCGGCGGCCCAGCAGGTCATCACCGGGACGGGTACCGAGGACGACGCCTGGTGCTTCGGCATCGAGGTCCGCAATTCCCTCATCGGCCTCAAGCAGACCGTGGTCAGCGGTTACCTGTTCCGGTTCGCCACCCTGGCCGGCCTCACCGACGTGGAGCACGGGGCGGGCGGGTTCAACCGCCGCGGGTCTACGCCGCAGGCCTGCTACAACTGGGCCGGGGAGTCGGCCGAGGAGATCCTTGACGGGATCGGGGGGGCGTTCGCCGGCTTGCGGGTGCTGCCCGACAACATCGTTGACGGCGAGTACGGCTCGGTGATGGAGCAGTACTTCCGCCTGTCCCCGGTCAGCAGGGACCTGCAGCTGAGGATCGTCACCGACCTGGAAGAGTGCCCGGTCGGCCAGGTGTCCATGTACGACCTCGCCGCGGTGTCGGCCGAGGCGGCCAACCTGGACGGCTCGACGTGGCGGGACGTGCGGACGGTGCACGACCTGGCGGGCTTCATCGTCCACCAGGGCGGCGGCATGTGCGACGGCACTATCGAGAACGGGTGCCGCCGCCTGCTGCCCGAGGACTGGGAAGCTCCCGAGGCTTCCTGACAAGCCGGCGGGGCCCTGGCGCCAAGAGCGAACGGGGCCCCGCCGCGGCCATTTCTTGCTTGACTGTAGTTAAGAGAATGGGTACTGTGGGGTCATGCCGAGAATCGCTTACGTCTCCAAGGGCTTTAGTGACGGATCACTAGAGGTCATCGCCCAGGCGAACGCCATCTGCGCTGACTACCAGGCGCAGGGTTTCGACCTGACCCTGCGCCAGCTCTACTACCAGTTCGTGAGCCGCGGCCTCATCGCCAACAGGCAGACCGAGTACAAGCGCCTCGGCGACATCGTGAACAACGGGCGACTGGCCGGCCTCATCGACTGGGACTACATCGTGGACCGGACGAGGAACCTCCAGAGTCTCGCGCACTGGCGCACCCCGCAGCAGATCATCGACGCCGTGTCCCGGCAGTACAGGCACGACCTGTGGGCGCGGCAGCCTTACCGCGTCGAGGTCTGGATCGAGAAGGACGCCCTGGTCGGCGTCATCGCCGGGGCCTGCGAGCGCAATGACGTCCCCTACTTCTCCTGCCGCGGCTACACCAGCCAGTCCGAGTTGCACGGCGCGGCTATGCGCCTGGTTGGCTACGAGAAGAACGGCCAGGACACCGTGGTCATCCACCTGGGCGACCACGACCCCTCGGGTGTGGACATGACGCGGGACATCCAGGACCGGCTCCGGCTGTTCGGCAGCCGGGCGGAGGTGCACCGTATCGCGCTGACCATGGGGCAGGTTGAGCAGTACGACCCGCCGCCGAACCCGGCTAAGCTGACCGACTCTCGTGCGACCGGCTACATGGCTGAGCATGGCGATGAGTCCTGGGAGCTGGACGCGCTGGACCCGGCGACGCTCGACACGCTGGTGGAGGAAGAGATCCTTTCCTGGCGCAGCGACCCGCTGTGGGACGAGTCCACTGTCCGGCAGGAGCGGCAGCGCCGCCGGCTGGTCGCGGTGCGCGAGCGCTGGGACGACGTGGTTGCGCTGGTAGACGGCGACTAGCAGTGACCGCGCCGCGCGAGGTGCTTGACACCCAGCAGTCCCTTTACGCGGCCCTGCAGTACCCGCCGCCCGGCCCGGTCCAGTTCTTCAACGAGCTGTTCGACGGGCTGAAAGACATGATGGGTCGGCGGGACGCCGGCAGGTGGGTGACGGCGAGCTTCATCTCCATGTTCTTCCCGGCCACCAGCGGGGCGGACTTCCTCCAGTGCGTGCGCCGCCCCCTTTACGCTGCCCCCGCCTACCAGGTAGCCGGCGACATCGTGGCTGCGGTGACGGGGATGTACGACAAGACGGCCGACGAGAGCGGCACCATGCTGCTGGCGGAGGAACTGCCGTCCCCGGCAGGCTTCCTCTGGCTGGATGAGCCGGCTGTCCTGACTGATGCGGGCGGCGTGTCCCTTGCGACGCGGGCCCTGTCCTGGGGCCCTCAGCCTGCACCGTGGGGGAACGGGGAGACCCTGAAAGACGGTATCCGGCTAACTTCGTGGAGCAGTAACCCTGGGGACAGCTACTACCCTGCAGCCGCGAGCGGCGAGCTTCCGCTGGTCTTGCAGCATTCGCAGTTCGTGCCGTTCGGCCAGCAGTTGGTCCGCGCCACCGGCTCGTTTGAGACGGGCTCGATAACCGTTCACGCCGGCAAGTCCCCGGATGACCTGCTGCACTGGGTGCACACCCTGTGGATGTTCATGGGCACAGAGGTGGTGGCAGCCGAGAGGCCGCATGTTGAGCGGCCTTACCGGCGCCGGGCGCAGCGGGTGGTCGGCAACGAGACGGTGAACGTGGTGCTGCTGCGCCGGGTCCGGCACGGGGGCGCTGAGGTGGTGCACCGGGATATCGACTGGGGCTGCCGGTGGGTGGTTCAGTCTCATTTCCGTCACCTGGAGGACTATTCGGCCACCGCGGAGCGCCATCACGCGGTATCACTGGGCGGGGACCGCTGCGCTGTCTGCGGTACGCGGATCACGCGGGTGCGGGCGTACGTCAAGGGGCCGGACGGGCTGCCACTGAAGGCTGTGCCCGAAACTGTTTACAGGGTGGCGAGGTAAATGTTTCCGCCGGAATTGCAGGTCAAGCAGTTTGTGGCCGAGGTTAACGGGGCGCATGGCTTCCGCTGGCGCGTGTTTACCACCGGGTCGGATAAGCACTACCTGTTCAGTTGCGTGCAGAACCCTACTTTTTGCCTTCCGGTACTAAAGGCCGAGCTGAAGCCCGATGTGCGCAGCGCGCTGGCTCACGGGTGGGGTCATGTCGACTGAGGGCGTGCTCGTCGCCGTCATCGCGTGTCCCAAGGACACGTGCCCGGCTGAGTTCTACGGCACCTGGAAAACGCCGGATGACCTGGAAGAGGACTCGCCTGAGGAGTCCTTGCAGCTGTGCCCTGAATGCGGGTACAAGTTCACGGCCGAATGGCCGGGCTACTCGTTTCACACCGAGGCGGGATAGCCGTAGCAGTCACTGAGTAGGCAACGGACGGGAGAAATCGGATGGGAAGCAACGGGAAGAGAGCGGCCGGGCTGGCTGGCCTTGGCCTGGCCGGGGTGCTCGCGCTTAGCGCGTGCAACGGCAATTCGGGTACGCCGGCCGCCGCGAGGGTGTCAGCTGACGCCACCGGGTCGGCCGCTGTCGCCGCCAAGGCGAACCTGGCGGTCATCTCGGCCAAGTGCGGGACCGTGACCGCAGCCGGGCAGATCGCCGCAGCCAAGGACATGACTTCGAAGGCTGGCCGCCAGGCGTTGTGGGCCAAGTGCGGTGTGCCGAAGGCTAAGCGCTCGCAGGTCGAGACGCAGGCACTGGCGGCGGCCGAGAAAGCACACCTGGTGTCTGGCGGCCACGCCGCGCGGGTCATCTACTTCGACTCCACCCTGCCCAGCATCATTGAGAAGGCCGAGGCATGACCGCGCTGCAGGTGCCCCAGCAGGCGCCTGAGGACGGCCTGCTTTACAAGCTCCGTCATCCGGGCCAGGCCTGGCGCGCTTGGCGCGAGGAGGCGAAGGAGGCCCGCCAGGCCCTCATCAGGCCCGAGCACAAGCTGCTGACCGGCGAGGACGTCCGGTTCCGGTTCGGGCAGATGACCATCTGGGGCATTGCGGCGGGCTTTGTCGGCGCGTGTGCCATCGCCGGGGTCTACTTCGCCCTGTTCGAGACTTACTGGCACATGCCGTTCGGCCTGTTCGGCGTTCACGGCGGCGGCTCGCTCAAGGGCTGGTGGGACAACCTGTTCTCCGGCCCGGTGTGGCCCGCGTTCCGCCATGCCGCGTTCCGCGACATCCCCGAGCCGGTCTTCGCCCTGATGGCGGTACAGACCCTGCTGGCCAGGGACAAGTACGAGCCGGTGTCGACGCGGCGGATCATCGTCTCGCCGGTGGTCATCGTCTTCGCTACTTTCGCCCTGGGCGCGCTGAGCGTCTGGCTGGTCGACTTCGCCTTCCCTGACCTGTGGCACTGGGCAGTGACGGCGCAGGGGCACCCGAGCTGGAGGCTGGACCACACGGCCTGGCTGGGCCGCTGGAGCCTCGGTGTCCTTATCCCCGGCTTGATCATCAACCGCATCCTGCGGCTGTACTGGGCCCCGGTGGGGGCTACGCTGCAGGGCTACCTGCTTGACCGGACGATCGACCGCAAGCAGGGCATCGTCCGTGACTGTGGCGTCGAGCCGATGACCGCGGTCGAGTTCGACCGCAAGGGCTGGCACATCATCCCGTGGATTATCCGGCTGCCGCTGACGCCGCCGGTGATGCGCGAGCGGTTCGCCAAGCTGTGGCGGTCCAACGCCAAGATCAGCGTGCACAACGCTCACGGGCGGGTCACCGGGTTCATCATTGCCGTGGTGTTCGTGCTGGTTGTCATCGGGTTCATCGGCCACTACCTCATCGGGTCGGCCGGCATCCACGTCCCCTACTTCAGCGCGGGAGCCTGACATGGGCCGGGTTATCGCCGCCCTTGCCGCCCTTGTCATCGTCGTTGGCGGCTTGTACTGGCTCAACAGCGCCGAGACCACGAAGAACAACATCACCTGCGTGAAGCAGGCCAGCATCGCGGGCGTCATCAAGTACGAGCTGTGCATCGCCGGGCAGGGCCAGCCGCAGTACGTGCCCTACTCGGTGTGGCGCACCGCTAAGGTCGGCGGCTACTACGACGAGGGCACGCACACCGTATACAAGGGCGCCGGCGACGACCCGCATGTCTCGCACGGCATCGGCGACGACGGTGGTGGTGAGGGTCACGGCGGTGACGGCGGGGGCCACGGAGGCGGCGGGGAGTGAGCTTCTGGGACCTGAAGACCCGGCTGGCGAAAGCTGGCCGGGTCTCCCTCTGGTTCGAGCCGAGGGACCTGTGGCTCTTCTACTTCCACGGCGAGGACGCAAGCTACGTGGTCATCGTCCCCATGTTCCCCGTCCGCATCGAGCGCCGTAGCAGTAAGCATGCTGAACCGCATCGAGGTTAGGAACTACCAGAGCCTGCATAGCGCGGACATCCCGCTGGGCTGGTTCACGGTCATCACCGGGCCGACCGGGTCGGGCAAGAGCGGGCTGTTCCGCGCGATGATGATGCTCGCGCGCAACGCCCGGGGCACCTCCTACATCACTCACGGCCAGGCGTCGTGCTCGGTGGCTGCCGGAGACGGCCGGTTCATTGTCCGCCTCACCAGGTCATCGGCGCGGGGCGGGAAGAACGAGTACCGGGTGGCACGGCTGGTTCCGACTCCGGTCAGGAACGGCGAGGGCTGGACCGCCTGCACGTACACCAAGCTGAACAGCCAGGTCCCCGCGCCGGTGGAAGACTTGCTGCAGCTGTCCGAGCTGAACTTCGCCAGGCAGCTCCCGCAGGTCCCGTACCTGCTGAGCCTGCCCGGCACGGAGATTGCACGGCGGCTAGGTGATTTGACGAACGTTTCCCTGGTGCTTGGGGCCGCCGCCGAGGCCGGGCGCCTCCGCAAGCGGGCGGATCGCGAGCTGGAGGACGCCCGTGCCCGGCGTGACGCCCTCATGGCGGAGGCGCAGGAGTTCGCGGGCATCAGGGAGCGCCGTGCGGCCTGCACAGCGGCCGAGGAGGCCCTTGCGGCGGTTCAGGCCACGGCGGCGCTGGCCGAGCGGCTGCGTGCCCTGACGGCCCGCCTGGAGGCCGCGGAGGCTGCCGAGGCCGCTGCCCGTGCCGAGGCTGCCTGCCAGGCTCCGCCGTCCCTGGACCGCCTGAACAAGCTGGTCACTGACTGGGCCCGGCTGCGGCACCTTTCCGGGCAACTGGAGGTGGCGGAGGGGGCAGCAGCCTGGCATGCCGGGCAGGCACAGGCCGCGCTTGCCGATGAGCGGGCTGCGGAAGAGGCCATTCACGCTGCCCTGGCCGACGCTGGCCAGTGTCCCCTCTGCGGGCAGGCCGTCGCCTAGCCCCCGATAGCTCCTGCCGAGGCGACAGGCAGGAGATTCCGATGTCCAATGCGGCCGGGGAAGACCGGAGCAGCTTCCAGTCAGTCCAGTCCTGGGGCGGTAACGCGTTCGCGTTCGCCAAGGCGACTGAGGGAACGTCCTGGTCAGACCCCACGTTCGCGTCCAACTGGGCGAACGCGGCGAACGAGGGCAAGGTACGCGGGGCCTACCACTTCTTCCACCCGGCTGACAGCGCGGGCGGCCAGGCGCAGTTCTTCATGTCGGTCGTCAAGGCCCATGGCCTACGGGCTGGGGACGTGCTCATCGCGGACGTGGAGATCTCCGCCGGCGCGGACGGCATGGAGGGCTACGGCACCGAGGGTGCCGCCCGGCGCTCGCACACCGGGCTGAGGGAGCTTCCCCGCGAGTTCACCGCGGCGGGCGTGGGCTCGGGCGCGCTGGTGTTCCTGAACGCGGTTCAGGCGGCGGCCGGGCCGCAGGTCAAGGTGCTGCTCTACAGCAGCCTGTTCATGGCGCAGAACCTGCTTATCCCGTGCGCCTCCTACCCGCTGTTCCTGGCCTACTATGCCGGCAGCCCGGCGCAGAGCGTGGCCCCGTGGAGGTCGTGGACTTTCTGGCAGAACGGGGCCACGGGCGAGGGCGGCGGTGACCTCGACTACTTCAACGGGGACGAGGCGGCGCTGGTTCACTGGGCTAACCCCGCGCCGTCCCCGCTGCCGCCGAACTGGGCCTACCCGCCGGTGCGGTCCCTGACGGCCTCTGGCGGCCAGACCAGTGTCAAGCTGGAGTGGACCGCGCCCGCGCCGGTGCCCAACCAGCAGCCGATGCCCGGCATCGCGGAGTACGAGATCGCTATCGCCAAGGGCACCTCGATCAACGGGCCGGAGGTCGCGTCCTACCCGCGCTACCTGGCCAAGGGCGCCAACCCCGAGGTGTGGCAGGGCGGCTCGCTGGCGCGTAAGACGCAGTACACCGCCGGGGTGCGCGCTGTCGGTGCGGGCGGCAGCCACGCGGGCAGCTGGGCCACGGTGACGTTCAGCACGACATGAGCCGTAGTACGTGGTGTGGCCCTCTATCTGTGCGTTAACGACATCCACGCTCGGCGCCGCCCGCCGAGCAGCTGCACGGATACGTACTGGCCTGACCTGCTGAAGCTGCTCTACCAGACCGTGGATGTCGCCCGCGAGCGCGAGGTGGCCGCAGTCGTGTGGGCGGGCGACGTGTTCGACTTCAAGGCACCGTCGCGGACTGACCACGGGCTGATGCAGGAGATTATCGGGGTAATCCAGTCTTACCCGTGCCCGGCATGGATCTTGCCGGGCAATCATGACATCCAGTTCGACAGGCTGGAGTCCATCGAGATGACGCAGCCGCTGGGCGTGCTGTTCAAGGCTGGTGCCCGGCGGCTGGACGGCTGGCGTGAAGACGCCCCGCTATACGGCGTGCCCTGGCAGCAGGAATGGTCCCAGGGGACTGTCCGGGCTGCGCTAGCGGACTGGTACGAGTACACGCCGTTTGAGGCCGCCGGGCCACACCAGCTCGTCGTCACTCACGCCCCGATCTACCCGCCCGGTCAGGAGCCGCGTTACGAGGGGGCTGAGTTCACCCCGGCGTCCTGGTGGGCGGATGCCCTGGGCAACGAGGGCTGCCTGCTTTACGGGCACATCCACGAGCCGCACGGCGTGTGGCGGCACGAGGGCGTGACGTTCTGCAACTTCGGCGCGCTCAGCCGGGGCAGCCTGGACGAGTACAACCGTAGCCGCCAGGTCGGGTGCGCGCTGTGGGACAGCGCGACCGGCGAGTTCGAGTTCGTGCCGCTCGATGCGAGGCCGGCCGAGGAGGTGTTCCGCCTGCGGCAGCACGAGGAGGCCCAGGCCTCGCACCGCCGGCTTGACCTCTTCCTGTCGGGGGTGGACGCCGCTACCCTCGGCCTGCTGAACGTGGAGTCCGTAATTGCCCACATACGCGAGGGCGGCCATGACGCCCGCGTGGTGAGCCTGGCCGAGGAACTGCTCATGGCCCAGCAGGGGGGAACGCGTTGAACCGCATGTTCTTGAGGACCGCCGTCGGCTTCGACCTGGACAGCACGCTGTGCGACACGCGGCACCGCTGGCACCTGTCGCCGATGGCTGACCCGGAGTCAAGCTGGGCCGTGTACTGCGCAGCGCGGACGGGCGACACGCCTATTGCCGGCACCGTGGCTGCGGCCAGGCTGCATTACCTGTATAACCAGATCCACATCTGGTCAGGCAGTGAGTCGTCATCGGATGCGGTGACCCGCCGGTGGCTGAACCGTCACCGGGTCCCGTTTGACGACCTCCGGCAGCGCCCGCTCGGCGACGACCGGCCCAACGCCGAGGTCAAGATCGGCTTCATCGAGGAGCTGCGGGCCCGCGGCATCGAGACGGTGCTGTACTTCGAGGACATTCCGGACGTGGCCGCGGAGATCCACGAGAAGACCGGCGTTCCCGTCCTGGTCGTCAACCCCTGCTATCCCGAGGACCTGGATAAGTTCCGGCACGGCGTGCACGACGGCATGGGCGGCGGCTTGTGAGCGAGTGCAAGCACGAGATCGAGGAGGTGACCTGCTCGATGTGCCGTCCCAGGCACGCGACGCAGGCGAGAGCCACCCGGTCCCCGGCGTTCGGCCCGTGGATTGTCGCCAGCTATGACGGTGAGTGCGCGGGCGGTTGCGGCCAGGGGGTTCGACGGGGTGACCAGATCCGGTCCGATGGCGCAGGGAACTGGCTATGCACGATCTGCGGGAACGACCAGTGAGCGACAACGGGACGCTCCGGCTGAGCTGGTCGCCGTGTACCGTACACTCCTGGTGTGAAGACTTATGTACCAGGAGTGCCCCGAACTTGCAGTCGCTGCCATAAGTCCGACAGTGAAGTTGAGTTCCCGCCATACCGTTCGGCTTACTGCGTTGTTTGCCGACCGCTGGCCAAGCAGGACTGGGCTGTCGGCAGCCGGACGACCATCCGTATTCAGGAGAGTGCTCAGCGGCTGGCCCGTCATCAGCGCGATCCGGACGGGGAGTGGCGTAAGGAACTGGACAAGCACTTGCGGTCTAAGTTCCATATCACGGTTGACGACTATGACCGGATGTATGAAGCTCAGCACGGTCTGTGTGGTATTTGCGGGAAACCAGGTCGCGGGTCTGCCAGATTCGATGGCAGCGAAAGGCGTCTTGCTGTTGACCATGACCGACGTTGTTGCCCTGGTGACAAGTCCTGCGGGAAGTGTGTTCGCGGCCTTCTCTGTGGGTCGTGTAACCCTAAGCTCGGTTTTTACGAGCTGTTCGAGAATCAATGTCAGTCCTGGCGGAACCGCCGTGTTCAAGTGGAGGAGGTGGTGCTAGATGTCCGGAAAGATTGGCGACGACGGAGCCCTGCGGCTTAGTTGGTCCCGCCTCCGGCTTCATTTAGCATGACGAGTGCCCCGCTAAAGGGGACCTGCTGCGCAAGCACAAGTCGCCGGTGCAGGACGCGCGCAACTACTTTCACGGCAACGTGGTTGACCTGGCCATGCGCCGCTGGCTGAGCCAGGAGGACCCGGAGGCCGGGTGGATGGCCGCCCAGGTCGACGCGATCTTCGATGAGTCCATCGGCATCGCCAGGGACTCTGGTGACGGCATCGTCCGGTGGAAAGGCCCCAACGACAAGAACGAGACCCGCGAGTTCTGCCGCGAGCTGGTGAAGCGGCTGGAGCCTATCCTGTGCAAGTACGCTATCCCGTTTGAGTGGCAGCCCGCGGAGCGGTTCTCTGTGCCCCTCCGGATCGAGGACCTGAACGGGTCGATGCGCGAGATCATCCTCATCGGCGAGATGGACTTGCTGGTGCGTGACCGCGAGGGGCGGTACGCGGTCTGGGACCTGAAGGCGACCAGGGACAACAGCTACTACAAGAAGGTGCTCGGCCAGCTCGCGTTCTACGCCATCGCCGTGAAGGCGATGAAAGGCCAGTTCCCGGTGATGACGGGACTGATTCAGCCGATGTGCGACCAGCGGGTGCTCCCGGTCACCGTCGACCATGACGCGGTAGCCCAGATGGCTGGCCGCATTACCAAGGCCGCCCGCGACATCTGGGCCGGCAAGCTCGCCCCAAAAGCTGACAATGCCGGGTGCGCGTACTGCCCGGTGAAGCACGCCTGCCCCAAGTTCAGCTCCGGCGGCCGGGCAGCCCTGGCTGCGGCGTAGTACCTGACATGGGACTTGAGGAGACGGTAGCCAGGCTGCGCGAGGACGTGACTGCCGCCCAGCGCCAGCACGCCAGCGCAGCGGCGCAGGCAGAACAGGCCGGCGCCCGCGCTGCCACGGTCCGCGAGGACCTGGAATCCGGGTTCGGCGTGACCACTGTGGAAGCAGCCAAGGCTGAGCTAGCCAGGCTGGAGAGCAAGCTCGCGACCGAGGCAGCCGAGGTACGGCGGCAGCTCGGCCTGGCAGGAGGGGCAGCATGACCAAAGAAGCAGGGGCTGACTACGGCTCCCTGGAGTTCACCGTCCGGCGGGCCATGTTCGCCCAGCTGGCGGACTGGGTGATGACCGCCGTCCCGAGCAGCGCCACGCTCCCGGTCAACGGCTGCTTCCAGGTCACCGTGAGCCCTGAGAACCTGCGGGTGGCTGCCACCGACCAGGCTAAGGCGGTGCTTGCCGAGATCCCCGCCATCTCCTCGCAGTCGTCCGGGCAGGTCTACCTGCCGGCCAAGAAGCTGCGGTCGATCCTGAGCGAGGCCCGTGAGGGCGATGTCACCGTGTCGGTCAAGGCCGGCACGGCGGCGGTGACCGCGGGCTCGGCCAGCTGGCAGCTTCGCCTGCCCAGCCCTGACGGCTACACCGGGATGCCTGACCTGGAGTCGGCCGCGTTCGCCCCGGTCAGCCGGGAGGCCCTGCGCTGGGCGCTCGACACCGTGCGGCACGCGGTCGGCAAGGACGCCGGCCGTCCGGCGTTCACCCAGGTCCGTATCGCCGAGGCTGCCGGGCAGATGCTCGCTTGCGCGGCTGACGCCAGCCAGTTCGCTTCCGCGCCGGTGAACGGCTTCCCGCGTGACATGCTCATCCCCGGCGGCGTGCTGGATGACCTGCTTAAGCTGCTGTCCAAGATCCCGGTGGACGACATCGAGGTGGCCGAGTCCGGCCCCTACGCGGTGTTCCGGGTCGGCACCGTTACCCTGGCGGCGCTGCGGATGGGCGCCCCGTTCCCGAATGTCGACCAGCTGTTCCTTGGTCCGGTCAAGGGCAATGACATGAAGCTGGGCGTCGACAAGGACGAGCTGACCGCCGCGCTGCGCCGGGTCAGGGTCAATGTCGACGCCAGCACGTCGGCGGTCGCGCTCATCGCCGACACCGCCCCTGGCGGCCGGGGCCGGCTGACCGTCACCGGCCGGGACAAGGGGGGCAACAGCGCTGAGGAGGTCATCCCAGCGTCCTGGGCGGGCGAGCAGCACCTCATGGTCGTCAACGCGGTGTTCCTGGCCAGCCTGCTGGCTGCCCACCCGGGCGCCACCTGCGAGTTCATGGTGGGCAAGGATCGCGGCCGGGTGCGCGCGCCCCTCCTGCTCAGGGACGAGGACAAGCAGGTCACCGGGACCTGCCCGCAAATGCCGCCCGCGCTCGTGGGCTACTAACAGAGAGGCACCGAGATGCCCAAGTCACTGAAGCAGATGGAAGACGAGGTAGAGGCGTACTGCCGTCAGAAAGGCTGGTACGACCAGCCGGTCCGGTTTGAGCAGGCGATGGCCCTGCTGCACGAGGAGACGGCGGAGGCCGGCCACGCGTGGCGTGAGTGGGGGCTGGAAGACCACACTCTCGGGGTGACGGCGGAGAACCCGCGCGGTGGCGGTTACAGCGCCAAGCCCCAGGGCGTCGGCAGCGAGTTCGCTGACGTGCTCATTCGCATGCTGGACGATGACCGTCGCTTCGGCCTGATGCTGGCGGAGTACCTGGAGGATGACCCGGAGATCTTCAAGCTTGACGAGGAGTTCCTGGTCAACATCAACACGCTGCACGGCCTCATCGCTCAGGTGACGACTGCCTGGGCAACCAGTGGCGAGTGCCAGTTCACGGCTTTCGCCGTGGTGCTGTCGTTCCTGCGCCAGCTGGCCCGGCAGTCGGGTATCAACCTTGTGGCTGAGTATGAGAGAAAGATGGACTATAACCACACTCGCGAATACCGGCACGGGGGCAGGCGGGCTTGATGGCGGTCACTGTCGGAACGTTCCGCTTGTCGAGGCAGAGTGTGGCCGTCACTGACGGCAAGCGCCACATCCAGTTCGATACCCCTGCTGACATGGTGGACTGGCTGAACCGTCACCCGGAGGTAGTTGCCGACATCTGCCATTTCGACTGGACGACTCAGGCAGTTCTTGGTGGCCACTGACCTTGCGGCCCTCGCAACGGCGGTCCGGTCCACACGGCGGGACCTGGACCGCCAGGCGGGGCGTGCCCAGCAGGTGGCCAAGGCCGGCCAGCAGGCTGAGGCGGATATCAAGCGCCATCTGGAACGTGCCGAGTTGTGCGCCTGCACCGCAGCCCTGCTCACGAGGATCGGCGAGGAGGCGCAGGAGAGCGCCCGCGAGATGTTCGATGACCTGGCCACGCGGGCGCTGCGGGACATCTTCGGCGACGAGTTTTCGTTCCGCCTGGTGCCCGGGGAGACTGGCGGCCAGGTGACCCTGGAGCCGGTCATCCGGTCGGAGTACGACGGCGAGGTCATCGAGACGCCCGTGCTCGAAGCGCGCGGCGGCGGCATGGCGGTGGTCGTCGGGTTTGTGCTGCAACTGGTCATGGTTCTGCTCACCCCGGGCGCGCGCAAGATCCTGTTCCTTGACGAGACGTTCGCGTTCGTGTCGGAGAGCTACACCGACCGGCTGGCGGAGTTCATCGCCAAGGTCGCTAAGAGCAAGGGCGTGCAGATTGTGATGATTACCCATGACCGGACGTTCGCGCAGTACGCCGACGTCAAGGTGCGCCTGGTGCTCGGCCCCGGCGGGGTAACCCAGGTCTACGAGGGGGAGAGCGAGTTATGCCAGGCCGTAGTCCTGACTCGATCGAGCGGTGGTTGGACGAGAACCTGTTTCGTTTCGATGGTCCCGCCCAGATGCTGGGGACCGAGCCCAACGCGACGCGCCGGAAGTGGGACCTCACTGACGTGCGGTGGCTGCTCGCCGCGAGCTGGGATTACAGCCAGGCAGCCGGCAACATGGCGATCCCCGCCCTGTACGACGCGATCCACAAGGCCGGGGTTTACACGCTGGCCGACCGTTTTTACCTTCCCGCCACCCCGCGCGACATGGACCTGCTGGAGCGCGGCCAGGTGCCGGTGTTCGGCATCGAGTCCAGGCACCAGGCCCGCGACTTCGACGTGCTGGGAACGTCTATCTCGTACACAGTTCTGTTCATGAACTTCTGTAAGTTCCTGACGATGAGCGGCATCCCGCTGCGCTGGAGGGACCGGAGGGAGAACGCTGCCGACTACCCGATGGTCATGGCTGGCGGCCAGGCCTACTGCGCGCCGGAGTTCATGGCCCCGGTGGTGGACTGCGTGTGGCTGGGGGAGGCCGAGGACGAAGAGGGCAATCCCGGCATCAGCGCGGTCTGCGAGGCTATCCGCAAGATGAAGGACGCGGGCTTCTGGCAGAGCGACCGCGAGCTGTGTTACCGGGACCTCGCGCGCACGTTCAACTTCCTGTACTTCCCTCGGTATACGGCGGTGGACTACCACTACGAGGACCGCGGGCTGCCGGAGCCGACGAAGATGGTGTCCGGTTACCGGAGCACGATCGAGGGTGTCGGGACCACCTTCAAGGCCCGGCGCGTGGCCAACCTCAACAAGGCTGACCTGATGACGTCAGCGCCGCTGCTGTTCGGCGACCCGGGCATGGGCTCGGGCGACGTGGAGATGCAGCGCGGGTGCCCAGCCTGGTGCGTGTTCTGCCGGATCGGCTGGGTGACCAAGCCTCCCCGGCAGGAGGACGTTGACCGCACTGTGGCCCGTGCGCTGAAGTGGCGCGACAGCATGGGGTCGGTTGACATTTCCCTGGTCGCCCCCGACCCGCCTATGCACACCCAGAAGAAGAAGCTGATCGCCGAGCTGCTGGAGAACGTCACCGGCCGGGTGGACGCCTCCTCGATGCGGATTGACGACTACCTGTCCGACCCCGACTTCGCGCTGCTGCTGCAGGTTTCCGGGGTCACGGCGCTCACCCTCGGCCTGGAGGGCAACGCCCAGCACACGCGCGACCTGGCTGGCAAGGGCACGTCCGACGCCGACGTGGAGAAGGTCGTTACCCGGGCGATCCGGGCCGGCGTCCGCAAGATCAAGCTCTACTTCATCACCAACTGGCCCGGTGAGGAACTGGCCGACGTGATGCGGGTGGTGGAGCTGGGCAAGAAGCTGGCTGACATCCGCAACGGGTTCGGCGAGGCCGCGGCCGGCGTGCAGATCATCTTCAGCTGGACCCCGTTGCTCATCGAGGCACAAACCCCGTTGCAGTGGTTTGAGGTCACTCCGCCCGACTACATGCTGCAGGAGGCCCTGACCGAGCTGCGGGACCACCGGATCTGGATCAAGATCGGATCTAAGGCTAGTCCGCCTAAGCTCGCGTTCTTCCAGGCGTGCCAGCGGGCCAACCGGGGCGCGGGCGAGGCCATCGTAGACGTCATCGAGCACTACGGCACGGCCAGCTGGGGCGGCTTCCCGAAGGACATGCGGGAAAGACTCGATGAGTCGATGAAAGTTCACGGGTTCCGCAACGGGCTCGATGACATCTTCGGCGAGCGGTTCTTCGAGGACCGGCTCGGCTGGGAGATGATCGACACTGGCGTCAAGCCGTCGCTGATGTGGCGAGCTTACCGGGACATGGTGGAGTTCCTTGAAGGCACTGACGCCGGGACCTACGACGCTGATATCCCCGAGGGATATCACGGCAACGAGTGGGTGTCGCGCTGCGACCAGCATTGCTCGGGCAACTCGTGCGGGGCGTGTGACAAGCACGACCTGGAGCTGCGCCGCCAGTACGTGCAGGCCGTCGACCGCGACCTGTCCCGTGAGCCGGTCCGGCCCATCGACCAGGCGACCGTGGCTCAGCGGGTGCGGCTGAAGGTGGAGCGGCCGGCGAAGTTCCGTTTCGTGTCCGGCACCTCGCTGGAGTACATCATCCGCCGGGCTGGCTACCGGGCCCAGGCTGCCATGGCTGCGCTCGGCAGGCCCGTGCCAGACATGGCGGTGGAATCGGTGCGGCTGGCGTCGTCCGGCACCTCTTACCGCGAGCGCAGCGCCGGGGTCGACTACGCCGAGTTCGGCCTGACCCGTGTGGCCGACAACTTCGACATCGGCGAATACCTCATCAAGATGGCCGTGCACATGCATCCGCACTTGCACTGGAGCGGGAACTTCGCGGTGCTCCCGGCCGCGGCGAGGCTCCCTGCGCGCCCGCAGAGCTTGTGGGAGCTGGAGGTCGCTGACGATCCTGCGGTTCTGGTTAAGCGGCTGCAGCGGTGGGACGAGGCTGAGTCCGTGCCGGTGCTGGTCCGCGCGGACAGCTTCTACGCCGGCGCGACCGCTGTCGAGGGCGACGCTAAGGAGCACGTCTCGGACTTCTGGCTGGCCCGTGACGGGCAGCGCACCGTGCTGCGCATGCTGCTCAACGGCAAGCTCGGGCCCTACCAGGCGTACGCGGCGCTGGCCGGCAAGGCCAGCTGGATCGAGGCGGCGCGCTACACCGCGCAGCGCCTGGAGTTCTTCAGCGGCGGCGGGCAGCCGTGCGAGGGGTGCGGCATGCCGGTGCCGGCGTCCCTGCTCGACGTCCCGTGGAGCGAGCGGTACTGCCCGCGCTGCGGGGACGCGTCCGAAGGGAAGATAATCGCGGCGCTCGCGGGCGCCGGCGTATTACAGGTACCTGCGTTCGCACCTGGAGGAACCTGTGCAAGCACCCGGATTCAGCAAGCCGGCTCACGGTTACGGCCAGCCGTTCGGCATCAGCCCGGACACCACTGACGACAATTGGGCAGGTGACAGCTTCGCGGTAGTCCCTCCCCCGGAGGTTCTGGAGCCCGTTGAGCAGCCCGCCTGAGCCGCTGGCGGGGGAGAGCGCGCCCTGCCCCTACTGCGGCGGCACCGCCGAGCTTGAGCAGGATGGCGACGCTACCTACTTCGCCTGCCCGGAGTGCGAGGGCGAGTTCGGCTACCGCAAGGCCGGGAGCGGGGCGTTCTGCGCAGCGGGCCTGCCTGTCCCCGTTCCCGAGCCGGTGCTCATCGCAACCACCATCACGACGAGGAGGCCTGAATGAGCGAGCCCTTGCAGCTGCAGTACCGGCCGCGGACATTCGGTGACGTCGCTGGGCAGAAGCCGACTGTGGCCCTGCTGTACCTGATGTGCAAGCGCGGCACGGTGCCCGGCGGGATGCTCTTCTACGGCAAGTACGGGTCAGGCAAGACGACCATGGCCCGCATCGTGGCCAAGGCGCTCAACTGCGAGGCCCCGCCCGGGTCGGCCGCCAGCTGGCCGTGCGGCACCTGCGCGAGCTGCGCCGCGGTCGACAACGACACCAGCCCCGACGTGGAGGAGCTGGACGCGGCCGGCAACGGCACGGTGGCGGAGATCCGCGCTATCCGCGAGCGGGCCTACTACGGCGCGGTCGGCGGGAAGTACAAGGTCTACATCATCGATGAGGCGCACGGCTTGTCCGGTGCGGCGTTCGAGTCCATCCTGAAGATCCTTGAGGAGCCGCCGCCGGGCGTGGTGTTCATCCTGGTCACCACCCAGTTCGAGTCCGTCCCCAAGACGGTGCGCAGCCGGTGCAGCCCGTTCCGGTTCGACCCGCTGACGGTGCCCGTCATCCGCGACCGGCTGGTGCACATCTGCCAGGCCGAGGGGTTCGCGATCGAGCCCGCGCTGCTGACCGCCATCGCCGAGGCGAGCGGCGGGGCGCTGCGCGACGCCGTGGTGCGGCTCGGCCAGGTGGCCGGCGTTGGCATCGGCTCCCTGGAGATGTGGCGCGAGCTGACCGGGGAGACTGACTTCGCGCCCGCGTTGCTGACCGCAGCGGCCGACGGCAACTACGCCGCCATGTACGCCTCGATGGCCAGTGCCCTGGCTTCCTACGGCGACGCGGGCCACGTGGCCCGCGAGGTGGTGAACTGCCTGGCTGAGCTGCTGGTGCTGTCGTGCGGCGGCGAGGTCTCCTCGCAGGGCGAGGCGCTGGCCGCCCGGCGCGAGCTGGTCACCCGGCTGGGCGCCCCCCGCGTGCAGGCGGCCATGTCGGTGCTGTGGGACCTGCACGCGCGGGTCCGGGTCGATGACCGCGAGACCGCGCTCAAGCTTGCCCTGGCCAAGCTCGCCCAGAAGCTCGCCCCGCGCGAGCAGGCCGCGCCGATCGTGGCGGCTGGAGGTGAAAGGGCCTCCGCTGAGTTCATGAGAGAGGCGCTGGGGTCCGTATGAGAACAGACCTGTCTGACCGGCATCCGTCCACGCAGCAAGTGGGCCAGTGGCTTACGCCGAATCCCAATCTTCCGGCAGGTGCTCCCGCTACCGTGGCTGCCGTGATGTGCGACACGCGGGACAGGCTGCTTGAATTGTGCGATGACGGGCCGGAGTTTACCGTGGCCCTGCGTCACCTGGTCGACGCCAAGGACGCGGCGGTTCGCCAGGCCATCGCTGACGCGAGGTAGGCGTGGCCCTTCGTTTTGACGAGGAGTGGATGGGCCAGGGGCAGCTCGACGTGCTGGCGGCCCTGGCTCAGTCCACCAGCCGCCTCGACGGCGAGGCCATCGAGATCGGTACCTGGCAGGGCCGCTCGGCCATCCCTATCGCCAACGCCATCGCGCCCAAGGTCTTGCACGTCGTGGACCACTGGGAGGGCGACGACCCCGCCGCAGTTGCGCAGGGGCTCGGCATCCCGGCTGAGCTGGTCAAGCGGGACAACTACGGGATCTTCACCGCCAACGTCGCTGAGGCCACCCAGGGCAACGTGAGTGTCTGGAAGATGGGCTGGCGCGAGTTCGCCGGCCAGTGGGACCGCCCGATCCGGTTTCTGCACCTGGATGCCACGCATACGACGCGGGAGGTGTCGGAGAACATCGCCGCGCTGCTGCCGCACGCCATGCGCGGGGCGGTCTTCGCCGGCGACGACTGGAACTGGCCGACGGTCGCGGCCGGGGTGCGCGAGCAGTTCTCCGGCGACAAGATCAACGTCCTGTTCGACAAGCTCTGGTGGGTCCAGTTGTGAAGATCTGGGATACCTTCATGCTCCGCGACGAGCTGGACATCCTCGAATGCCACCTGCGGGAGTACGAGGACACGGATATCTACCGGCACATCCTGGTAGAGGCCCCGCTGACGTTCACCGGCCAGCCTAAGCCCCTGTACTACGCGGAGAACAGGGAGCGGTTCGCCCCGTGGGCCGACCGCATCACCTACCTGGTGGACAACGAGCTGCCCGAGACGAACGACCCCTGGGCACGGGAACGGCACCAGCGGGATTTCGCCCTGCGCGGCCTTGAGGACTCGGAGCCCGGCGACGTCCTCATTGTCGCCGACGTGGACGAGCTGCTCTTTCACGAGACCCTGCAGCAGCAGCCAGAGCCGTTTCTCGGCTGCAACCTCCAGTTGCTGTACGGTGCGGTTGACCGGCTCGGCAACCGGCAGGTGATGGCGTCCCTTGCCCGCCGCGGTGCTGTCCACTCCCTCAACTCGGTGCGGGAGCTGCGGGAGCGCTACCCCAGGATCGAGCACGCCGGCTGGCACCTGAGCTGGCTCGGCGGGCCGGACGTGATCAGGCGGAAAGTCCAGTCGTTCAGCCATACCGAGGCTGTGCCGAAGATCTGCGGTGACGGCACCCAGCCAGGTATCGCGTACGAGATGTGGGCGTATGGCTGGGTGAACCCCGGCGGCGAGATGTACCCGGGCACCACTGACGTGGACCCGGACGAGACCTGGCCGAAGTGGATCTGGGAGTCCTGGGACCCGGTTAACCGCTGCCGCCGCCCGGAGGGCCCGGCCCCTGACATCTGGTTCCGCCCGAGGAGGGCCCATGCTGAGTGACACCGCGCTGGTCATCACCGCGCACAAGAGACCCGAGTACCTGCGCCGGACGCTTGCGTCGTGGGCGGCGGCTGACCGCGTGGCGGAGCTGCGCCTGGTCGCCGTCGCGCTCGGCCCCTCGCACCGGCTGGACGACCAGATGGACGTCATCCGCGAGGCCGAGCAGGCCCTGGGCCGGAGGATCGTGGTCTTCCGCGACAGCCCGGAGGCTCAGCGCAGCCCCGGCATGCACCGCGCGCTCGGTGAGGCCATCGACCGGGTGACCGAGGACTTCGCCCCCGAGTTCGTGCTCTGCGGCGAGGAGGACGTCATCGTCTCTGATGACGTGCTGGCGTACATGGCCTGGGCGCAGGTGCAGTACACCGACAGCATGCTGTGCATCTGCGCGCACAACCGCGGCGGGGCCGGCTGGGACGGGCTGAGCGCGCCGCGCGCCGACCAGGACGCCGACCAGGAGGCGGTCCGGCTGCTGCCGTACTTCAACCCCTGGGTGTGGTGCATCTGGCGGAACAACTGGAAGGCCGTGCTCCGCCCGGTGTGGGACTGGGACTGCGACAGCGGCGGATCAAGCGAGTCGGGTTACGACTGGAACATGCAGCGGCTGGCGTCCGTCGGCCCGTGGCAGAACCTGGTGCCGGACGCCGCGCGCAGCCAGACCATCGGCGAGCACGCCGGCGTCTACTCCACCCCGGGCATCTTCCCGCTGCAGCAGGCGCAGTCTTTCCGCGGTCACCGCGAGCGCCCGGTGCGCTACCGGCTGGCGGAGAGCCCGCTTGGCGCTGGTTAGCGAGAACGACAGCCTGCGGCGGTGGATTGTCTACGTCTACAAGGACGACAGGTGCACGTGCGACTACGCCTGGAAGAGCCTGGGCAAGGAGTACGGCGTCAGCTACGGCAAAGGCTGGGTCCGCCTGACTACGGCGGCGGACTGCCCACACCACGCCGCCCGATTAAAGGTGCGTGGCTAGCGACTGGGACAAGTTCGACGGGCTGTTCACCTGCCCGAAGAGCGTAGAGGACGGCGACCTGCGCACCGGGTACGAGGAGTTCTACGCGACCGCCCGGCGCGAGTGCGAGGGCTTGGACATGTCGGTTGCGCAGATCATGCGCACGTCGGTGATGCTCAACTGGTTTTTCAAGCACCAGCAGGTCAGCCGCCGCGGTTACGGCACTGACGACGGCTACCAGCACCCAGGCCAGGAAAAGGACGCGATTTTGGCCTGGGAGGCCATCGCCAAGACCTGGGACGACGTGCGGATGAAGTCCAAGCGCGCCGACCCCGGCGGCCTCGCCCCGGAGAAGGTCCGCGATGTCTTCGTGGCCGTGCTGGCGGAGGTGGACGACCCTGGCCTGCGCGCCCTGCTGCAGGACAAGTTCGTTGAGGCCCTGAGCGGGGCCTGATGGCCGGTGCCCTGGAGTTGCTGGAGGCCGAGCACGATGACCGCGAGGCCCATGACCACCTGCTGCGCGAGTGCCCGTGGTACCGACACGTGGACAAGGGCGGGCGCGACCACCCTGACCTGCATTGCAGGCCCGGCAACGGTGAGGGCGGCGCGCTAGTCAAGTTCACCCCGCGCACGCCGGAGGCGTCCACGGTGGTGAAGCCGACGGTGCCGCCCGGCGGGCCCGGCTTGTTCCACATGAAAGGCCACCACCTGCCGCCGTACATCGAGCACCTGTACCCGCACCTGGTGGCCCGCTACGGCAAGCAGGGGGCCTACCGGGTGGCGGTGGGCGTGGTCAAGAAGTGGAAGGAAGGCGTCAACCCGGGCGGGAAGCATCCGACAAAGACGCACCCGGACGTGCGGGCCGCCGCGCAGAAGAACATTGCTGAGTGGGAGAAGGAGAAGGCCGAGGCGCACCAGCACCGCGCTGAGCACGTCAAGGCGGCAGCCGGCGGCGTCGTCATCGCGCCGGGCACCCGCCCGCAGTACGGGCTTTACCAGAATCCGGTGCAGTCGATCTCGCCGAGCCCGCCGCTGCCGCCGGCGGTGGCGCTGCCGACCGCGGCCGAGGTGAAGGCGGTCATCCCGCTGGTGCCCGACTGCAGCCAGAAGGACCTGAGCGACACCGCGAAGAAGTTCCTGGAGCAGGCCGCCTGGAAGCTGAACAAGGACAACCCGCTGGAGGCGCTGAGCGTGATGCGCAGCGCCCAGACGGCCATGTACGCGGCGCACAAGGCCGACCTGGGGAACATGCTGCCCAGCGCCTACACGGCTAACGTGTTCACCCGCATCCCGCCGGCCGGCCAGTCCTCGGCGACGACGGCGATGAAGCAGGGCAACGAGCAGACACTCAGGTGGCGGAAAGCGGAGATGGCGCTGGGAGCGCTGTCTGACCGCATCCGCAAGCGCTATTTTCACGGGGTTTTCAACGGCCCGAGCCAGATGGCCCGGCTAGCGGAGGATGACATGAGCGCACTGGACCGCCTCGCGCTGGCGGTGACCACCGGCAAGGACGTGTCCGAGCCCACGGAGTCCGACACCTCGGGGGCGACGCCGCTCATCCAGCCGCCGGAGGACCTGCTGAACATTGCCGACCCCGACGCGCAGCGCCAGCTCGCGGCGCTGCCGGTGCTCGACAAGGACCGGGTGAACGCCTACCTGGCGCGAGCCCGGGACATGCTCCGCACCAACCCGGCGGGGGCAGCGCAGTCGGCGATGCGCGCCGCCGTGATTGCGAAGGAATCCGGCGCGCACGACCTGGCCCGGCACATCCTGCACCACGTGCGGGCCCTGGCTGACGGCGGCAACGCCACGTCCGCGCCGTCAGTCGCTGCGCAGATGCGCGCCGGAGGCAAGACGGTCAGCCCGCGTAACAGCCCCGGTCCTGCCAGCGACAACCCGAACGGGCCGGCGAAGCTGTCCGCGGTGGAGTTCCTGCTGGCCGCGGGGGCGGGCAGGTAGGCCGATTACCCGGGCGGAATCCGCTTGCTCCCGGGAGGCACGCAGTGTCGCTGGATAAGATCCTCGCCCTGTCCGGCACTGGCGCCGGGCTGCCGGACCTGGACGCTGAGCTGCTGCTCGCCGTCCAGGCTGCCTCCCGGGAGCTGGCCTTGCTGCTGGCCTCCGGTGACGACAGCAGCGATGGCGACAAGGGCGGCGGGAACAAGCCCGGCAAGAACGGCGATGACGACGACAGCGGCGATGGCGGCGAGCACACGGGTCACGCTACCTACAAGGCGATGGTGAAGCGGAACATCCCGCCGAAGAGGGCCGCCGCCATGTGCGCCAAGTCGGACAAGAACGTCAAGGCCACCCAGCTGGCCGAGTCCATCTCGGTCATCCTCGCCGGCAAGCCGGGCCAGGACATCGCGCTGGTGACGCTCACCCCGGCCAGCGAGACCGCCGAGGGGCGCAAGAAGGCGGCCGAGTCGGGGCACGCGCTGCCGGGCGGCAGTTACCCGATCGAGGACAAGAAGCACCTGCACTCGGCTGCGGTGCTGGCCGCCTCCGGGCACGGCGACACCGGCGCCGCCAAGGCGCTGATCCGCAAGCGGGCGCGCGAGCTGGGCGTGGACGTCAAGACGCTGCCTGGCTTCGGCGGCTCGGACGAGGACAACGAGAAGGCCGCCGCCTCGATGGTGGCGCTGGCCAAGCAGGCGGGCGGCGGGGTGGCGATGCACCACGCGCCGATGACCGGCACCCACGCGCACGCGCACGCGGTCGGGGCCACTCATGAGCACGACCACCAGCATTTCGGTGACAACAACCACAGCGGCGGCCCGCTGCACCGGCCGGGCTCTGAGCCGAGAAGGGACTGGTAACCATGTTCGCTTGGGTAGGCGCGCTGTTCGCCGCCATCGCCTTCATCCTGTACGCAGCCAAGTCCGGTACCAATGTCCCGTGGACCCCGATGGGCTTCACGATCCTCGCCATCCTCTGCCTGCTACTGCACGTGGCGTTCTGGTGGTACCCGGTCGGCCGCCGCCCGGGGCCGCCAGCGTGACCTCGGCCGGCGCTGCCGCCGCGGCCCTGCTCGGGTCGGCCGGCGGCACGGGGACGTCGGCGGGCGGGACCGGCATCTTCGAGGAGGAGCCGGTCCCGCTCGACGTGTTCGTACGGGACCGCGACTACCTGGCCAACCCGCCGCTGAGCGAGGTCCAGTACGAGGCGGTGCGGCACGCTGAGCGGGTCTACTACCTGGCCACCTACGACCTGCTCAGCCAGAGCGCCGACAAGCGGGTGCGGGACTACTGGAGCCAGCCGACGCGGATGGTCAACTTCCTCGAACTCGAATGGGGCAAGGGCGGCGGCAAGGACCACACCTGCCGGATGATTGCCATGCGGGTGTGCTACCTGCTGCTGTGCCTGAAATCCCCGCAGGACTACTACCAGATGCCTGAGCAGGACAGCATTCACGTTCTCAACGTCGCGTCGTCCTCCAAGCAGGCCCAGCGCGCGTTTTTCGCCCCGATGCGCCGCGCCGTGCAGCGGCCCGGCTGCTGGTTTCAGCGCAAGGCGGGAATCGACATCCTCGACGCCGCCGAGCGGCAGCGCCGCGGTGCCCGCGGCGACCGGACCGTCACCCTGCTGGACACCATCCGGTTCGAGCACAATATTGAGGCCGTCTCCGGGCACAGCGACGCCGACAGCCAGGAGGGGCTCAACCTGATTCTCGGCATCGCCGACGAGATCGACGCGTTCCGGTCGGCGGCGGAACTGGCGAAGAACGCGGGCGCCAAGCAGCGCGAGTCCTCCAGCTCGGCCGAGGCGATCCTCGACATGATTCGCACAAGTGCGACCACAAGGTTTCCGGAAACCTTCAAGAACGTGCACATCTCCTATCCCAGGTATCTGGGCAGCACCATCCAGCAGCTGGTTGCCAGGGGGAAGGCAGACAACGAGGCTCGCGGGAACAAGAGCCGCTACTACGTGTCCGGCCCGCTGGCCACCTGGGAGGCGAACCCTCGTATCAAGGGCAAGGAGTCGTTCGCGGAGGACTACCTGAAGGACCCCGCCATGGCGGAGGCCAAGTACGAGTGCAAGCCGCGGCGCGCGGTCAACCCGTACTTCGCCAACGAGGAAGCCATCCGCGACTGCCTCACCGAGTACGCCCAGCCGCCCCTGGCAGTGAGCTACATCCGCGAGGGCGCGTCGTGGAAGCCGGTCTACACGTTCAGCTCCGAGTGCTACCCGGTGAAAGGCGCCTTGTACGCCATGCACGCCGACCTGGCGGCCACCGGCGACCGGGCCGGCATCACCCTCGCCCACGTCAAGCGCTGGCAGGACCACGCGCTGACCGGGTACGACGAGGACGGGCTGGAGATCAAGGTCGCTGAGCGCCGCCCGGTGGTGAAAGTGGACTTCACCATCAGCTACGAGGCCGACGCCGGGGCCCGCCCGCCGATGGAGATCCAGATCCGGTGGGCCCGCATGCTGTGCCTGGAACTGCGCCGGATGGGATTCCCGGTGACGTTCTTCTCCTTCGACCAGTGGCAGTCGAAAGACTCGATGCAGATCCTGGAATCGCACGGCATCGAGACCGACCGCTTCTCCACCGACGTGTCCGAGGAGGGCTGGCGCACCCTGCGCGACGTTATGTACGAGGGGCGCCTGGAGATGCCCGCCCGCGAGCTGACGGTCATCGAGCTGCTGGGCTTGAGCCGCTTGCCAAATGGCAAGATCGACCACCTGGGCGACAGCTCCAAGGACGAGGCCGACAGCCTGGCGGGCGCGGTCTCCGGGGCGCTGCGCATCGGCGGCATGGAGGACGCCAGCGGCAAGCGGGCCTACCCTGGCCAGATCTCGTTCTACGGGCCGGCGGCCGAGATTCCCTTCCCCGCGGGAATGCCGGCGGCCATGTCGGTGCTCGGGCCTGACCAGTTCATGCCGCCCGACCGGCCTGGCATGGAGTACGGCAGCAGCTACCTGGACGACTGGGGCTCGGTCAGCGGGGACTACCTGCAGTAAGCTGCGGTGGCGTGTGGCCGCGCCGTAAGCCGTTCCGTCTCCTGTGCCCGTTCTGCGGTTCCCCGTTCTTCTGGGTGCGCGCCGGGCTGGTGCGCTACCGTAACAGGCTGCCGGTCATCACCTCGCTGAACGGGGCGGGCCTGGAGTGCGCCGATTGCGGACTGGTGACCGACTACCAGGATTTCGTGGACCAGCACCGCGGCTGGCTGGTGCCCCGGCGCAAGGTCCGGTCGTGAGCGTCCCGTTCGAGATTTTGATGGAGTACGCGGCCAGCCTCACCGAGGACGACCTGAAAGAGCCGATGGGCCAGCTGGCCGCCCGCGCCGGCACGATGCCCGAGCGCCTGGCCGACGCCATGGTGGCCGTTAAGGTGGCGCGGGCCACGCCGCTGTCCATCCGGGCGACCATGCACCCGGCGGTGCGCAGGGCGGTGGACGCCGATCGCGGCGGGGTGGCGAGCGGGGCGCTGACCAGCTTCTTCGAGCCTGAGTAGGAACCCCGCGGATATGGCTTGACACGAGTCAAGCAGAGGTAGTACGATAGAGATCCAGGTCCCGGTAGACCTTAAATGCCCGCGAGATGGGACACTCTCCGGGGGGAGCGCAGGCCCCCCACCGATAAAACAGGTTGCGGGCCACAGGGCGCGCAGGCAAGCTAGGAGTCATGGTGAACAGGTCATCGAGTAAGCAGCAGGCGCGAGGGTGGTACGTCCACCCGTTCGCAGCCATGCCGCTGCCCGAAGACAACTGCACCATCACCCGCGAGGTGGTCCCTGGATAGGACTCAGCATCCTGTTGCAGGAGCCGCCCCCCGGATACCGGCAGGGGCGGTTTTTAGTTGGACAACTCAACATAGGGGTGTAGCTCAGTAGGTCAGAGCAGCGGTCTCCAAAACCGTGTGCCGCGGGTTCGAATCCCTCCTCCCCTGCGACCGTCAGCAACGGCGAGAGCCTGAGCAGGCGCATGTCAACCGCATATTGACACTTCCACAGCGTGAGCATCTGCGGCGGGCGCCAACCCGCCGCAAGTTTCGGCGTGGTGAAAGACAATGCAGCTACTCCCGGGGAGCAGCAGCCGTTAAAGGCTGGGGTCGCCGCAAGGCGGTCCTGTACCGGGCACCGTGCCAGTTTGAAAGCTTGCCGTGCCGTCATCAGGCGGAGTACACGGCAGCCAAGCGTGACGGCCGGGGCCGCGTTCACACCGTGGTCTCGCCGTCGCGCCTATGGGGTCTTAGCTCAGCTGGAAGAGCATCTGCTCGGCAGACAGAAGGTCACGGGTTCAAGTCCCGTAGGCTCCACTGGACCGGATGGCAAGTCTGTCGCCATGTGTAGAGGGCCGTGACGGGTACCTCAGCGGCGGTTATACCGAAAGCCGGGTGTCTCCGGTGGCAAAGCGGCAGGTTTCGCGGGACATCTCCGTCATCCGGTTCTCCTGGGGCTTTAGCGCAGCTGGTAGCGCGCTGCATTCGCACCGCAGAGGCCGCGGGTTCGACTCCCGCAAGCTCCACGTGGCGGACCGTGGCACGGCATCCGCAGCAGGGCCGATCACCCTGTGCACAGGTAACCGGCCTTGAATGCCCGGCGCGAGTCCAAGCGTCCGGGGCGGAGGCACCCGCCACTCCAATTCCCGGTGAGTAAGCCGTGGCAGGCTGAGGGGCCGGGGCAATGCGGAACAAGGCACGTGCTGGTCTGCCCCGTCGGTTCCAACCTCCGGGCCTGCTGGCCAAGGTCGCCTCGCCAGGCGGCTGATGCGGCGATGCAGGACCATGACGACCAGATTCAACTAGCTATGGCGCAGCTTGGTAGCGCATCGCGTTCGGGACGCGAGGGCCGCAGGTTCAAATCCTGCTAGCCAGACTGGGGTGTAGGGAAGATTGGTCATCCCGCCTGCCTTGGGTGCAGGAGATCGCCGGTCCGAGTCCGGTCACCCCGACCCGTGTGAGTCAACCGACACACGTAAATCCCCATCGGTTGAGCCTGGGGCCTTAGCTCAGTTGGTAAGAGCGTCTGGTTGAAACCCGGAAGGTCGGTGCGTCGAGTGCACCAGGTCCCACGCAGTAACACAATGGGGATGTGGCCGAGCGGCTACAGGCTCCTGCCCTCCAAGCAGGCTACGCGGGTTCGATTCCCGTCATCCCCTCTGGTACGGGCCAGACTCATAATCTGGTTGCGTGCAAGCGGCTGTCGCGCCGCGGCCGGGCCGCCTGACGGGGGGCGACACCTTCGTCAGGGGCGCCGGTTGTTTACGTGCCGCTAACTCAATTGGCAGAGTACCGTCCTCTTAAGTCGGGAGTTGGGGGTTCAAGTCCCTCGCGGCGCACTGGAGGCGGTCCGGAGACCGCGCCCGTGGCTGACAACGACGTACAGGTCTCCTGCTGTCAGCGGGCCCGCCTCCAGCTTTTCGGGCGAGTAGCAGAACCGGCATATGCGGCGGCCTCAAAACCCGTGTCTCCTGCGGGTTCAAGTCCCGCCTCGCCCACGCGGCTGGCAAGGCCGTTCTGCGAATCCTTGCCCGGTCCCCTCTGCGGGAGGAACAGGTCCGTCAATCCGGGGTCAGCAAAGAGCCTCGGCAACTATGGAGTATGGGGTAATCGGCAGCCCGGCAGATTCTGGCTCTGTCAGTCTTGGTTCGAGTCCAGGTACTCCAGCGAGAGCAGCAGGTCAAGGTGCATCTCGATCTCGTCATTGGTGATGAGGCTGACAGCCAGGTCGATGAAGTCAAGTTCGTCCATACTCATTAAGTTCGCGAGCAGGCCGAACTGTGAGGTCAGTCAGGAACGTAGAGGTGGTGCGGGAGGATGTTCAGCGTGTAAGTCCCGTCGAACCGCGGCATGCTGCCGGCCAGCTCCCCCAGGTGCCAGTAGACGTGGACCGCTAGGTGCTCCCACACGGCCCCGCCGGTCAGCAGGGACACCGGCACCCCGGCAGGCGCGGGAGCGTCCCACTGGCTGAGGTCGAACTCGTCCAGTACCCGCAGCGCCTTGGTGACCGTCTGGCAGAACACGCGCAGCAGGACCACCTTCGGGAACGTCTCCCGGTCGACGCTGGCTGCCTTGCTGACGGCACTGGGCTCGGCCAGGTTTGTCTCGTTGAACACCTGGTGGACCGAGCGGCTGAGGACCGTCCGCCGCCCGTCGAGCCACGAGCTGAACAGGTCAGCCACGCAGGCCAGGTGCCCGATCGTCCAGGCAGCGGAGAACCCGGTCGGGAGTTCTTCGAAGAACTCGTCGTTACTGACCGGCTCCAGGCCGAGTAGCAGTATGTTGCCGCTGCGGTCGATCTGCCGCGCGACGACTTGCTTAGCAGTAGTCATGCTTTTACTACGCCCCGGTAGCTCAGCCGGAAGATGCGCTCGCTTCGTAAGCGAGAGGTCCCCAGTTCAACTCTGGGTCGGGGCTCGGTCAGGCTGAGGCAGGGGAGGCCCTTCACCGGGTCGCACTAGGTTGCCCGCAGCCCAGTAGCTTGGGCACGGGAGAAGGATGCCGGGCAGCACGGCCCGGGTGTAGGCCTGACAACAAGCCCGAATGCTGCAATCGGTAGACTGACCCGCTTGAGGAGTGGGTGTCCTTCGGGGCGTGCGGGTTCGAGTCCCGCTTCGGGCACCTGGGGGAGATCCGGTGTAGCGCACCGGCTGGGGGCCAGGGCCCCTGGTAGTTCAAAAGTCGCTGACAGCCCTGGCAGAAAGAACACCCCCTCTACGCCGGCTTAGCTCATCGGGCAGAGCGCCCGCCTTGTAAGCGGAAGGTGACCCGTTCGAGTCGGGTAGCCGGCTCGGAGGCTGCATGCAAGGTACGGCGCGCTAACGCGCGGGACAGCGCAGGAACCCGAGTACCGTCGTAAACCGACTGTCCTTGCAGCCTCCTTCAGCTCGCTCCGGGGTGGGTTGTGCGGCATCCCGTCTTGACTTTGGATCAAGGGCACGCCAGTTCGATTCTGGCCCCCGGAACAAGCACATGCCCCGGTAGCTCAGTTGGCGAGAGCGTTTCCCTGGTACGGAGGAGGTCCCGCGTTCGATTCGCGGTCGGGGCTCGCAAGATCATGCCGACGTGGTGCAGCTGGTGGCACATCGCCTTGCCAAGGCGGAGGTCGCGGGTTCGAATCCCGTCGTCGGCTCGTGTACCCCGCCGTGGCCACCGGGTAAGGGGGTTCAGCACATGCCCGGGTCGCGCCCGGCACGGTGGCACGGCTGCCCTGGCAGCCTGCTCTCCTGACGACAGGGGACAAGGGGGCTCAGCCCTCCCAGGGACGCGGGCGGGTGGCGGAATAGGCAGACGCGCACGGTCCAGGCCCGTGTATCCCGCAGGATGTGAGGGTTCAAGTCCCTCCTCGCCCACTTTCGGGTCCGCTCCCGTGGCCCGGGGGCGTCGCGCATCGCGCCGCGGCGGTTCCAGTCCTCCTGCTAGCGGAGGGCGAACGGGAGGCCCGGAGGGATGGCACGAGTGGCTTAAGGCGCTGTCCTGCTAAGGCAGAGGGTCTGCGAGAGCGGCCCCGCGGGTTCGAATCCCGCTCCCTCCGCTTCTGTACCGGATACCAGCCAAGTCCGTTAGGTGGTGACGCAGGTACAGCGCCCGCGGGAGACGGCAATCCTTGGCGGGCACCTGGAGGGTTCGCCTAGTCCGGCCTATGGCGCTGCGTCGGAAGCGCAGTTGGTTAACAGCCTCGCGAGTTCGAATCTCGCACCCTCTGCCCCGGAGAGGTAAATCGAGTTGGCCTACCGATCGCGGTCCCGAAAACCGTCAGGGGGTTCGTCCCCCGTGTGAGTTCGAGTCTCACCCTCTCTGCGCATGGCTTGAGGCGGTACCCGCGGGCCGCTGCAGGTACCGCCTCCGTAATCGCCAGGCGAATGAATCTGCTCGGATTCAGCTTCGAGACCAGACTCGGTGCCTTGCAGGCGGCTGTTACCGCCTGCACCCGAAAGCATACATACGGTTACGATCTTGAGCAAGCGGCGAAATAGCTCAAGATGTCTGGCACGGGCGGGCAGCTCGATGGTTCGAGCAGCTTCCTGATACGGAGAAGGTTGGAGGTTCAAGTCCTCCTCCGCCCACGTACGACCGGAGGCCGGTAGCTCAGCTGGTCAGAGCGACACGCTTATAACGTGTGCGTCAGGAGTTCAAGCCTCCTCCGGCCTACGACGCGGGGTAGCTCAGTTGGCAGAGCAGCCGGCCCATAACCGGAAGGTCGCGGGTCCGAGTCCCGTCCTCGCTACCACGGGCCGCTAGCTCAACAGCGAAGAGCAGTTGCCTTTTAAGCTTCAGGTTCCGGGTTCGAGCCCCGGGCGGCCCACTAGCCTGGTTCCTGTGAAGACTCTGGCCTGGCTCCTCGATGAAGCCCTGGACCGGCTCCCGTGCCGCGAGGACGGCCGGTGGCGCTGGTACGGCGAGTGGGGCTGCCGACTGGAGAACAGGTTTCCTGTCCTGCGCGAGTGGATGTACGAGCGCCGGTAGCTCAGCCGGATAGAGCGGCTTCCTTCTAAGAAGACGGCCGGGGGTTCGAATCCCTCCCGGCGCGCGCATGAACATGGTCTTGCAGAGCAGTCCGGAGTGCTCGCCTGCCCCTCAAGCAGGAGATCGTCGGTTCGAATCCGTCCAGGACCACCAAGCCCCCGTCGACTAGCGGCCTAAGTTACCGCCCCTTCAAGGCGGCGGACACCGGTTCGAATCCGGTTGGGGGCACGTGGGCATCAGGATTTATCCTGGTGTCCTTCGACGCGGAGTAGGGGAGTTCGGTCGTCCCCGCGGCGCCCATAACGCCGAGATCGCGGGTCCGAATCCCGCCTCCGCCACGGGAAGGAACTGCCCAGCTCCCTTGCATCCGGATGCATCGGCACGCGCGGCTGGCGTTCCGGCACAGCGGCCCGGCCCCGGTCGTTCCCAAACGGGGCCTCTATCCGGTGTGGCGCAATCGGCAGCGCAACTGACTGTTAATCAGAGGGTTCCCGGTCCGAGTCCGGGCACCGGAGCGCGTGGGCCTGGGGCCTGCGGGATACAGCCTGGTCCGCGGCCGGGCCCGGGTCCCGTTGGGCGGAGAAGCAGCCATACCCAGGGAAGCGGGGGTGCCCCGCACATCATGGTGACGTAACTCAGCATGGCCAGAGTGCTGCCTTGTCACGGCAGAAGTCGCGGGTTCAAATCCCGTCGTTACCGCGTGCCCCGTCGTCGCACGATGACCGTGCAGGCCAGGGCGAACAGCGCTAGCAGGCCGATGACTGGCCATGTTAGCCAGTGCAGCCCGGCCGCCTTCAGCAGGTCATCAAGGATGAAGCCGAGCGCGACGCCGACCAGGATGAACAGCATCGTTAGCCGAGCCCGGCGCGACGCCGCCGCTCGGCGTGCTCGAAGTCACGGATGCGCCGGATGGCGAGGTGGCCGCCGAACTTGAGGCCGGTCGCGATGCCAGCGCCGAAGACGGCTAGCAGCAAGATGAAAGTGCCCACGTGATTAAACGGTACGTCACCCCCTGGTCTCTTTACCAGGGGCAAGCAAGACATGGCCGTGTAGCTCAGCAGGCTAGAGCGTTTCCATGACACGGAAGAGGTCCCTGGTTCAAGTCCAGGTACGGCCACGCGCGCGTAGCTCAACGGATAGAGCTGCAGTCTACGGAACTGTGTGTTGGAGGTTCGAGTCCTCTCGTGCGCACTGGACGGCAGGTGAGCAGGCTGACACCGCCTTCGGGCTCAGCCCCCTGCCGTCTTTCAAGTCCGGTTAGCTCAGCCTGGGAGAGCGCTGCCTCCACACGGCAGGCGTCGGGGGTTCAAATCCCTCACTGGACACGGTGGGATTTGCCGTCGAGGGAAGGCGCAGGGTTGTGGTCCCTGCAAGGCGGGTCCGACTCCCGTATCTCACCCCAAAGCGACAGTGGGCGGCGGCACGCCCAGCGGCCTGTAAAGCCGTGGCCTTGGCAGACCTGGGTCGGCACCAGGTGTCGCTACGTTAAGGTTTTCCCGAGAAAAGGAGAGCCTATGCCCAGGTACACGATTCCCTGCGTCGCCCACTGTGAAAGCGGGGCATTAACGCAGGTCTTGCGCTCGTAGCTCAGTGGACAGAGCACCGGCTTCCGGAGCCGGGTTGTCGGAGGTTCGAGTCCTCTCGGGCGCGCTATGGCGGTATGGCCGAGTGCGGTTCAGGCACACGTCTGCAAAACGTGGTACCCGGGTTCGACCCCCGGTACCGCCTCCATGACCCTGTAGCTCAGCTGGACAGAGCTGCTTCCCCCTAAGGAGCGAGTCGCTGGTTCGAGTCCAGCCAGGGCCACGTACGCCGGTGCTCACGCTGTGGCAGTTCCGAGGTCCAATTACTCCCCGTCGTCCCCTGGGACTGGCGGGGATTTTCCTTGTGCTTATGGTGTAAGGCAGGAGGCCGGGTACGTGACTCGGCTTCGCGGATCGAGAACGGAACCGGCCTCCTGCCCCATCAGAGTACATTCGCCTCATTGTCCCGGTTCATCCCGTAGCCCGGGTTTGGTCACGGTTCAGTTAACTTGTGGCAAGAAACACGGTTCCTGCGCCATAGTGGACTGTTTCCCCGCGGTCAGCGCGGGGGTTGGAGTGAGGGGAACGCTCTATGAAGTTTGGCAGGCGGCTTGCTGCCGCCGTAGTTGTGCCTTTTCTCGCGCTGGGGGGCGGCCTGGCCGCTGCCGGGGTCGCGAGCGCCGCGCCCGTCCCGACCGGCTACACGGCCTGGATCGGCCATGACCAGGTTGAGGTTTCCAGCCTCGGGGTGAACGCCGCCGCTGCCGTCAACGCCGCCGGCACGCTGAGCCTGACGGTGGGCTCGCCGAGCGCGAGCACCTACGCCCAGGCCGTGGTTGACCTTCCGGCAGGTAGCGTCCTGTCGCACTTCGCGCCGGAGTTCGTGACCGACAACTACAACGCGGGCTCCCCGCGGTGGGTCATCGAGTTGGCCAACGGCAAGAACCTGTTCGGCTACCCGGCGCAGGAGGGCGGCCAGTGGGAGGAGAGCTGGAGCGGCGCCCCGCACCTTTACACCAGCTACAACCAGGCGGTGACTGACGCCGGCGGGTACGGCCAGGTGGTGAAGAGCGCGTTCATCGTGGCGGACGGCGACCAGGCGCCGGGCACAACCGACACCATCTCGCATGTCAGCTACGGCGGCACGGACCTGACGGTGAAGCCGGTTTACGCGCCGGTGCCGCGCCTGTCCCACGGCCACGCGGTGGCCACTGCGGCGACGAGCGAGGAAGTGCTGTTCACCCTGTCCGGGGCCCCGAGCTGGGTCCGGTTCTACATCGTGGGGCCGGGAGCCATCAACGGTCACGTCGGCTGGGTGAACGCCCAGCTCGGGGTGAACATCGGCTACTACTTCGGCCTTGAGGCGCACCACGGCTACGCGGTCTACTACCAGCCGGTGGTTGCCCAGGGCAGCGCGGTGCCGGTCCCCGGTTCGCACATGGGCTACGTGTACTTCGTCAGCGGCGCCAACGTCGGCGCGACTGCGGCTTACACCGGCCCGTCCTCGATCGCCGGGATGTACCGCCTGGCTGCGTAGCAGGAGACCCACAACCGCATAAACAACCAGCAGAGCCCCCGGCCCACCCCCGGGGGCTCTGCGTTTTCCGATTGCCCGTGCATGCGCCTTCAGGGAATGTGGCACGAGTTCATGGCCGACGCCGGCAATGCGCCGGGCCAGCAGCAGGGAGACGTCATCGTCACCCTGATGGAGCCGGTCGGCGGGGTTCAGGAGGTCACCGTGCCGAGTGGTGACGTGACCGTCGCGGCCGAGGCCGGCAACCTCATCGGCGTGCAGCTCAAGACCCCGGACGGGCGGCACCTGTTCATCAGTGCCGCCAACCTCGCCGGGATGATCGACGCCCCGGCCAGCGAGGACAAGGACAAGCCCGCACGGCCCCCCAGGCAGCCAGGGAAGTAAGCCCCCCGATTAAGGGGTCATGACTACACCAGGCGGCGGCCAGGGCTCCTACAGCGCCAGCGTGCAGCCGCCTGGTGGCATGGGGGTCAGCAGCCAGGGTTACGGCCAGGAGGGCTACGTCCTTCAGGATGAGCAGTCGCTCGTCCGGCCGCCTGACGAGGCGCTTAACTTCGCCACCGGCGTCCCGTATTTTCTACCCTTCGCAACCCCGTACCGGGATTCGTGGGAAGTCTTCCGCGACGACCCGGTGTCGATCCGCCAGCTGGTCACCATGCGCCGCCGCGACGGCCAGGCCAGGGCGCTGTACCGGCTGCTGACCAAGCCCCTGCTGAGCGCGATGAAGAACGCCGACGTGGTGCCTGCCGACGGCGTGGTGGGCGGGGTCGAGGAAGCGCAGTTCTGCAAGGACCTGCTGTTCGCGCCGCGGGCGCAGGGCGGGATGACGCACAGCTTCGACAAGTTCGTCAAGCAGATGCTGCTCGCGCTGTTCAACGGGTTCAGCGCCTGGGAGATGGTCTACTGGCGGCCGAAGACGGGGCCGAACAAGGGCAAGTGGACGCTGCGGAAGATCGACTGGCGGCCGAGTGAGACGCTGACGTTCCTCCTTGACGGCCAGGGCGAGTTCAACGGCTTCCGGCAGCGCACGTTCTTCCAGGGCCGCACCATTGACGTCAAGATCGAGAAAGAAACTGCGCTGTACTACGCGCACGAGGAAGCCGAACGCCCGTTCTACGGCGTATCGATGTTCGAAAGCGCCTTTTACCACTACGACAAGAAGGAAAAGCTCTACTATATCGCGCACCTGGCTGCGCAAAGGGCCGCCGTGGGACTGCGCGTGGGCACGATGGTGCCGAATGCCGCAGCGGAAGACAAGAACAACTTCATCCGCGCGCTTGCTCAGCTGGGGCTCGCGCAGTACATCGCGCTGCCCACCGCCGACTGGACGGTGCAGACGCTCAACGAGGCTGCGGCCCGCTTTGACTTCCTCGGGTTGATCAACCACCACAATTCGCAGATGTCAAAGAGCGTTCTCGCTCAGTGGTTCGACAATGAGCAGGGCGGCGGCCAGGGGGATAGCACACTGGTCGACTTCGGGAAGCAAGACGACGTGACCTATTTCCTCATGCTGGAAGGCATCCTGGAGGAAATGGCACAGGTCGTCACCGACCACATCTTCCCGCGCTTTGTCGACTGGAATTTCGGGTCGGGCAAGTACCCGCAGTTCAAGTGGGGCCCGCTGACCGAGGAGGCCAAGAGCGCGATCAAGGACGCGTTCCTCCAGCTGGCCGTTGCCGGCCAGCAGGCGAACGTCACGCCGGAGTTCATGCTGGCGCTGGAGCAGCGGGAGGCCACTGACTTCGGGTTCGACATCGACTACGACAAGATCAAGGCCGAGCGCGAGAAGCAGCAGAAGCAGCTGCTTGACCAGCAGAAGAAGCAGGCGCAGCAGGCCCAGCAGCAGGCGCAGAACCCGGTGCAGGCTGGGAAGGGCGGGTCGCAGCAGCAGCCGGTGGTGCACATCAAGGTGCCGGTCGGCTCGCAGACCTCGGCCACCGGCACGTCGGCGTCCTCTGGCGGCAGCGCGGTTGGCCAGACCACCAAGGGGAACGGGCTGGGCGGGTGAGCGCGCACGATGCCATGGTGGCGCTCGCCCGCGACCTTATCGAGGAGATTGCCGCCGGGCGCGCGGTCGAGCTGGCGGCCGGCATGGGGGTTCCCGGCCAGCCAGCCGCCCCCGACCCGTCGCTGCTGCCGAAGACCGCGCCGACGGGAGCCGCCGCCGTGTACCCGCAGCTCGGCCAGGCCCTGGTGACCCGGCCGGGCGACACCATCTCCGGGCTCGCCTACACGCACCTCACGCCTAACCCGCCACCCGGTCAGCCCGGTCAGCCGCCGCGACCGGGGCAGCCGATTGCCGGGCAGTGAGCGACGCCCGGCAGATGCAACAGACCGCCCCGTACCCTGATGAGCTGGCCTGCCTGGTTGAGTGCTTGTGCTACCGACGGCACCTGGGCTGGAGCGTGTGGCTGGAAGACGACTGCGTACGCGACCCGGCCTCAACGCACAGGGGGGAGTCGCGTGGCCTGACGCTGGTGGTGCAGCGGTGCGGGCCCAACACTTACCACCCCGAGCACATGATGACGGTTAACCACTACTTCCCGGTGCCACCCGCCTCTTACAAGCTCGCGTCGTGGCAGAGGTGGCTGTTCGACCGGCTGGGTGACGTGGACACCCATGAGCGCATGGAGGACTTCGCGGTTGCCGACCACCCTGGCAGCGCGAACATGACTCGTCCGTACAAGCCCAACCACGGCCCAGGTGAAGACCCGTATCGCGTGTGCGAGTTCACCACTGACGAGGCGCGGCGCACGTCGTTCCGCGGGGACCTGAACCCCGAGTAGCGTGGCCTCGCTCGGGCAGGAGCTTGCCTCCGCTGTCCGCCAGTCGGTTGCCGAGGCGGCCGGCTACCTGGCGCTGGTCACCCGCAACAACCCCACGGGGACGGCCGAGGACCTGCTGCGCCGGCCTGACACTGACGCGGTGCTGCAGCAGGCCCTGGACGAGGCACGGGAGTCGGCCAGGGAAGTAGTCCAGCAGGCGTGGTACTCCGCAGGGGGCGTGACCGGCGAAGACGAGACGCTGGGTCACCTGCTGGACGATATCGGCCGGATTTTCGGGAACCTAGCCCACCTGCGCGGCCTGGTACGGCACGCGCACGCGTCGGTTCCCCGGCGCCCGTTCACCCGCGGCGTGCACGCTCCAGGCGAGCACCCGGACCAGCGCGCGGCCGAGGAGCGCGGTGACGCGGTGCGGGACGCGCTGCTTAACTGGGGCCGCCAGGCCGCGCTCCGTGCCCGGATGGCGGCGCACATGGCCGAGGGCACTGGGGCTGCCGCCGCGGTCCTGGCTGACGCGATCGAGCGCGAAGCCCAGGGGGAAAAGCTGCGCAAGCGGTGGCGGGCGCATACTGAGAGCCCGACATGCTGTCACTGGTGCCGCAAGCTGAACGGGGTGACGATTGGCCTGCGCGAGAGTTTCGCCCCGTTCCTGGGCGGCCCGGCCGTCATGCCGCAGTCGCGGCAGCGCCACGTGGCCTCCCCGGCCGGGGAGCGGAGGTACGGGCTGCCGGCAGGCGCCAGGATCGTCCTCACGCACCCGCCGCGCCCGTACCACGGTAGGCTTCAGGGGCCGTTGCTCCATCCTTTCTGCAGGTGCTGGCTGGAAATCGTACGTACTGGCGACAAAGGTGACGTATCTCCTGATAGCGGGCCGGCCTCGGCCGGGTTCATCTCCGCGGATGACGTACGGGACATGCCCGAAGACGAGTACCAGGCCGACCTCGCGTTCATGGAGGCTGCCGTCCACGAGCTTGACCAAATGCTGAAAAGACTGGCTGAGGGCGGTGGCTGACAAGACACGCCAGTGGTTCGCGGACAGCAACGTCTCCTATGCCCTCGGGGTTCTCGCCTTGTTCGAGCACGCCCGCGAGCACCGGGTGCACTACATCTACGGGCCGCTCGACCTTCACTCCATGACCGACGGCGGGCTGACGGTCTCCGGCACCGAGCAAGAGCTTGAGCAGGCTGCCGCGGTGCTTGGCAACGTGCCCGGCCTGGTGGAGTACCAGCCCGATTAGCCGCATGTGAGCGAATGGACGACCCGCGGCGAAGGCGAGTGGGCGGTGCGCGAGGAGCCTGCACCGGAAGAGGAAAGCAGCCCCCAGGCCGGCGCTGGCCCGGAGACTGCTGACATTGACGAGGACGCGGCCCCTGACGCTGACGGGTTACGAGGCGAAGGCGCGCGGGTCCTGGTTAACGAGCAGCCAGAACGTGGTTTCGCTGGCGGTTACCTCGGCTGGCTTGCTTCCGATCCCTGTGCCGTTAGGGCCGCCGCCGTTTGCGAAGGACTTGTCCACTTGCCGTTCTCCTGCCGTAGAAATTTGCACGGTTCGCTGCAACGGAACTTATCCTGCACAGAACGCTAGACCCAAGTCAAGAGGAAGCATGATCGCCAAGCTGAACGGGGACGTGCCGGGGGAAATCGCCGAGATCGCCGGGCATCTGCAGGCAGCCGGGCTGGATGACGCGGCGGCCAGGGTGCGCGAGGCCGCGGAGCTGGCCGGCACTGACCCCGGGCAGGCGCAGGACATCCTGCGGGAAGCCTCTGACGCCCTCATGGCGCAGGTGCCCGCCTACAGCCACCGGCGCAAGGTCCCTTCATCCGATTAGGGGTGCATGGCCGATGACCTGCGCTACATCGTGCCGGCCCCCGGTGGCGACACCTACGAGCCGGTCGCCGACGTCCCGGTAGCCCTCGCCCGTTCCCGCCGGGTCCAGGGGAAGCTGTTCGAGAAGCACATTCTCAACAAGGGCCCGCTGCTGCACCCGAAAACCGGCAAGGTCATCAACGTCGATGACGCGTTCGTCGCGACGATGCAGGCCAACTTCACCAAGGGCTACTGCGACATCGTGCAGCTCCCGCTCGCCAACGACCAGAACGAGCACGTGGAGGGCCCGGCCGCCAACCTGGGCGAGGTGGTCGGCATCAAGGAGCGCGGTGGCAAGGTCTACGCGCTGGTAGACGCCCGCCAGGACGCCGACAAGTTCGGCAAGACCTACCTGGGCGCGAGCGCGTTCCTGTCGACCAACTACACCGACTCGGCCACCGGCAACAAGGTGGGGCCGACGCTGCTTCACGTGGCGGTCACCAACCGGCCTTACGTCACCGGACTGGACGACTACAAGGAAGTCCTGGCCGCGTCAGCCGATAGCACGGGAGAAGTCGTCGTACTCACAGCCGTGCCGGAGGAAACCGTGCCGATGACCAGGGAAGAGCTGCTTGCCGCTCTGAAGAACGAGCACGGCATCGACGTTGCCGCCCTGCAGGCGTCCGCTGCCGCGCCGCCCGCGCCGGACACCGCCGGGCTGACCGCCTCGGTGGTCCAGGCGCTGAAGGACGGCGGGTACGTGTCGCTGACCGTCGACCCGGGCCAGGTGAGCCTGGGCGACGTGACCGCCGCGGTGGTGGAGCTGGCCGCCGACAACAAGGGCCTGCGCGGCGAGGTGGACGAGCTGAAGCTGGCTGCCGCCACGACCGAGGTGGACAGCTACATCGGTACCGGGCGGCTGCTCCCGAAGGCGAAGAACGTGGCCATCCAGATGGCGCTGTCCAACCGCGACGGGCTGGACGCCATCCTCGCCCCCGCTGACCGCCCGTACGTGAAGCTCGACCAGCAGGTGGGGCTGTCCGGCCCGGACGGCGAGCAGCGGCAGGAGCAGGACATCGACGCCGAGGTGATGCGCCTGGCGGCGCAGCACAAGGAGTTCTTCACGCCGGACGGCACCCGGAACTAGCCGGGTTTTTCACCACGAGGAGCGCGGCAGATGCCATCCAACGACTCGTTCGAGTTTGACTACCCGCCGGGTTACGTCAAGCCGACGCACGAGTACGGCCAGGGGTTCGGCGACGAGTTCCATGCTGAGGCGGTACAGGAACTCCTACTCAGCTATGCCGGGTTCACCCAGCGCGGTGTCACCCTGGCAGCCGGGCAGGGCGTACTGCCGACGGGCACGATCATCGCCCGGCACACCGCCTCGGGGAAGTACTTCTCCTACCAGGCGGGCGCGACTGACGGGCGTCAGGTCCCGGTCGGCGTGCTGCGCGACGGGCGCGACACCGGCGGCCCCGGCGCGGCGAGCCTGTCGGCCTACAACTCCGGCACCAACGGGGTGAACCCGGACGCCATCACGCTGGTCGGCGGCGCGGTCATCTTCCCGGCGAGCCCGGGAGGCAAGACGGCCACTGACGCGCTCGGCAACATGGTCATCCGCGGCATCCTCAACGGCAACGTGGTCTCCGGCACCGACACGACCAACATCATCAACGGCAGCGGGCTGGGCTCCGGCGCCGGCCAGGCGATGGTGCTGCTCGGCGCGCGCTACGTGCCCTACGGCGGCGCGGTCTCCGGCGCTTCCCTGGGTGCCCCGTTCCCTGGCGGCCCGATGGACGGCGTTCCCCCGTCGAACGCGGGCGTGGTGCCGACCGGCGTCGGGACCAACGCCTTCATCTTCTAGTTCGGAAGGCCTGCTGCCCCGGCAGCAGGCCTCTCGCGTGCCAGCCGATAGCGACGGCGTGTGGGTAACCCGGGCAGACCTCAGGGCGCTGGAGCAGCGCCTTGACCAGAGGCTGTCTCAGATCGACGCCAAACTAGGAGCAGTCATGGCATCGCAGGACGACATCGACGCGGCGGTTGCGCAGATCAACACCACCATGGGTGACCTGCAGGCGCAGTCGGCCGCCATTGGCACCGACGTGACCAACATCCAGGCCGCGCTGGCGGCCCTCCCGCAGAACGTGGACACCTCGGCCCTCAACGCCGCGGTTGCCTCGCTCGCGCAGAACCAGGCGAGCCTCGACTCGGCTGTGGGCGGCCTCAACAACGTGCTCCCGCCTGCCCCGTGATACTGCCAGCTGCGTAGTAAGCTGCCGTCGCCAGGCCCCCGGGACGCCCGTCCGCTGGGGGCCTGGTCCTTTTAGGCGGCGGCCTCTAGCGCCATCCGGGCCTGGTGCCGCTCTATGTAGTCGGCTGCAGCCCGTAGCAAGTCGGGGTCGTCGTTGAACATGCCGAGAGCGACGTTGAGGTTCCGGCGGATTAGCCCGCGTAGGCATTTCCCGCAGCTCCGGTCACCGGGACAGCAACTGCGGTCGTGATCGACGGCGAGGGGGTAAACCTTGCCGGTGCGCTTGCTGACCGAGGTCTCAGGTCGGCCGCTGATCTCGCAGACGCCGGCCTGCTCAGCTAGTTTTTGGTCGTACCAGCCTGGCGGAAGGCTGTAGACACGATCTCGGTTCTTGGCCCCTTCGCCGTTTGCGCTGAGGCAGTCCCAGCATTTCCGGCGGTTCTGGTGAGTGGGGTTCACTCTGCAGGTGGCGCAGAGTTTCCCTTGCGCCCGGCAAGCTCCGCACTCGTTGCGCTCCTTGTCGCCGGGGCTCTTATCTCGCCCGCAGGTAACGCACTTGATTCGGCAGGCCGGGCAACGTTGAGCCTTTGCTCGGTTGTTGCCGCGGTAGGGCTGGCCGCATGATTCGCAGGGGCGTTCAGCTGTGGCGTATCCGCTGCGCTTACGGACTTTGGCGGCGGCGCACAGGGAGCAGTACGAGCTGAGGGCTCCTGATGGATAGCGGTGCCGTGGCCGCGTTTTGCAGGTCGGGCAGATGGGTTCGTTTCCGGAGACATTCACATTCTCTACTACGTCTGGCCGACTTACCGATTAGACGGGGCAAGCGCTCAGGCGTTAGGCCAGCCAGGTGGCTCCTCTACGAGGGAGCGGCGCAGGCCGGGCTCGGAACTTCGGGTCGCTGTGGAACTTAACAGCACCTGCCGGCAATGGTCGGCTGACCGGAGGAGGTGAGCCCGATCCCTGACATCAGTCTTTTGGAGCCCGTAGTGCTCCGAGGGGTCGTTTTAAGTTGAGAAGTTTGTAACGCCAGAAACGTTGCTGCTGCTCAACCGCCTGGACCAGACCCCGTGGCCCTTCCCGTCCGCCACCTGGGACGTGGTGAAGGGATCGAGAGCGGTCGCCAAGCCGAACGTGCCCAACTCTGAGGCGCACATCATCTCCCGGCTCGGCAGGAGCCAGGAAAGCGCGAGCTTCATCTACTTGCGCGAGAAGAAGGTCTTTGAGCCGACCACGCTGCACTGGCTGCGGACGCCGGGCGAGATCGCCCGCATCAACGCCGAGCGCGCGGTGCTGAGGGAGATCAACGACCTCAACCAGCGGTTCGACAACTTCGCCGAGTGGAGCGCCTGGCAAGCGCTGGGCGGCGCGATCCAGTACAACTACGGCGACGTCCAGGCCCTGGTGGACTACAAGTTCCCGCGCAGCCACTTCGTCACCCCGGCCACGCCGTGGGTCACTAACACCGCGCTCGGCTACTACACCACCGGCGGCGCCACCGCGGCCGGCGCGGGAACCAACAGCGGCCAGCCGGGCCAGCCGACCACCCTGGGCCAGGCCCAGACCTCGCTGACCGCGGCCGGCGGCACCATCACCTACGCGACCCCGGTGTCGATCATCGAAGACGTGCGGTCGTGGAAGCGGCTGCTGGCCGTGCACGGCCGGGTGCCGGCGAAGGAAGTTTTCGCCACCAGCGTCACCATGGCCGGCCTGATGGAAGCGTGGGTGTCCGCCACGCAGGCGTCTACCGTGTCGATCCCGGCGACCATGATGAGCGACCGGATGAAGGACGAATTTTACTCGACCGGCATCATGACCGGCTTCATGGGCCTCGTCTGGACCACGGTGGAGCAGGTCTTCGAGTCCGACCTCGGCAACCTGACCTTCTTCGTGCCGGATGGCATGATCTACCTGGGCAACTACACCGACCAGCGGCCAGTGGAGGTCCTGGTCGGCCCGACTGCCGACGACGAGGCCCCCGAAGGTTTTACCGGAAAATATGCCAAGACCTGGAAGGAGAAGGACCCGTCCGCTCGTCAGTACCTGTTGGAGTGGCACATGCTCCCGATCATCACCAGGCCTGAGCAGATGCTGGTAGCCACCAACGTCATCTCTGCGGGCGGCAGCGTCACCGTCCCGGCCGGCTACTACAACGGCGGGGCCGGCACTGGCGGAAGCAACGCGCCGGTCGACTAGCCTTGGCAGCAGCTCTCGCCGGAGCTGAGTTATAAGCAGAACGACCCTCGGGGACATAAACCGGGGGTCGTTCTGCGTCCAGGCGTAGTAGTTACCGTGCCGTGGCACGAGGCCCACCCCCTCGGACCCGGCACTGGCGACGAGGGAGGGCCGGGAGCACCGCTGGCCATTGCCTGGGTCTTGGCAGAGCCGCTGCCGTCCCTCCCGACTCGCGGGCAGCCGCCGATTGCCCCGGCATGGCAGGACTGAGCGGCGAGCAGGCCGTTATCGACGTGGTGGCCGTGTCTGAGCGGCTGTGCCCGAGCACGGTCAGCTCCAACGAAACAGCCTCAAGATTGGAACTGCCGCCCGAAGCTCCAACAGAGATTGAGGCTCCCTGCGCGCTCGGGCACCCCAACCCGCCCGGTTCCCGGTTCTGCGGGGCGTGCGGGCTCCCGGCCGGCGCGGCCATTCCGGTGCGCGGCGAGCCCGTGCAGCCTAAGCCCGCCGGCATGCTGACCCCGGCCGAATTGGCTGAGCGGGAACGCCAGCACGCGGAGGCGGTCGCCGCCGCCGCCCGGTTCGAAAACGCGCCCCAGCAGTTCGTGCCGGCTGAGGGCGAGGCCGTGCTCATTCACTTCGTGGCCGACGGGCTGACCGCGTTCGGCAGGCAGTGGTACCGCGGCCAGGAGCTGGCGATCGGCCCGGACCACCCGCGCTGGCCCGAGGCCCGGGGGTGGGTCACCCTGGACAAGTACGGGCAGATCGATCGATGGGGAGAGCAGAAGTTCGACTTCGGCCCGTGGCCCGGCCGCAAGAGCTACACCGATGCGGCGGGGTCGTTTGAGCAGCTGCGCAGCACTGACGCGGCGGGCAACAAGGTCACCTTCGCCGGCCCGTCTGAAGAGCAGCTGCGCGCCGCTGACGAGGCTGAGCGCAGGCGCGGCCGGGCAGTTCCCGCTCCGGCGATGATGTGAGGCACCGTGACGTTCCCCGTAGGGCTGACCACGATCGAGGTCACTGGCCAGAACCTCCGCGACTTCGGCGGCGGCTCGCTGTCCGGCACCGTAATTTTCACCGCCAGCGAGCCAGTCGCCGATCCGGCCGCTGAGGTGCTGCTGTTCGGCTCGGCTGCGTCCCAGGTGGTGGACGGGGTGCTGACGCCGGTCACGATCCCGACGACTGACTGCGTGTCGCCCGCCTTCACCTACACCATCTCGATGAAGCTGGACGAGCCCGACGCCAGCCCGTCGCCGTGGGCCGGGGTGTCCATCCCGCACACGCTGGGCGCGAGCGTCGACCTGGCCCAGCTGCTGGTGTCTGCATGACCTGGCCCGTGCCCACCCCGGCGGAGCTGGCGAAGTACACCGGCCGGCCGCTGACCAGCTACACGAACTACGTCAACTCGGCGCTGCTGCAGGCGACCATGATGTTCACCATCCTGGCCGAGCGGGGCGCCGACGACTACGCCGGGATGCAGCCAGACTTCCAGCAGCTCGCCAACATGGGCGTCATGGCGATGGCCGACTACCTGTACCTGCGCTGGCCTTACCAGCAGGTGATTGCCAGCCCGCTGCAGTCCGAGAACATCGGGTCTTACGAGTACAGCAAGCCGGTCGCTGAGCAGGCGCGCAACGCGCAGGCCATAGAGGTCACCGCCGAGCGCACCGGCGTGGACATGTTCGACCTGGCGGTGCGGCGGCTCGCCAGGCGCCAGGCGATGAACGGCGTCTTCTACGGCCAGCTAACGGGTTTCGAGCATTACGGGCGCGACGACCTCGCCTACGTCAAGTTCGACCCGGAGGAAGGCCGCATGGTGCTTGTCGGGCCTGCAGATAGAGATCAGATTGATGTTCAATTCTTCTCAGTCTCAGCCGAGATGTTTCCAGCAGATCCATCATAACTAGCTGGACATGCTATTGTCGGTACATGGGGCGTGTGCCGACGAGGTTCGTTGAGGTAGGCCAGCGGTTTGGCCGGGGTACGGTCATCGACTCGGACGTGCGAGTTCCTTATGAGGCCCCGTCCGGATACAGCAAGAACTGGCGGTGCGCTCGGCTCCGGTGCGATTGTGGAACCGAGTACGTGGCCCAGATGGGCGCATTGTTCCGGGGTAAGCGCATCTCGTGCGGGTGCGCTCGGCGCAAGCAGCGCGACCCGGAGGCCGTGGCTCGACAACGCGCCACGCTTGAAGCACGGGGCAAGGTCACTGAGCATCCGCTCTACAGCACCTGGGCCAACATGATGCGGCGCTGCTACAAGGAGGCCAACGGCCAGTACCCCAACTACGGTGCGCGGGGCATCAAGGTTCATGAGTCGTGGCATGACAGTCGGACTTTCGTAGGCGACATCGATCGTCTGCTTGGCCCGCGCCCGAAGGGTTGCACGCTTGACCGGAAGGACAACGACGGCAACTACGAGCCGGGCAACGTGCAGTGGAGTACCGGCCCCGCGCAAAGCCGCAACACGCGCCGGGCGCTGACAGGCTCGGTCCGCTACCGGGGCAAGGGCCGGTGGGGGTTCCGCTTGAGTGCAGGCGGCTACTTTTCTGAGGCGGAAGCTTTGGCTGCCCAACGGCTAGCTATTGAGGCGCTGACCGAAGCCGGAGTGCTCCGTTAGCCTGTCCCCAGGTTGTGGACAGGCTTGTGGACAACCGGGCTGAGGCGTAACAGGGAGTATGGCTGAATCCCGTCGTCGTCTGCTGGTCACCGGGTCACAGGACTGGGACGATTTCGCCACCGTCCGGCGCGTGCTGAAGAAGCTGTGGGACTATGACCCGGATATCCTGCTGGTCAGCGGCGCGTGCCCGCGCGGGGCGGACCTGATGTGCGAGACGGTTTGGGACGAGTACCTGGGCGGCGGCGTAGAGCGCCACCCGGCGGACTGGTACCCGGACGGCCGGTACGACAACAGGGCCGGCATCCGCCGCAACGAGGAGATGGTGCGCCTGGGCGTGTGGGGGTGCGTCGCCTTCGGGCGGTCCTGCGAGCGCGTCGCGTGCCGGGGGAAGCTCGCTGATGAGAAGTGGCCTTTCCACGTTACGCACGGCACGGAGCATTGCTCGCGCTACGCTGAGGCTCATGGCATTCCGGTGAAGAGGTTCACTCCGATCCTGGCGGTATGAATGGTCCGGTGCACGAGCGCGTTACGATTCAGGACGTCTGGGCCTTTATTGCCCCTGCAGGTTGGGCTACCCAGTGGTACTGGCCAGAGGGGGTTCACGGCAAGGTGTGGAACTTCTTTCACGGGCGCGGCTGGCAGGTGGTGTGATGGTTCACCGGGGAATCCCCGAGCACGGCTCCTGGTGGCGGCTCGGCCGCGACATGCTGTGGCTGGCCGTTCTCGCCGGGGCCGGCTCCGTGGTGTTCATCCTCGGTGACCTGGTGATCTACGGCCGGGTGAACTGGTGACCAGGTACAGGGACCCGCTCCCGCCGGGAGTGCGGCAGAAGGTCGCGAAGATGTCGCTGGTGCTGCAGTACGCCGACGGCTATATCGCGGTCGTGCAGGGCGAGGACCTGTACGCCACGGCGACATTCCCGCTTGCCCTCGGGCCTGACGCCGAGGTGCAGGTCATCCGTGAGCTGTCTCTGGTGCCCTCGGTCTTCGAGACCAGGAAGCTGGTGCTGGAGGTCGACCTGGTGCCCGGCAAGCCGAGCCGTCCTGCCCTGCGCATGCAGTGCGCCTTTACCGACGAGGACCCGCCGATTCCCAGTGCGTGACCACGCCGCAGCCTTACCAGCCGTTCGCGCCTGGCCAGGGCATGCGGATCTTCTACAGCAGCACCTGCCAGGTGCTCCGCTCCAACTCCTCGCTCGACGTCGGCGGCGGCATGTCGTTCACCTGGGACCCGGTAACCGACGTGGTGGACCGTTACCTGAACACGCCGGGGATGCTGCAGTGCCGCCTTGACCTGACCTTCCTGCGGCCGGGCAAGGACCAGCCCGCGCCCATCGTGGCCGGCCGCGCCCCGGACCGGGTGGGCGTCTGCTACTTCGACCTGGTGCCCGACGCCGAGGGCGCGTCGCAGGTGCGGGCCGGCGACCGCCTGCGGTGCGTGAGCGGCCCCATCTTCGGCACGTTCGAGATCCGGCTCATCCCCGACGTCGCGCAGTCCCTCATCGGCGCGCACCACATCGAGGTACAGGTTGTCGAGGTCAGCCAGATGCTCAAGCCGGGCACCTCGCCGACGCCCTTCGGGTCACCGGAGTGAGGAGGATCGACATGCGCTGGGGCGTGCACTGGGGGAAGCGCAAGGAGAACGGCGTCTGGCGGGCGTCAGTGCCACGTCGGCGCTTCATGTTTCGCGGGCACGACTCGCTGTTCATCGCGGCAGGCTGCTGGCGGCTGCGCCTGATGAAGCCGGGGTGGTGCCCGTGAGCGCGCCGTGGTGGCACCCGGAAGCCAACCCGCTGCGCGACATTCAAGAGGTTGCGCGTGAGCTGGAGCGGCAGTACGCGTCTGGTTTTAGTGCGCCGCAGCCTATGGGACTCCCTGAGCCCGTAGTGGTGGTAGCACCGCGCTTCAAGGAGGCGCTGACGTGGGCGTGCCGGGAAAGGCTGGCGCGGAGGCGGTGGCACTGGGCCCGGCTGCCGGAGGAGCTGTACGGCCTGCTCGGCGGCACCGTCGTACTGGTCAACAGCTCCAGGCTGGCGGGCGACCCGGGTGAGTGGTTCTCGGTGATGCAGGTCCTCGGCCGGACGGGCACGGTTATCCGGCAGGAAGTTACCTGATGGCTGAGTATTTCGTGGTCTACCTGAACGGCGCGGGCGACGAGCTGGACCGGCTGGCCCGCGGCCCCGACGCGCAGACCATCGCGCGCATGGAGGCGGCGCTCATGCTGGGCTACGCCATCACCGAGGGGCGGGTGCACGTCATCACCGGCGACCTGCTCGCCTCCGGCCACCCGGCCTCCAGCTTCGACAAGTACACCTGGTCAGGCGAGATCGACTACGACCGCTACCCGGGCATCTTCGAGCTGGCGCGCGGCGACGTCGCGACGAAGTACCACCCCTATCCGGGCAGGCACTACTTCTTCGACCCGGGCGGGCACGAGTTCGAGAAGGGCGTGCGGCAGGCGTTCTGGGACTGGGTGACGGACGACAAGGGCGGCAAGGCTCCCGACGGCGGCCTGCCGTGGAAGTCCGGCGGCGATTAGCTGTGCATGGATGACGTGGCGACCGGGAGTGTCAAGTACCTGTCCGGGTTCGCCGACGTCACCGCGCTGCTCGGCTCCTACCCGCTGACCGACCCGCCCGGGTTCGCGGGCAAGCCCTGGCTGTTCAGCGACATGAACCAGGGCGTGCTCAAAGTCATGGAGGGCTCCTCGGCCGCGGCAGTGGTGTGCGCCGACTTCGGCGGCTGGGAGGTGCCGGTGCCCGGGTCCAGCGCCCGGTACCGGCGGCTGCGCGTGGATATCTGGATTGACCCGCAGCGCGACGCCGGCATGAACGTCGCCGAGTCCTCCTCCGTGACCGCCAACCGCGGCCTGGCGGTGTTCAACGCCCTTCAGTACCGCCTCCACCGCCTTGACCCGGACGCGGTGGTGTGGGGCGACCTGGTGACGGTTGGCTGCCAGCTGCTCACTGAGCCCGTCTTCCAGCCCATCGCCGACGGCGACTACCTGCTGCGCGGGACCGCCTACTACGGCGTGGAGTACAGCGGCTGGAGCGACGCGGCCGAATAGTTACCCAGGGTCGCGTCATTACCGCCGGCGCGGCGCGTGCAGTCACCGTAACCGCGAGGGGGAGGGCCCGTGCCAGCCGACCGGCCGTTGAAAATCCTGCTGAAGTCCCCGTTTAGCCAGTTTTCGGGGTACGGCATGGACGGCTTCAGCCTCGCCCGCGCGCTGCACCGCTGGGGGTGCGACGTCTACCTGCAGCCGACCTGGCTGGACGTGCCGGTCCCGCGCGATCTGCTGCCGCTGTTCGCCAAGGAGCTGCGCGCCCCGTTTGACCTGCTCATCAACCACTGGGACCCAAGCCACCTGTTCATCACCCCTGAGGCCCGCCAGTGCGCCCGGGTGGCCGTGGCCTGGACCATGTGGGAGTTCGCCGGCGGGCCAGGGAAGAACGGCAAGGGTGTGTCCGGCCTGGTGCCGCACTGCGAGGCGCGCTCCACCCTGCGCAAGCGGCTCAAGTGGTTTGACCTGGTGCTCGGCTACGACCCGGTGAGCCTGGAGGCGATTGAGCCCTACATCCCGCCGAAGGTGCACAGCGGCGTGCTGCAGGGCGGCTACGACGCCGGGGAGTGGAAGAAAACCGAGCGCGACTGGTTCAGCGAGCGGTTCGGGTTCATCATGCACGGGGCACTCAACGACCGCAAGCAGCCGTGGACGGCGATCGAGGCTTTCCAGGCGCTGAAGTTCGAGAAGGGCGCGGACTTCGAGGGGGCGACGCTGGCCCTGCACACCAGCGCGCCGGGCAAGCTGTGGCCCGAGCTGAACGAGCCGTTCAAGGCCACCAAGATCCGCGTGTTCGTGGACGCGTTCGACCGGCCCACGCTGGACGACTTCTACGCCGCCGGGCACTGCCTGCTCGCGCCGTCCCGCGGCGAGGGCAAGAACCTGCCCGCCCTGGAGTTCATGACGACTGGCGGGGTGGTGGCGGCCACCGACTTCGGCGGCCACAAGCAGTGGCTGAACGCCGACTACGCCTACCCGCTGGGCTATGACCTGAAGCCGACGTTCGATGACAAGCCCTGGGGCGCGCACGACGCCCGGGTGAGCGTGGAGCACCTGAAAGAGGTCATCTGGCACATCTACACCCACCGGGCCGAGGCCAGGCAGAAGGCCGAGCTGGCGTCCCGGGTCATCCCGCAGATGTGCGACTGGTCGGTAGTGGCGGAGAGCCTGTTCCGGCGCATCGGCGACCAGGTGGCCGGACCGGGGCCGGAGGTGGCCGCCCAGGCGTTCGCCTGCCGTCGCGAGCCGGAGCCCGGCCCGTCGGCTGCCATGCCCGGCTGGCACCAGTGACCGCCGTGGAGGAGATCGAGGTCCGCTGCCCGGTCCCGGTGCAATTGCCGAACGGGCACAGCCTGCCCGGCAGGCTGCTGATGAAGCTGCTGGTACGGGGCGAGTTCCCGTCGTTCGTGCACCCGGACAACCTTATTGAGCTGGCTTGCGACGAGTGCCGGGTGCAGTTGCGCAAGCGGGGTGTCAGCGTGAACCGGGTGCTGCACAGGTACGACCTCGCCGGGCAGCTTGTGGAGACACTGACTGACGGCGAGGTGATTTGAATGTAGCCTCACGACCGGAGGCGATTTAATGAACGACCGGAGACTAAGGCTCGCTGACGAGGCCTCGGAAACCAGGCCGGAGGCCCTGCCCATCAAGCAGGTCAAGTGCCGGGCGGGCCACCACAAGTTCGCGATGGACGACTGGGAGCCGCCAGCTGCCATCCCCCGCGGGGTGAGCGTGATGTTCGCCAGCGAGGGCCGGTACAAGCTGATGGAGCCGTGCCTGTCCTGCATGGCGGCGACCCGGGTGACTTACACGCACCCTGGCGGCGGCATCGACGGGTTCCTGAAATCCGGCATCGTCTACGGCTCCAACTGGGTGCGGATGGCCATGAGCCAGCCGCGCGGCCGGCGGGTCATGCGCGATGAGCGCTGCCGCCGCGGGGCGGCGCAGTTGCGGGACTTCATCGGCCGGGCTGTCACGGACCTGGCTGAGCCTGATGACCCGCGGTCCGCGGTCGCCCCGGTGCAGTTCAGGAGCGTCTAGTGCAGACGGTCGAGGTCAAGCTCTGGGACGACCTGCATCACCGGCAGGACAGGGAGAAGGTCCCCGCTGAGGTCCAGGTAGAACTGACGTACAGGACCGAGAAGGTTTCTAAGTGCGTCCGGCTGGACCTGACTGCCGCGCACGGTGATGAGCTGGCTAAGCTGCTCGCCCCCTACCTGGCGGCTGGCCAGTCCCCCGAGGCCGAGGACAGCGCGCGCGAGGTAAAAAGCGGCGGCAAGATCCGTCGCGGCCCTCCGGGCGGCCCTGGCGGGTCGGCGGCGCGGAAGTGGCGCGAGAACCTGCGCGCGTGGTCGGACGGCCTGGGGCTGGTCAACCGGGATGACCCGGGCTACCCTGCCTGGCAGACCACTAGCGGCAAGCACTACTACCCGGCTGACCTGGAGGACGCGTTCATCCTGCACAAGGACGGGCACGAGGAAGAGGCGCTGGCGCTGGTCGCGAAGTTCAAGCCGCAGGCCGCTTAGTTGGGCGGGATGCGGTTCATGCCCGCGGGAGTGCACCGCGAGCGGCAGGGCGATGACTGGTACGTCATCTGGCTGGGCCCGGCCCGCGCCGAGGGCAGCATCGTCATCGGCCGGACTAAGCGGCTGAGACGGCACCTGTGGCACCGCTGCTTCCCTGAGTCAGGTGCCGCCTGCCGGGAAGTGAAAGGGCACGTAGCCGGCATCGAGTGGCTGCTGGAGGTGCACAGGCAGTCCGATTAGGCGGGCGTGCACTACCGAGCCGTGCCCGGCTGGCCAGCGCCCATTGTGGTAGCCCGGCCACGGCCAGGGGACTTCTGCTGCGTCCCCGTCAGCGGCCCGGTGGGCCTCGGCATCACCGTCGGCCAGTGGCTGGACGGCGACGCGTTCCAGTTCTACGACCACACCGAGATCTACATCGGCAAGGCGGATGCCGCCGGGCCCTACGGTTACACGGTCAGCGCCTACCCGGACGGCCACGGCAAGCGGCCCCTGCCCTGCCCGTCGTGGCAGCTGCCCGGCTCGCTGTGGTCATCCGGGCTGGTCGACCTGACCGGCGCGCAGCGGACCGGCATCACCGCCTGGGCGATGGCGCACCAGGACACCACCTACTCGTTCCTGGACTACGGCGCGCTGGCGCTGCACGCGCTGCACGTCCCGGCCCCTGGCCTGCGCGAGTTCATAAAAAGCACCGGGCACATGATTTGCGGCCAGTGGACGGACGCGGGCTACCGCTTTGGCGGCGAGGTGCAGCTTTTCGATGACAAGCGCTGGGAGGGCTACGTCAAGCCAGGCGATTTGGCCAAGCTCCTGCAAGCCCGGCTCGTCCAGGCGGCTTAGCGGTTTCCCCTGCGGCCTCCGTGATCTTGGTGTTACCGTCGCGGAACCCGCACCTGACGCCAGCATGCCCGGGAGATGCCATGTACGCACTGCCCCCCGCCACCGTTACCGTGCACCCCGGCGACACGCTGTCAGCCATCGCCGGCCGCGCCTGCGGCGACCCGGCCGACTACCTCGCCCTGGCCTACAACAACGACGTGGCCAACCCTGACCTCATCTACGCCGGGCAGGTTTTCCAGGTGGCCTGCCAGGCCGCCGCCCAGGCCATCGCCGACCGCTATAACCTGCTCGGCAGTGCCCCGCAGCCTGTCCACTACGCGTCGCAGCCCAGCCAGGCACCGCAGCAGCCCGTGTCCCAGCCTGTGGTGACCTCGGTGTCCGGCACCATCGGCTCCAGCTCGATGCAGTCGTGCATCATCGCCCGCGAGTCCGGCGGCAACGCGCAGGCCGTGAACCCGTCTTCTGGCGCCGGGGGCCTCTACCAGTTCCTGCCGTCCACCTGGCAGGCTCTCGGGCACAGCGGCCTGCCCGAGAATGCTTCTGTCGCCGAGCAGAACCAGGCGTACGCGCAGGAGGTCGCGCAGGACGGCTACAGCGCGTGGACCGCGTACGACGGATGCACCCCTTGACGTTTGCTAAACTGGAGGCGTGAGCAAGAGACTTCCCCCGCTTCCGGTAGGCGAGCGCTTCGGGCGCTGGACGGTGGCTGGCGAATCCTTCATGAAGGACGCCGGCCACCGTGCTGTCCCCTGTGCCTGTGCGTGCGGTACACGCCAGGATGTCCTCGTATTCAGCCTGCGTAACGGCACGTCCCAGAGCTGTGGCTGCCTCAAGCGTGAACAGGTGGCGACCCTGGCTCAGCGCACGCTCACGACTCACGGGCGTGCGGGTGGCGGCGGGGACCCGCTTTACCGGCTGTGGCGGAGGATCAACCGGCGGTGCTATGACCCGAACTCCACGCAGTACCGCTGGTACGGGGCCCGGGGCATCAGTGTGTGGGAGCCGTGGCGGCATGACGCCGGGGCGTTCATCGCATACATCGAACAGCACCTCGGCCCGCGTCCGGCAGGCATGTCGCTCGACCGTGAGGACAACGACGGGAACTACGAGCCTGGCAACCTGCGCTGGGCTACTCAGTACGAACAGGTGCACAACAGCCGGAGAGTATTGAAGGCGGGTTAAGCACCCTCCGATTGGAAGGGCGAGCCAGGAGTTTGGCTCGCCCTTCACCATGTCTGGAGGCAGCATGCCACGGCAGGCAGGTAAGTACGGACGACTCCCCCCTGACCCCGGCCGCCGCCGGCTGACCCTGGAGAAGTACCTGGACTCGCGGGTCCAGCTGTCCCGGTCCGGGCTGCCCCCGGTGCCGCTGGCCGCTGACGTCGACCGCGCCAGCGCGGTGCAGGACTGGCCGGTGTACCTCAACAACGATCTGGGCGATTGCACGATCGCGGCGATCGGCCACATGTACGGCGCGTGGACCGAGTACGCGTCCAGGGCTGAGGCACTGTTCGCCGACGACCAGATTCAGGCGGTGTACTCGCGCGTCGGCGGTTACGTGCCCGGCGACCCGTCGACTGACAACGGGTGCGTCATGCAGGACGTGCTCGCCGACCAGCAGTCCAACGGCATCACCGACCAGGCCGGCAAGCTTCACCAGGTGGCGGGCTACGCGGCGTTCGGCAACCCGGCTGACGAGGTACTGCTCGGGCAGGTGCTCGACGTCTTCGGCACCGTGTACGTCGGCATCAACGTCCAGCAGCAGATGGAGACCGAGTTCGCCGGCCAGCAGCCGTGGACCTGGGACCCGGCCGCGGACACCATCGGCGGCCACGCTATCTGCCTGCAGCGCCGCCTCGGCAGCGGGAACGCGCCGCTTGAGTACGTCACCTGGGGCGCTCTCCAGCCGGCCACCACCAGCTTCCAGGCGAACGCCGCCGAAGAGGCGTGGGCGGTGGTGACGCAGGACTGGCTGCAGGCCAACGGCACCACCGTGGAGGGCCTGGACCTGCAGCAGCTGCTCGCGGACATGAGGCACGTCTGAGTCGTGAACGCGACCGCCATCGCCATCCTGGGCGTCGTGGGCGCGCTGCTGGGCGGCGGTGGCGCAGTCCTGGGCGTCCTCTACGCCAGGGCGCGCAACGCACGAGACGACCTGAAGGCGGAGGTCAAGGCGGCGGAGGCTGCCAAGGCCGAGCGGGACGCGACGCACGTACTCGCGCAGTCGGCGTATGCCCTGGCCGAAGCGGGACGCACGGAAGCCCGCGGGCTTCGCTCGGAGGTGACAGCTCAAGACTCCCGGCTGGCCATCTTGGAATCCAAGATGGACGTCTTTTGGAGAAATGTGGCTTTCGACGTGAGCAAGATTCTGCACAGCCCGCACCCGGGGTGGGAAGAGCTGGATGCCCTGCTGGAGAAGTTCCAGGCTCGCGACATCACTGACCTGGAAATGGCCGACTTGGAGACCCAGCTGCGGGACATGGTTGAGGGCCGGTGGGTGCCGACCGAGGTAACGCGCGCGGACCAGGTGGCCGCGAGCCTGCTACTGCGGGCGATTGAGCAGACGAGGGTGTGAGTGATGCCTGAAGCTGCCGCGCACAAGCTGCAAGACGTGGTTGACGACATAACCGGGTACAAGCGCCGGACCAGGTGGTGGAGGTGGGGCACGGCCCTGGTCGCCGTGGCCGCCGTCCTGCTGTACGTCCGGGTGCACCAGAGCCAGATAGACAACTGCGTAGCCGGCAACCAGACCAAGGTCCAGCAGGCGCAGTTGTGGGACACGCTGTTCGACCTGGCGGCCAAGGGGAGCACCGGGCCGCCGAGCGCGCAGACGCAGAAGCTGACGTCGGAGTTCCTGGGCGACGTCAAGGCTACTTACGCGCCTGTCGACTGCGCCGCGCGCTACCCGTTCTGGTGACAGCGCTCTGTTGTCCTTTCCGCGTATTAAAGGTATGGGCAAAAGACTCGACATACCCGTAGGCACGAGATTCGGGAAGCTGGAAGTCATCGGAGAGGGCGAGCCGAAGGCGTACGGGAAGGACCGGCCGAGCCGCACACTGCGGTGCCGGTGCGAATGCGGGAACGTGGTGGACGTTACCGTGCGCAAGTTGGTGCACTTGGGCCAGATCTCGTGTAGTCGGTCGTGCGGTAACACCAAGCACGGGCTCGCGCGGCGCAGTACCAGGGACCCTATCTATAACTGCTGGCAGAGCATCTGGGCACGGACGAACAACCCGAAGGCGACCGGCTACAAGTACTGGGGCGGGCGCGGCATCAGGATGCACGAGCCCTGGAAAGACCCGGCAGTGTTCAAGGCCGAGGTGGAGGCCGAGATCGGCTTGCGCCCGAGCCAGGACATGAGCGTGGAGCGCATCGACGTTAACGGGCACTACGTGCCAGGGAACATTATGTGGCTGCCTAAGTCGAAGCAGCCCCTGAGCCGACGTCCTGTCTACAACAGCACGGACGTGGAGGCGATGCTGGCCGCGCACCACTGTGCGTGCTGCTCGCGCACCCCTTAAAAGCACAACCGATTAAACCTCCCGAAGGCGCAACCGGCCATCGGGAGGTCTGTCGTTATGCCGACTGCCAGCAACACTTATGCCGGCACCCCGTTCGAGGGCTTTTCGCTGAGCCACGCCGCGATTCTCAACGGCTCTACCGGAGCTGAAGGTGCCACTGTCTACGGCGTGCGGAACGGCACGATCTCGACGGACCAGGGCAACTTCGAAAACACCGGCGACGACGTCGTGTTGTCCGAACACTTCTGGATAAATTTTGCGAATGTGACCATTGAAGAGGGTTATATCCCCTTCAGCACGATCGCCTACATCACCGGCACGACGGTCACCAGCTCCGGCGCAGCGGGCGCGGACTACTACGCCATCCCGCTGTGGACCCTGGCAAGCATGAACCAGGTGACCCAGCCGCTGGCTATCCGCGTGCCGTCCAAGGACGCCGGCGGACAGATCCGGACGCTGGACTTCATCCTGTACCGCGTACAGTTCCAGCCGTTCAACTTCACCGGCCCGAGCTACAAGACGGGCCTGAGCTGCAGCATCGCGGGCCGCGCGCTGTTCAGCACTGTCAACGAGGTCGGCGCGTCGCTGCCTGCCGCTTACGGCGGCACCTCCGGCTCGGCCGGCACCGCCATCGGCCGCCTCGTGTCCCTGCCGGGCACTGAGACGGGCGCGTTCGTGCCGGAGCCGTTCGGGGCCGGCGGCGGGACGGTGGTCTGACCGTGGCAGGCAGGCACCGCAGGAAGGGCGAGGACAAGGCCGCCGAGCCCCTGCCGGGCACGGCGGCCATGGGCCAGGGCCAGCCAGAGGCCGGGGTGGAAGCCCCGGACGAGGACATGCCCGAGCAGCCGGACAACGTGGTGACCGGCGGCGAGGCTCTGGAAGAGCAGCAGCGCAACCCCGACCTGGACGACAACAGCGGAGCCCGCCCGTAGCTGCGTAAGCTGGCTGTTGGCTGAGGAAGGCCGAGAACGGCGCGCTTGGGCACAGGGGAGACCCTGAAGCGCGCCGTTCGCATGTCCGCCGATTGTCCCGGCATCAGCCCCGAGAGTCCCTGAGAGGACCCGTTATGCCGGATAACAGTGAACTGGATCGTATCGATCCACAGCCGGAGACGTGCAAGCTGTCCACCGGCTTCGAGGTCGACATCGTGCGGATGCGCACCCGCCAGTTCTTCCGCTTGCTGCGCGTGCTGACCCACGGGGCAGGCCCCGCGCTCACCCAGTCCGGGCTCGACTTCGCGGCCGGAGGCGAGGAGTTCACCCAGAAGCTGCTCATGCTCGTGGTGATGTCCATCCCCGACGCCGAGCAGGAGGCCATCGGCTTCCTGGCGTCAATGTGCCGGCCGTCCGGCATCACGGACAAGGCTGCCTCCCAGCTGACCAAGCAGGAAAACGAGGCCAACCAGGCGCTGTGGACCCGGTTCAACGAGGAGCTGCACAACCCTGACCTGGAGGACACCCTCGACCTGGTTGAGATTATCGTCCGGCAGGAGTCGCCTGAGCTGCAGGCCCTGGGGAAAAAACTCCAGCGGACGTTCAAGATCTTCCAGGCGACGGGCCAGGACAGGGAGGCCCCGGAGCCGGAGGCGAGCCCGCAGGAGATCAACTCGCCGGAGCGTTCGCCTCAGCTTTCGACGTCCTCAGCCACGAGTACGGGTGGACCGACGAGTACGTCCTCGACCTCCCGGTCTGCCGGCTCCGGCAGTGCCTCGAAGCGGCGGGCGCACGCCGGAAGCGAGAGCAGCTAAGCCGCCTGCGGCTGGCCGAATGGCAGGTGAAGATGGTGTGCCAGTTCATCGGCGCGCAGGCCATGGTGGACACCAAGGCGCACGGCGGCAAGAACCCGCTGGTGGAGCTGGCCGCATCCATCGACATCTTCGGCGGCAAGTCCCCCGAGGAGCAGGAGCTTGACCGCATTCGCGGGCCGAAGGTGGCCGACTCGGTTGAGGACGACCCGCGGTTCGGCAAGGTGGCCGCCGACCCCGACGCCGGCGTGGAGGCCGCGAATGCGAGCGGTTCGTATGAGGCTTTCATGGCCATGATGGGCGGACCGCCGCCTATGCCGGGCCGCGGGGGGTGAGGGCGTGGGCGTAGTAGTCAGCATGGTACGTAATTCATCAATGCTGTCCGACGAGTCTTGGCTGCGCGAGCGCTACCTCGTTGACGAACTGTCCACCACCGCCATTGCGGCGCTGGCCAACTGCTCTCAGGCCACGGTGTGCAACCGGCTGGCCGGGTACGGAATCCCGCGGCGTCCCCGAGGTCGCTTTACGCAGAGCCGGATCGACGCTGACGGCCGAGAGTGCACGGCTTGCGGTGACTACAAAGCGTGGAACGAGTACTCGCCTAGCAAGCCGACGCAGCCAGGCGGCCGGTACTCCGTCTGCAAGGTCTGCTGGAACGGCACGCGCGGTGGCGGCCCCGGTAACCGGAATGGCGAGTACCGTGCGTGGGCACTCAAGCGCATGGGCATCACGCAAGCCGAGTACGACTGGCTGCTAGCCCTGCAGAAGGGCGTGTGCGCTCTCCATGGTGGCCCGGAGACTAGGAAGGGTGCGCTGTACCTTTCCGTCGACCACGACCACAACTGCTGTCCGCCGGTAAAGGTCGGGCAGACCCGGTGCTGCAAGAAGTGCATCCGCGGCCTGCTCTGCCACGACTGCAACCACATGGTCGGCCTAGCTGAGAAGCTAGGTCAGGCGTGGCGGTTCCCTGATTACCTGGGCTCGCGCCCCTTCATGGGGAAGGGGGTGGTGCTCATGACGCCTTATTCTGAGCCTCTGAGCCACAGTTGTGGCTTATGAGGGACCAGAATACTGGTTAGATCGCTTTGGTATGTAATTTACAAGGCGATCGGTTTAACATTCAGGTGACTTCGGCGACCTGATGCGGGACGCGGCGCAGGCTAAGGCCGCGCTGCAGGGGATGGGCGATGCGGCCAAGGCGGAGACCGCGGCCGAGGTGGCGGGCGCGACCCAGGCCGCCGCCGCGCGCGGCAAGGGCATCACGTCCATCCAGCAGGAGACGCAGGCCCTTAACCAGCTCGCCAACGCCGCCAAGCAGACCAACGTCCAGCTGCTCTACGGCGGCCGGAATGACATGACCCAGCACCTGAGCGACCTGGCTCAGGAGCTGAACTACACCACCTTGCTCAACCGGCAGAAGTGGCTCGGCTTCTCCTCCGTCCAGCAGGCCATGTCGTACCGCCAGCAGATGTATAACCTGGCGCTGCTGGAGAACAAAGCGCACTTCGCCGGCTACCTGACCGCGGACCAGTACCTGGGCTTCCTGCAGCGCGAGACCGCCCAGACCGCGGCGCTGTCGGCCGCCATCCGCGACCGCAGCGCGGCCATCGGCGCCGAGACCCAGATGCTGCTCGCGCACGCCAACGCGCTGCAGGGCACCCACGCGACGGCAGGCAGCCTGGGCGAGGGCCTGAGCACGGTCAACGCCTACAACGTGGCGCTGGTCGGGCTGCCGGACACGGTGGTCACCAAGGCCGTCCTTGATGACAGCCAGGCGATGTCGCAGCTGGCTGCCTACCGCGCGGCGCTGACCTCGCTTCCCAACGCGGAGACCACCGACATCACCTCGGTTGCCACCCGGCTGGGCGGCGTCCCGCTGACGGGCGCGCGCCAGGCGGTGCCGGTCAGCGTCCGCCCCGAGATCGACTACGCCGCGATCAACAAGATGCTGTCCCAGGCGGTCGCCGGGGCGCACCCGGAGGCGCTGCGCGCGCCGCTGGCCATCACCGGGTCGGGAGCGGCGGATTCCGCGCTGTCGGCCACGGCGGATTCCGCGCTGTCGGCCACGGCGGACGACGCCGGCGCGCTGTCGGCGTCCATGTCCGAGCTGAGCGACAAGGCGGCCATTTCCGCCGAGGCAATCAGCAAGTTCCAGGACTCCCTCGCGCTGGCCGCGGTCGACGCCCGCGCGCTGGAGCAGGGACTCGGGCGCCTGTCGGCCGCCGAGCAGCTGCTGTCTGAGGTTAACGCCCAGTTCGTGCCGCAGAAAGGCCGCAAGAAGGCGGCGGCTGCCGACCCGGCGCAGAACCTCGCTGACCTGTACGGGCTGCAGGACGTCGCCGGCGCGCTGCGCGAGGGCGCGATCTCCGACGCGCCGCGCGGCTACCCGCTGTCCGCCCCGGGCATGAAGATCATCCCGCCGACGCAGGCGGGAGAAGAAGACCTGTGGTCGGGGCTGTCCAAGTACATGCAGGGCGGCAAGGCCGCGGGGACTGCCACCGAGAAGGTTGCCGTCGAGGGCGGCCAGGAGGCCGAGGCGACCCTCGACAAGATCGCCGTCCAGATGGAGTGGCTGGACCATGAGGATGCCAAGCCGAAGCTAGAGCTGGAAGGCGGCCAGGAGGCGCTAGACGACGCCTACCACCTGGACGGCGTACTCGTCGGCCTGACTTACGAGCGCGCGGAGCCGGAAGTCGCCCTGCAAGGCGGAGCCGAGGCGCTGGGAGAAGTCACCGCCCTGGACGAGGGGCTGCACGAGATCCCGCACGAGACTGACACCGTCCTGGTGGTCGAGTCCTCCGGGGCCTCCAGCGAGGTCCGCGATTACAGCCGCGACATTGAGGACATCGAGCGTGAGGTGGGCACTCGCGCCGACTTCGAGGACACCGAGGCGGAGAGCGGGCTGTCGCGCTGGCTGACCGCCCTGGCTGCGGCGGTCCAGCACAAGTACGACTTCTACGCCAGCTTCAACGACGACGCGGCCAAGGCCGAGCTGGCCGGGTGGATCAGCGAGCTTGAGGCGGCACGCGCCGAGGAGAACCGCATCACCGCCGGCATGGGCGGTGCCTCCGGTGGCGGTGGCGGCGGAGGGCCGCCTGTTCCCCCTGCTGCCGCCGGCGACGCGCCCAACCCGGATGACCGGGCGATGTGGGAGGCCGTCGCCGCCGAGATGGCCAAGGTAGACGCCCTCTTCAAGAACACCGGCCGTGACGCCGCTGCCGCCGGGGCCGCCGCGTCCAAGGCCGGCCGGGACGGCGCGCAGGCGGTCACCTCGATGGTGCTGCCGCTGACCAACGGCGCGCGCGGCTGGTTCGGCCTGCTCACCCAGGTCAACCTGTTCGGCGGCCTGCTGCCCGGCATCCTGGGCCACACCACGGCCCTGCACTTCGTCCTTGACGCGATCATCGAGACGATCGCCATCCTGCTGCCGGCCATCGTCACCATGGCAGCCGGGCTGACCGCGTTCGGCATCGCTGGCTACGACGCCGGCAAGGCGGTCTACGAGCGCCTGACGGCGATTCACACCGCGGCCGACGCCACCGGCCAGTCCATCCCGCCGCTGACCGGGAACCTGGAGAAGCTGCACGACACGGTGCGCCCGCAGGTCTGGCAGTTGTATGGCGACGCCATCACCGTCGCGGGGGCGAAGTCCGGGCTCTTCAACCAGCTGGCCATCCAGACCGGGAACGTGGTCGACCGGCTGGCCGCGCGGCTGACGGTGGACCTGGTGCAGGGTGGCCAGGGGCTGAAGACGTTCCTGTCGGTCGGCGCGGAGAACCTGGCCAAGCTCGGCACCATCTTCGACAACCTCGGCAAGGCCCTGATGGCGTTCATCAAGGTCACCGAGGACACCCACATTGACCAGATTTTCCTGGCCATCTTCGTGGCGCTGTCCCAGTTCCTGGTGCTCATCACCAAGCTGCCCACCCCGTTGCTCGCCGCCGTGGTCGCGCTGCACGCGTTCTGGCTGTGGGGCGGCCTGCTGGCCACCGTGGTCCTGCAGATGCTCAACCCGCTGCGCTCGCTGGCACTGGCGCTGGGCGCGGTCGACGCCGCCTCAGTGAACGGCGGCCTGGCCAGCCTGACCAAGGACGCGTCGGCCTGGCAGCGGCTGAAGGCCGGCCTGACCGACATCGCAGCCGGGTTCGGCGCACTGCCGGCCCGGTTCAGCCTGAGCAGCAAGGCGGCCGGCGAAGCTGAAGTCGCCTTCGATGACATGGGCAACGCGCTGGTGGCTACTGACGCGGAGATGGCGGCCGGCGCCACGTCCGGCGGCGGCCTGCTCTCGGTGCTCGGGCGGCTCGTCCCGGCCGGCGGCGCTGCCGCCGGGGCTGCCGCGCTGCTGGGCAGCGCGCTGGCCGCCGCCTACGTCTACCTGGCGCTGCTGCCCGACGCGACCCAGAAGTGGATCAACTCCCTCAACCAGACGCTGGCTAAGACCACCGCGTTCACTGTGGTCTCCGCGACGGTCGGTGACCTGGCGGCGGTCACCCAGCAACTGGCAAAGGCCCAGGCCGACGGGACAGGCAACGCCTCTGAGCTGGCCGGGGCGCAGCGCGGCCTGTCCAGTGACCTGTCCAACGAGCTGGGGCACGTCGGGGCGGTGTCCAAGGCTTACGGCACCGACTTCCTGGGCGCGCTGGAGCTGCTGAACGCGGCCGGGGTGAAGACCTCCGACATCTTCTCCGCCCAGGGCAAGGCCTGGGAGGCGGACCTGCAGCAGGTCCAGGGCCTGGTGCAGGGCTACAAGGCGATGGGCCAGGGGCTGTCCGCGCTGCAGCAGGACGTCTCGGTCCAGCTGGTGACCACCAGCGACCAGGTAACCGCCATGGGCAACCTGAACAAGGCCTGGGACGCCTGGACCAAGACCGTCGGCGGGGCCCCCAGCACGTTCATCGCCCTGGCCCAGGGCTTCGCCACGTTCAACACGGATGCCGCGGCGGCCGGGGCCGCTATGACCGGGCTGAACGCGCCCAGCCTCACCCTGCAGAGCGACTTCCAGTCCAACTACAACAACGTCCAGGCGTTTTTCGACGCGTTCCGCAACGACCAGGCGCTCACCGGGGCGGGCGACTTCACCAAGTTCGTCAAGGACGCGGTAGCCAGCCTCATCCCGATGGCGGGTGGCTCCAAGGAGGCCGCCGCCCAGATCTCCGCCCTCGCCCAGGAGGCCGGCGGGCCGGCCACGACCAACATCAAGACGCTGCAGCAGTGGGTCGGCAACATCAAGGACCCGCTGCTGCAGATGTATAAGGCCAGCAATGACGCAGCGATCGGGGCCTCAAGCCTGAGCCAGGACGCGGCCCGGCTGACCTCCACCCTGCAGCAGCAGCTCAACCCGGCCATGGCATCGGCCATCTTCAACGCCCACGGCGGCCAGGCCGTCTTCAACGCGTTCGCCGACGCCCTGGCCAAGGGCGGGCCGAGCAGCGGCGCGACCATCACCGCGGCGCACAACGTGGCCCGCGAGCTGCTGGCGGTGTCCGGCTCCAGCGCTAACGCCAAGGCGAACTTCGTCGGGTTCACCGAGGCGATGGGGCTGAGCGCCAAGCAGGCTAACGCCCTGTGGGCCCAGGTCACCAAGATCCCGGCCAACGCCAGGACCACCTACACCCTGGACGCGGAGCAGGCGCTGCAGAAGGCGGAAAAGCTCTCCGCGGAGCTGCCGCACCTGACCGGCCAGAAGAAGCTCCAGGTTGAGGCAGAGGTCAAGGACCTGCAGTTGCAGGCCATGAACGACAAGCTCAAGGCCGCCAAGGGGGACGTCAGCGACCTCAACAACGCGAGCCTGAGCAAGCTGCGCGGCCAGCTCGCGTCCACCGCCGGCTCTGCGGCCGACCTCGTCAAGCCCGGCGAAGTCGACACCATCCTCAAGTCGTTCAAGGACGGCACGTTCTACGAGGTCACGTTCCTGGCGTGGATTCCGCAGGTCCAGCGCGCCCTGAACGTGGTGAACCACGATGTCGGGCAGTTTTTCGCTCATGACATCCCGGTGGCGTTCGGCGTCACCAGCCACGCCTTCGAGGCGGCGTGGGACGGGATGGTCAACTGGTTCACCCAGTCGGTGCCGCACGGGCTGGAGACGGCCTGGGGCACCGTGTCGTCGTTCTTCGACAAGGCGTTCACCCACGACATCCCCGCGGCGTGGGACTCCGCCTGGGGCACCCTGGTCTCCCCGGTCACTCACGCGTTCGATGACGTGAAAACCTGGGTCTCCTCCAATTTCGACACCTGGTGGAAGACCCATGGCCAGGGCGTCATGGCCATCTGGGACACCTTGTGGGGGGAGATCTCCGGGGCGGCCATCAAGGCGTTCGACCTGGTAGAGACCGGGGCCACCGGCTTCCGGCACGTCCTCACCGCCATCTTCACCAGCGGCCCCGTCAAGCAGGTCTGGTCCGGGTTCTCCGGTGCAGCCGCCGACACCTGGCATTTCATCGAGTCCCTGGCCACTGCCGCCTGGCAGATGGCGGTCGCCGGCGCGCGGGCCACCTGGAACGAGGTCGCCGCGCTAGGCAAGGCGGCCTGGGACCTGGTGGTCGCGGCGGCCAGGGCTGCCTGGGACATCATCTGGGCCCTGATCGGCGCCGAGGTCAAGTCCGCGGCAGCCATCGCGACCGCGTCGTTCAAGGTGCTGTGGGACCAGGTGGTCGCGCTGGCCAAGGTCGGCTGGGACACCATCGTCCTGATCATCAACGAGGTCATTGACCTCTTCACCGGGCACTGGGCCACGGCGTGGAAGGACCTGCAGGCGTACGGCATCCAGGTGTGGAACGCCGTCAAGACAGCCGGCATCCAGACGTGGAACGCGATCTCGACTGCGGCGACCCAGGTGTGGAACGCGATCTGGAACGCCGTCAAGACGGCTGCCACCCAGACCTGGAACGCGTTCAAGACCGGCGGCCAGCAGGCGTGGTCCGCGATCTGGCACTCGCTGCAGGCCACGTTCATCAACCCGCTGGCGGCTTTCTTCACCTCCACCGTGCCCAAGTGGTGGGACAGCTTCGCGAACTTCGCGTCCTCTACCTGGACCAAGGTGTGGTCCGGCTTCCAGAAGAACGTCCTGCAGCCGATCGAGGGCTTCTTCACCTCGACACTGCCCAACGCCATGTGGAACTCCCTCAAGGGCGGGATTGACCACGTAATCTCCGGGCTGAACACGGTCATCGGCTGGATCAACGCGGTGACTTCGGTCGTGGGCGTGCACATCTCCCCGATCTCGATGCTCGCGGCCGGCGGCGTGGCCCCGCAGCGGATGGCGCACGGCAGCGTGCCGGGGACGGGCGACGAGGACGGCACGCACATCATCGCGATGGGCGGGGAGTACATCCTGCGCAAGCCCGCCAGGATGGCCCTGCAGGCCGCCTACGGGCCCCAGTTCCTCGATGAGCTGAACCAGGCGGACTCCTGGCTGGGCTCGGGCTCGCGCGGCAGCACGGCCACCCAGCAGCGCCGTCCGGGCCGGTACGCGTCCGGTGGCATCCCGGTCATCTCCGACATCGGCAACTGGCTGGGCGACGCGGGCAGCGCCGTCGCCGGGGCCGCCTCCTCCGTCTGGCACGGCGTCGCCGACGCGGCCGGCGAGGTCGCCAAGTTCGGGGAGAAGGCCGTCTTCGACGCCATGTGGTCGGTCTCCGGCGCCCCGGCGGAGAAGGCGATGGAGGCGCTGGGCACGCCCGGTGACATGGGCGCGGCGTGGCTGCAGACCATCCACAACGGGGTGGAGAACTACGTCACCGCCCAGACCGCCAAGGCGCAGGCGTCCAGCAAGTCGACCGGCTCCATCACCGGCGCCGGGGTGTCCAACTCCTCGGCCTACGCGGCCCTGCAGTCGGCGGCGGCCAAGAAGGGCTGGACCGGGGCCCAGTGGGCCGCGCTCAACGACGTGGAGATGGCCGAGGCAGGCTACAGCCTCACCGCCACCAACCCGAGCAGCGGCGCGTACGGCATGGCCCAGTTTATTAACGGACCGGGAGAGTACGCACAGTACGGCGGTAATTCGACAACAGCAGCGGGACAAGCGGTAGCGATGGTAAATTACATCGCACAAAGATACGGAAATCCAGAGAGCGCATGGGCTCATGAGGTCGCGTACCACTGGTATGCCGCAGGCGGGCCGGTCATCGACGCCATCCGCGCCGTCACCGGCAACGTCAACGAGCAGGAGGCGATGGCCCTCGGCTCGTGGCTGCTGACCAGGATGAACCCGGCGGGTACCGCGCCGCACTACAGCGAGTCCGGGGCCTGGCTGATTAACACCGCCAAGAACAAGGCCGTCACCCAGACGCAGGCGCTCAACGCCAACAACGCTGCCCGGTACCTCGCGCCGTACTACGCCAAGGCCATCCTCGGGTCCACCCCGGCGTCGTGGAAGGCGACCCCGGCGACCGCCGCACTCAAGGCCGACGCCGCCGTGGCCGCCGCTACCGGCACGCACTGGTCCACCCCGTCGGCCGCCACCCTCGCAGCCGGGTGGAACGCCGTGTCGACCGACCTGGGCCCGGCCGTCAAGCAGGTCACAGCGGCGGCCAGCACCAGTGACACCGCCGCCTACCAGGCTGCTGCCGCGCAGCTGTACCCCGACTGGGAGGGCGCGCTCAACCCCTGGAAGACGCTGAGCGCGCTCCACCAGCCCAAGGGCGTATCGGCCCCGGACTGGGCGTCGTGGCTGGCCCAGCGCGCCGTCATCGCCAACCGGGTGAGCGTGGCCGGCAGCTACGTCGCGCCGCTGTTCGATGACCTGAAAGTCAACCCGCAGGAGCTGACCGCGGCCATGTGGTCGCACACCGACTCCAGCGTGCGGCGCTGGCAGGCGGCGATGGACGTGGCCGGCTGGGCCAAGTCCAAGGAGCCGGCGCTCTACAGCCCGATCCAGTCCAACCTGGCCAAGCTGGAGCCCGAGATCGTCAAGGCGGGCAACGCGTGGATCAACGTCTGGGGCACCACCCATACCCCGCCGCCGGGCGGAGGAGGCGGGTCCTCCGGCGGCGGAGGCGGAGGCACGATCGGCCCCGGCAGCGGCCCTGGTGGCAGCGCCGGGTCTACGGTCATCGACCTCGCCCCGCTCATCACTGGCGGCCCCAAGGTGGCCAACGCCGGGGATTACGGCTTCAACATTGCCGCGGGCGGCGGTGTCCCCGGCAATGTCGCGGCGATGTTCTCCGGCGGCATGGCCATGGCGGCTGGCGGGGTGGTGCCCAACCTGTTCGTGCCGGGCCTGTCGGCCAACCTTTCGCGGCAGCTCACCGCCGCCACCTCCGGCCAGTTGCCGCGCACCCTGTCGGATGCGGCCGGCAACCGGGTGGGCCTGCAGGTCGAGAACCTGACGATTTCCAATCCTGTTGCCGAAAAGCCGTCTGACTCCATCACCAGAGCCAGCAACAGGCTGGCATTCCTTGGCGGGAGGGGGATGGTCTGATGGTCGCTGCCCCAGTCGGCGCGTTCTTCCCCAACGAATTGTGGTACTGGAACGGAAACCCCCTCAATCAACCATATTGGAACATCGCCACGTTCGGGGGAAGCAGGTTCGGCCTGCCCACGCTGCGCGGCCAGGACTACGCAGTGCCTTACCGGGCCGGCCAGAGCTGGCGGGCCAAGTACCCCGATGAGCGCACCATCACGCTCACCATGTGGACTGACAGCCAGATGTCGGCTAGCCAGTCTTACCCGGCAGGCGACCCGCGCCGGGCGTTCAACGACAACTGGCAGCAGTTGCGCGGGATGTTCTTCACCCGCGGTTCCCAGGGCAGCGTGCAAGGCCAGCTCACCCGCAACTGGTTCCTGACGGTCAGCGGCTCGCCGGTCATGGTCCAGTCCACCGCCATGGCGGAGATCGCCGGCTCGATGGACCCGACGATGAACGGGCGGCTGAGTGCCGCGTTCTCCGTTGACCTGCTGCTGAACGACCCGTACTTCTACGGCGGCGCACGGAACCAGGCCACCTCCGGCGGCGGGGCGACTATTAACGCGCTGGGCGAGGGCGTGGTGGGCGAGGGCTACGCCAGCGCGGTCAACGCCTTCACGGTGAAGATCACGACACCTTGCACCGTCACCAACTCCACCGCCGGGGTGAGCTTCACCCACACCGGGGCGGGCGTGGTGTCGTGGCCGGTCACGGTCGACGTGCTGCGCTACACCGCCACAGATAACGTCGGCAACAACGTGGTCGGCGGGCTGAGCCATGTCGGCAGCCGGATGTGGATGTGCCTGCTCACCGGCTCGAATACGATCTCGGTCAGCGCCGGCACGGCCACGTTCAACTGGCACGACTGCTACGTCTGACCAGCGTCCGATTACACCGCCCGAGAGTCCCCGCGAGGGCCGAGGGAGGTGCAGCTGCGGTGGTGCAGTGGCGTTATTACTCGAACGTAGCCGTGCAGGACACCACCGCCGCGGCGCTGTCCACCTCGGCCACCTCGATTGTCACCGGCTCCGGTGCCCCGCAGGGCTACCCGACCAGCTTCCCGTTCACGCTGTCGCTTGAACCCGGGACCGCCAACTTCGAGCTTGTCAGTGTCACCGCCGGCGCGGGCACCAGCGCCACCCCGTGGACGGTGACGCGCGGCTATGACGGCACCCTGGGCCGGACGCACGCGGCGGGCGTTAACCTGGTGCACAGCTGGAGCGCGGGTGACCTGACCGAGGCCGCCCAGCACTACGCGATGGGCTCGGGCAGCGGGGTGCACGGCCTGCCGGCGTCGGCGTGGGCGGGCAACGCGGCGGTCACCCTCAACGAGACCACGCTGGCCAACTCGACCACCAACGTCATCTCCTGGTCAGGCCTCCCGGCCACCTACCAGCACCTGCTCATCCTGGTGCAGGCCCGGCTGACCGAGACCACCGCGCTGACCGACGACATCTCGCTGACGTTCAACGGCGACACCGGCGCGCACTACAGCTCGCTCACCATGTCGGCGACCAACACCTCCGGCTCGCTGGTGGGCCCGGCCGCGGCCACCGCGTTCGCCACGGCAAACATCCCCGCCTTCCGGGTGGCCGCCAGCCAGGGCGGGGCGCCGGCCAACGCCGGGTCGGGCTTCGCGTGGGTGCCCAACTACGCCAGCGCGGCCTTCAACAAGAACGTCCTCGCCTTCAGCGGGGCAGGCAACGGCACCTCCGCCATGGTTGACGGGCGGCTGCGCTGGGGTTTCTGGAACCCGTCGGCGCAGGCTGCGGTCACCGCCGTGTCGCTCACCGCCCCGGCCGGGTCCAACTTCCTGACCGGCAGCACCTTCGCCATCTACGGAGTCGGCTGATGGCGACGGAGCGGATTGTCGACCTGGAGCGCCAGCGGTACGCCGACCGCGAGTTCGAGGGCCCGCTGCCTGTGTCCGGGTCCCTGGAGGAGGCGCAACGGGCGAGCCGGCAGCGCCTTGCCCTGGCCAGGCTGCGTGCCAGCGCGGCTCAGCACCACGAGCTGGCCAGGGACATCCTCATCCTCCTGGGGCTGGACGAATGAGCGAGCCGGTGACCGTGACCGATTACGACGAGTGCCAGGTGACCGAGGGGCTTGAGCTGGGCCTGCAGGGCCGCGGCCTCGTTCCCTACCCGGCCGTTCCGGGGCCGCCCCCGCGCCCGGTGCCGAGCGAGGAGGAAGCGCAGTGACGCACCGGGAGTTCGCGGCGGTACAGACGGGCCTGGTCATCCGCAAGTGGGACGCGAGCCAGACAGAGTGGGTTGTCCGCAGGGAGCGGGGGGACGCCGCCGTCGGCCTGATGCGTGCCGGCCGCAACGTCAGTGTCTCGCCGGAGACATTCGCGCGCTACAGCGTGGAGCCGTATGAGACCTGGCAGCAGGAGAACGTCAACAACATCCTGCAGGCCGGGTGGGTGGCGCTGCTCGGCGGCATCGCCGGCACGTCCATCACCACCAAGTACTCCGCCTCAGTCGGCCGCATCGGGGTGGGGGACTCCACCACGGCGGTCGCCTACACGCAGACCGACCTGCAGGCGAGCACCAACAAGTACTACCAGCTGGTCTCCGGCGCTCCCGCCATCTCCACCGGCAGCTCCCCGCCCACCCTGGTCTTCGCCGCCACGTTCGGCACCGGCAACGGCAACTTCGCGTGGAACGAGTTCATCACCGACGAGGGCACGGCGAGCAACGCCGGCCCGGTGGTGGCGGTCTGCCTCAACCGGGGCCAGGTCGCCATGGGCACCAAGGCCAGCGGCCAGACGTGGACGGCGACCGAGACCATCAGCTTCGGCTACCCGAGTGCTTCCGGCGTGGTCGTCTAGCTCCCCCCGGGCTGCGCCTTACCGCGCCTGAAGGGAGGTAACCGCGGGTGGCTCCCTCAGTCGTTCAGGCGCTGGCCGTTTCCAACTCCCTGACGGGCACGCTCGGCACGCCGACCACGGCAGGTAACTGCCTGGTCTACGTCATAATTACCGAGACCGGCACTAACGTCACCATGACGGTGACGGGTGCCACCCTCGGCGGGTCGGCAGGAAACTTCGCGCAGGCGATCTCCAAGCAGTCAGGGTTCGCCAGCAGCGCCACCCAGTTCGTAGCCATCTGGGTTGACCGGAACTGCGCGGGCGGGCAGACGGCGGTGGCCGTCGCCGGGACCAACCTGAACATCGGCGCTGGTACTGACAACGGCTACGTCGTCCTGGAGATCGCTGGCCTGGACACCAGCAGCCCGGTGGACACCACGGCCCAGGCCAGCAACGCCGCCACTACGGGCACCGCCCTGTCCACCGGCTCGACCGGCACCACGGCGCAGGCGTCTGAGATCGCGGTCGGCGGCCTGTCCGGCTTCAACTCCCTGTCCTCCTACACCAGCGGCTACACGACCAGCGGCATCTCCGGTGGATTCAACACCGCCGGGTACAAGGTCTTGTCCGCCACGGGTACCCAGTCCTTCGGGTGCAACCAGTCGGCCACCGGCCCGTGGGCCGCCGCCGTCATCACGCTGAAAGCCGCGTCCGGAACGGTCCCGGTAGCGCAGGCTGACGTCGCGGGCGCTGCTGACGTCCTGGGTGCCAGTGCCGCCGCGCCCATTGCCGACGTCGCGGGCGCGGCGGAATCGATTGTCATCACCGTCCCGGCTGCGGATACTGCGGGAGCTGCTGACGTCCTGGCCGCTAACGCAGCCGCGCCGCAGGCCGACGCGGCGGGCGCCGCGGACTCGGTGGTCATCGGGGTTCCCCCTGCTGACGCTGCGGGCGCCACGGACTCGGTGGCCATCTCCATCCCCGCCCCGCAGGCCGACGCGGCGGGCGCGGCCGACTCGCTTTCCGTCGCCGTCATCGCGCCGATGACGGATGCCGGCGGCGCGAAAGACGCCGCCGCTAACATCACCCCCACGCCAGCCGACGCCGGCGGGGCGAAAGACGCCCTGACGGCTAACGCTGCCGTCCCGGCGAGGGATGCCGGCGGCGCAGCCGACGCCCTCGGCTACCTGGTGGGCGTCGCGCCGGGGGACGCGGCCGGCGCGACGGAAGCGGTGTCCGTTGTCGTCGGCATCACCGTGCGCGACGAGGCTGGCGCAGTTGACGCTACCGGGGTGGTGGGGGCGGGCACCGGGCCGACTGGCTTCGGGTCCGCCTTGCCGGCGTCGGTTCTCAACGCCTACACCGGGCCGGGCTACCAGGGCGGCCCGTCTGGTGCGGGGTCGATCGCCCCGAGCGCGCTGGGCAACGGCTGGGAGATCAACGTCCGGTCGGCGGCCGACTACACCACGCTGCTCGCGGTCATCCCCGGCTCGATGCTTGTGAACTGGCAGTTCGCCCGGATGCTCAACGACATCGGCTCGGGCACGGCGGTGCTCAACCAGGACGACCCGTGGTGGGAGCAGGTGACGCTGCCGGGCGGGCTGGCAACGGAGACGCTGCTTGACGACGAGTGCCTGTGGCAAGTGTGGAAAGACGGGGTGTGCCGCTTCGAGTTCTTCGGGGAGACCATCACCGAGCAGCTGGTTGACGGCTCCGAGCAGCGCCAGGTCACCGTCACCGGGCCAGGCACGCTCACCTCGCTGAAGTGGGCCATGGTCGCCCCGCAGGGCTTCCCCGACATCGTGCTCAAGCTGGACGGCCTGCTGGACGCCTTCGATGAGGTCGACAACGCCGGCAACCCGGTGCTGGACACCAACATCTGGACCACGGCCTCGCCCGCCAGCGATGTCTACATCACGCCGATCGCGGTCATCTACAACTACCCGACCGGGGCCGGCTACGCGCTGTCCACGCTGTACCCGTCGGGCTCGCTCACCCTGTCCGCCACGCCGGGGACCACTTACCTGGGGGCCAGCCCGTACGACGCCACGGACACCCTCATCAGCGTGGAGATCTCGCCTATCGGGGTGAGCGGCAGTTCCACCGACACCACCACCCCGACCACTTACGGCACCGGGCTCGACGGGTCCGAGCTGACCCAGTTCTATATCCAGTCCAACTTCAACAGCAGCAACTACGCGATGATCGGCCTGTCCGCGACCGCCTTCTACGCCCAGCTGGGGTCCGGCGGCCAGGTGCAGACCAAGATCCTGCCTGCTTACGACACCCAGAGTCACGGCAACTGGATGATTACCGAGCAGGCCGGCTCGGGCGGCGGCCCCGGGACCTTCTACTTCTGGACGTCGACTGACGGCCAGAACTGGGTCCTCCAGTGGCAGGTAGTGCACAGCTGGGACGCCACCAACGTGACGTTCTTCGTCACTGCCACCTACTCCACGGCAGGCAAGCAGACAGTTCAGATTTCCAACCTGAACTCTAACGTCACCACCCCGAGCTACCAGGGCTCGATCTACCTGGGCGAGCCCATGATGGGGGTCTGGCTCGACCAGTTCAGCCAGGCGCAGCGGCGCGGCACCATCCCGTTCGTCACCTCCACCGTCACCGCCGCCGCCGACAGCTTCGGCCGGGCGTGGAACGACACCGAGAACGTGCAGGCCACCAACGGCACTGACCTGTACTCGTTCCTCCAGGGCGCGACCGCGGTAGTCGACGCGGACTTCGTGATGAACCCCGGCTTCCAGCTTGTTGTGGGGGTGCCTGCCGCCGGCGAGGTCGCCGTTGGCGTGGACCGCTCGGGCTACCTCATCTTCCGCGAGGGCTATGACATCCAGGCCAGGCAGCGCACCCGCGCGCGTGACCAGATCGCCACCCTCATCGGCGGGGAGAACAGCGACGGCCACGAGATCTCGGCTTACAGCCCGGCGTTCATCACCGAGTGGGGGCAGCGCGAGGCGTGGTTCCAGACCTCGGCCCAGGTCGACCCGGTCTCGATGGCCTACGCCACCGCCGCCAGCCTCGCGGAGAACGAGACCGAGGTGGTCAGCTGGACGTTCCAGTTGCTGCCCAACGTGCCGGGCAAGACGGTCTTCGACAACTTCGACGTCGGCGACTGGGTGGGGCTAGAGCGCCCCGATTTCTCTGCCGTCGACACGGTGCGCGTGGTCGGCATCGCGGTGCAGTGCGACAGCTCCGGCGCCGAGACGCACGAGCTGACCTTCCAGAGCTACATCCAGTGGCTCGCCGAGCAGCTCACCTACCTGGCCAACAAGCTGGGCGGCGCGTTCGTCAACACCCTGGGCACTACGCCGGTCGCCCCGTCCAAGTACGGCACTGGCCAGGTCCCCACCTACTTCACCCCGGCCGCCACGCTGTCCGGCCTCGCCGACGTGTCCTCCACGGCGGGCACCGCCCAGGGCACCGCGCCGCTGGTCTACAACCCGGCCACCGGCCAGTACCAGCACGCCGGCTCCACCGACCCGGTGACCGGGCAGACGATCCCGGTCACGGTGGCCACCCCGTCAGGCTCGGCCACCCTGGGCGACACCTCCGTGGTGGTCAACACCGGCAACGGCTCGACCACGGTGGGCCTGCAGGGCGACGGCACGGTGGCCACCGTCGCCACCGGGGGGTCCGCGCCGAGTGTGCCTGACGTGCCGGCCGTGGCCGGCATCGTGCAGGGCCTGGTGGTGAGCTGGGACGGCCTGCTGTCTGGCGCGCTGCCGCTGTCCAGCTTCTCCCACGTGGCTGTTTACGTCGGCACCACCAGCGGGTTCACCCCGTCCACATCCAACCAGGCTGGCTCGCTCAGCCAGGCGGGCGCGCTGAGCGTCGGGAACCTGACCGCCGGGTCCACCTACTACGTGAAGCTGGCCGCGCTCAGCAACTCGGGTGTCTCCTCGCCCCCCACCACCGGGATTACCGGCGTGCCCGGCACGGTGCCGACCTCGCTGCTCACCGGCCAGCTGCCGGCCAGCCTGCTGGGCAACAGCGCCGGCAACGCGCTCAACCCCAACCCGTACTTCAACGGCGGGGACCTGACCGGGTGGTTCGTCACCAACGGCACGGTGAGCGCCGCCGCGCCGCCGTCGGGAGCGCCGGGCGGCGCCCAGTTCGCAGCCCAGGTCTCCTCCACGTCCGCGAACTGCCTGCTGTCAGGTTCGCCTGACCCGTTCCCGGTCACGCCCGGCCAGCCGTACGTGATGACGGCCTGGGTCTACAACCCGGGCGGGACGTCGACCACGGTGGCCATCGGCTTCAACTGGGCGTCGGGCACCACCACGGTCAGCGTCGCGCCGGGCACGTGGGTGCCGCTCACCACCGTGCAGACCTGTCCGGGCGGGGTGACCAGCGCCTACCAGGTCATCGGCCCCACGGTTTCCGGCAAGACCATCTGGATACTGGGAGCCGTTGCCGCGGGCCAGGTGCCCGGCCAGCTCATCGCGGCGAACTCGGTGGCCGCGCAGCAGATCGCGGCGAACACCATCACCGCCGCGCAGATCGCCGCCAACACCATCACCGCAGCGCAGATCGCGGCGAACACCATCACCGCCAGCCAGATCGCCGCATCGACCATCACCGCAGCGCAGATCCTGGCATCGACCATCACCGCCAGCCAGATCGCGGCAGGCACCATCACCGCTGCCCAGATCGCAGCGAACACCATCACCGCCAGCCAGATCGCGGCGGGCACGGTCACCGCCACCCAGATTGCGGCGGGCATCGTGCTGGCCGGGGTGGTGAACGGCACCACCATCACGGGCTCCCAGTTTGTCGCCTTCGGGAGCACCGGCGAGATCCTCGTTTACGCAGGCACGCCGGCATCAGGCAACCTCATCATGAGCGTGTCCGCCAACGCCGGCTCGGATGGCTTCTCGAACCCGTATAGCGCCGGCGTCTACGTCTACAACTCCAGTGGCGGCGCGATCGGCCTCACGGCGGCGGCCAACACCGCGCTGCAGCTGACGCCCGGCGTCACCCCGGCGGCGGTGACGGGCACCGCGCAGCTGTTCGCTAACTCCGGCGGACACGCCGTCGTGCAGGACGGCGGGGACGCCCAGGCCTACCAGATTCAGCGTCGCTCGCTGGTCGCCGGCTCTAACTCGGGGGCGCTGACTACCCCGTCCACTGTCTTCTCCACCATCTTCGGGCCGGCGCAGTACCGGGTGCACGGCCAGTGGTACGTCAACGCGACGTCCGGCGCGGTGTTCATGTGCAAGGTGATCGGCTCGGGGACCCTCGCCGGCATCGTCGGCGTCACCATCGCGGAAGGCGGCTCGTTTTCAGCCTGCGTGACAGGCGGCCCCAACTCCAACATCGTCATTGCCGCCACGCTGGGCACGGCCACCTACCTGGTCACCCTGGACGGGGTGTTCGGCCAGACGGTCACCGGCCTGGTGGACTTCCAGGCCGGGTCTAACACCGGGACCAGCCTGGTGGTGGCCCAGTACTCATTCCTGGAAGTGATGCCTGTCTAGGGGCAGGCTGCCGATCACCCGGGCATGACTGTCGGACGCCAGACCACCAGCAGCGAATACGACCAGCTCATTACCAGTGTCGCCGTGCAGGTGCGCAACGCCATGCGGGCCGCTGCCAACCTGTCTCAGCAGGTGAACGGCCAGGGAGCCGGGCTGGCAGCCCTGGAAGCCTCCGGGTACAACGCCGACGACGCGGCGACCGCGCTGTCCGCCATCGGCTACCTGAACACCCCGGCTCAGCTGTACTTCGGGGCAGCGACGCAGCCGTCTGCGTTTGACTTCGACCAGGAACTCAGCCAGTACTGGGGCGGGCAGTAGCCGGCTCGGCAGTCGCCCCGGAGTGGACCATCTGCTCCCACTCTGACAGGTTTTTCAGCAGCTCATCGACCTGGCCGCCGAGGCCGGCGCGCATGGTGCCCGCCAGCCCGGCGAGGAAGTCCGCCTGCTTGCGGGCCTCGGCGGTCGCCGAGTCGATGATGCGCGCCTTCTCGGCCGTGCCCTCCTCGGCAGCCTGGCGGAGGACGTCGGCGGCCTGCTGGCGGGCGTGCTCGGTCATCTGCCCGATGTCGCGGCGCGCGTCGGTGACGACGCGCCGGGCTTCCTCCTGCGCGTCGGCGACCAGCTGGTCGGCGTGCTGCTGGGCGACGGACAGGATGCTGATTGCCCGCTCGCCGTTCGCCGCGGCCGGGTGCGGCCCGGTGGTCCGGTTGCCGAGCAGCCCGGTCAGCCGCTTGATCTCGCGCAGGAACTCCTCGCGCTCGGTGTGCATGTCGTCCAGTGCCCGGTGCACCATCTCCAGCTCACTGCAGACTCGGGCGCGGAACGCCTCGACCTCGGCGGGCCGGTAACCGCCCAGTACCTGTGACGGGAAATGAGCCTGGCGCACCTCGTCGCCGGTAATCCTCGGGCCGCCGAGCAGGCTGGTCCCTCCCATATGTACGTCCCTCCCCTGCCTGCTGCAATTGCAGGCACAAGTCGGGAGGCTACACCTGTCAGACGGTCCAGGTAGTTACTTGCCCTAATGCAAGTACATGTACCTAAGCCGGTGACAGGCGACGATTGCCCGGCCATGACCTCCATCTCCGGCAGCGACGGCATCCGCTGGCACCCTGTGTGCACGATCGAGAAGTACTCTGCTGACCAGGTGCGCTACGCCCGGGAGCGTGGCGAGCTGCCGTGGCTGAAGCAGTTCACCCTGCCCCCGCGGGCGGCGCTGTCCGGCGACCTGATGCGCATGCTGTTCCGCGAGCCCGAGGGCGGCACCGTCCGCGACGAGGGCAACGGCACGACGGTGAATGGCACCGCCAACCTGGCGCTGCTGCTCACCGGTGCCGGCGGGCACCCGCTGGCACCGGGCCGGGCGGTGTTCGGGGTGGGCGGGGAGGACACCGAGTTCAGCCGCGAGCACGTGCACCTGAGCCCGGCCGGCGGCGAGGAGCCGGGCACCACCTGGTACCGGCCGATGGACCCCGGCTACCCGCTGGTTGTCCGGCCGGGGATCGTGGAGGGCCAGGCCACGTTCCTTGAGCACGAGGCCTGCTTCGAATGGCACGAGTGGTGCTGGGGGACCGGGCCGGGCAGGCCGGCGGCGCACCACTCGCTGCGCGGTTGCTACGGCGGCGAGCAGCCGGTCATGATGAACCGCAAGGCTCACCCGGCCGGCTACGGGATGAAGGACCCGGGGGTGGCCTGGTGCTTCCGGACTGAAATTCACCTAAAGTGACGTGGTACGAGGCGCAGTGATTGCTCTATCCTTGAGTGAAGGCCCCCGGGTCAGTCAGGCGACGTGTCCGTTCGAGCGAAGTTGGTACTGGTCTCACCCCGGGGGCCTTTGCTATGCTCCGGCACGAGACCAGTACAAAACTTCAGCTCGACATCGGCACTGTCGCCTTTTGCATTTTGAACGGGCAGACCGCCTTCCTGTCGGCGCTTGTGCTGGTGGAGAAGCCCTGGGGCAGCTCTCCCCATGCGGACGGCGACAGACAGCCGGGGCACGGGCCGCCACCCTCGAACTTTTTTCGAGTTCTGGGGTAGGGGGCGAGCCATGCCCCGGCATGACAATAACGGCCCCTGTGTGCCCGGTGCGGTAACGTCAGTGTCCGGAGGTGAGCGTGCCAGTTGACCCTGACTTGTCGCTGCCAGGCCTGGCCGCGCGGGTGCGGCAGTTTCTCGGCCACATTGAGGACATGAGCGACGATGAGCGGGTGTTCCTGCTCGGCGCGTTCGAGGGGGCGGTGGCCCGGCAGCAGCATGACCTGGACAGCGACGAGGCGCAGGCTGCGGTGGGCCGCTCGGTGGCGGCGCTGGAGGAGGACTGCTCGCAGGCCTGGCCCGGCTGCGTTCGCGGCGGCCTTGTCTGCGACTGCCGGCTGCGGGCGGTGCGCGCGGTCAACGCCCTGAAAATGCACCTGTCGCCCAGCGCGGGAAAATAAAGAACTCCGGGCCGCGGCCCGGAGTTCTCGTGTCCGCACGACACGCACATGCTACGGCTCGATGTCGGCCTCCACCACCTGGCCGGGCGGCAGGATGAACTCGGTGTAGGCGAGCAGCTTCTCCCCGGCCCGCCAGCCGCTCACCCCGGCGAGCACGTAGGCACCGGCCTCCAGCCCCAGTGCCGGCAGCTCCCGCCGGTCGTCTTTCGCCTGCCGGCACTCGAATGCGACGCCCCCGGTCAGGCTGTCCGGGTCGATGCCGGCCCGGACGGCGATGAGGTGAGCTGCCCCCTTCGGGTCGGGCAGCGGCGCCCGCTCGCCCAGCTCGGGCACCCTGATGAACCAGTACGGGGAAACCCAGGTGACGCTCAGCATGTGCGGGCTGCCGTCGGCCAGGGCGGTGACCTCCTCGCGGCGGATGACGGTGGCCCCGCGCTCGGGCAGGTCCAGCATCGGCACGATGTAGTCCGGCGCGTCGACCAGGCCGGCCGCGGTGACGGTCACCACCTCGGAGGCCGGCGCGATGTCCAGCCGCATCCGCTGCTGCGGTGACAGCGCCGCCCGCGGCTTGTCCACGTAGGTGCCGGACGGGTCGGTGCGCACCAGCCGCTCGGCCAGGTGCAGGTGGGCAACCGCCTGCTGGGCCACGGTGGGCGCCACCACCCACTCGGCGGCAATCGCCCTCACCGACGGCAGCAGGTCACCCTCGCGCAGCGCCCCGCTCAGGATTTCTTCCTTGTAGTGCTCGGCGATCTGCTGCCAGAGCGGCTTGTTCCGCTGGGCTCGGGGCACGGTGGCCTCCTGTTATTCGGACGGTACGGGTACGCCTCGAATTTTACGCGCCTGCCGTCCAGTTCAGCGGAACATATTGCGTACCTGTACCGTTCACCGTACAGTGAGGGAATCGCAGTGATTCCACTGGAGACCGGCGGAGGGTCGCAGGGAGATGAGCAAGGGCACAGAGGCAGCAGGGGACCGGCTGGTCCGGTGGTCGGACGCTGCCCTTGAACTCGGCGTGTCCGTCGACACCCTGGAGGCATGGCTGGAGGACGGGATCGTGCCGTTGCGGCGTACCCCCGGGCTGCGGCTCACCTGGCGGTCGTGGGTGGACGCGGTGCTGGCCCCCAGCGAGCCGGGCACTGACGGCGACATCGCCAAGGTGACCGCCGCCTGGTGGGCGGCCCGCCGCCCGCTGGGGGAGGTGGCATGATGCGCGAGTTTTCTGCTGCTGTGATTACGGCGGTCCGCGAGCGCGCCTCCGCGCTGGTCATCGGGCTGTCGCTGGCGACCGTGGCACTGACCACGGGCTTCATTTCCTACACCCACATCAGCGCGCTGACCATCCACGAGCACCAGAGCTGGAAGAGCGCGCACCTGTACCCGCTGACCGTGGACGGCCAGATCGCCATCGGCTCGGTCATCCTCATGGAGATGAAGGGCAAGCACCGCTGGTGGGGCCTGGTCGGCTTCCTGCCGGGCCTGGTCGAGTCCCTGGTGGCCAACTGGGCGAGCGGCTGGCAGGGCCACAACCTGGGCGCGGCCCTGTGGTCCACGGTCCCCGCGCAGGCGTTCGCCTGCTCCACGTTCCTGTTCGAGATGTGGCTGCGGTACCGCCGCCGGGCGCAGCCGTCCGCGGTCACGGAATCCGGTGACGCGGCGCCGCCCCGCACCGCTACGCTGCTCGCTGAGTCTTCCCCGCAGGCACCCGGGCCCGCCGCACCCGCGGCCCAGGAAGCCGCCCCGGTGGACGTGCACCTGCACGCCGCGCCGGCGGGAGCGCCGTGGGGCCTGGTGAGCCCCGCGGCTGCTCCCCTGCCTGTCCCGTCGTTCGCCGTCCCGGTGGCGGGGCCGTTCATGACGCTGGCCAGCCGGCCGAAGCCGGCCCGCCCGCGCCGCCCGCAGGCGGTGCCGGGCGAGAACGACGAGCGGCTGCCGCTGCCGCAGGACCCGGCGGAGCTGCGCGCGCTGGTCAACTCGATGAGCCGCAACGCCCTGTGGCAGGGCTACCGGGTCTCCAAGCACGGCGCGGACAAGCTCCGCGATGACTACCTGGACGAGAGGGAGGTGGCCTGACATGCCGTCGACCGACACCACGCCGACCATTAAGCAGCAGGCCAGGCACGCCCGCAGCGAGACGCTGAGCGTGCTGGTCCGCATGGGCGTGCCGTGGGCCGTCTTCCTCGCGCTGACCGTCATGGGCAACGTGCTCTACATCGCGCTCGGCAAGTTCGTGGACCACGGGGAGTACATCGGGCTGACCGCCGCGCTGCTGCTGGCCTCCGGCATCGGCACGGCGGCGTTCGACATGCACCTGCGCCGCCACCGGATGTCGGCGGTCGGCCGCCTCATCGGCCCGGTCACCATCGGCGCTGGCGCCGCGATGGGCGGCGCGTTCCTGCTGGCCGGGTACTGGGTGCCGCTGGTGCTGGCGTGGGCGTTCGGCGGCATCTCCGGCTCGATCGGCTGGGACGCCTGGCTGCACCACGCCGCCCACCATGACCTGTCCGTCGGGTTCGGCGCGGCGACGGAGAAGGCGGGCCTGGGCACCGCGCGGGTGCTGCCCGCGACGGCCTCTGCCCGCAAGCCGGGTGACGCCCCGGCCAGGCCAGGGCGCAAGAGGGGCACGCCCGCCCGCCGCGTCCTGTCGGGCACGGTGGCGCTGGAGGGCGGCGAGGTCACCCCGGCCGACGCCGCCGAGCGCGCCGCCAACCTGGAGGGCGCGCTCGGCTTCCCGCCGGGCGCGCTGGGCCTCACCCAGAACTTCCGGCAGGCCGGCTTCGCCGACTACACCGTCTCCGACCCGGCGGTGCTCGCCGAGCCGTGGGCCTGGCCGGGCCCGAGCGCGCCCGGGGCGGGCATGGACACCTCGTTCCGGCTGGCGGTGCGCCAGGACGGCGAGCCGTGGCTGGTGAACTTCGTGCCGGTCTTCCACACCCGGGGGACCGGGATGACCGGCACCGGCAAGACGATGAGCTGGCTGTGGAACCGGCTGGCGGAGGGGGTGACCCGCGAGGGCTACGCCGCGGTCGCGGTGGACGTGACGAAGATGTGGCAGTTCCTCGGTCCCGTCCGGGCCGGCCTGCACGCCGCCGCGGTCGACCCGCCCTCCGCGCTGAAGCTGTTCGCGGCGCTGGAGCGGGTGCGGGTGGCCCGCCTGGACTACCTGGCGAAAAACCACATGACCGAGTGGACGATGGGCTGCGGCCTGTCTTACCTGGACATCGCGCTGGAGGAGCTGGGCGAGATCCTGAAGGCACTCGCCGAGGCGTCCAAGGCGAGTGCCCGCGCGCCGTTCGGCGGCCAGGACCGCGGTCGGGCGACGGCGTTCGACATGGACACCTGGTTCACCAACGTCCGCTCCGGCCGCTCCACCGGGATGAGCTGGAACACCTCCAACCAGACCGGCAAGCACTCCAGCTTCCCGACCGACGTGCGCGGCAACTTCCACTCGCTCACCTTCGGGCTGGACGACGCCAACGACGTGAAGATGGCACTGTCCGACCGGCAGATGCGGGCCGGGGTCCGCCCCACCCTGTGGGGCAGCAGCCAGCCGGGCACGGCGGTGGCCGACTTCGAGGGGATGACCGAGCACGAGGCAGCCATGCCGGTGCGGTTCTTCGACTGGGGCAAGTCCCCGGCGGCCGGCCACGCCATCGCCGCCTACATGGAAGGCTGGGAGGCGGCCGGCCGGCCGTGGGACGACGTGACCGGCGAGGCGTTCGAGGCTGAGCCGGCCGACCCGGCCAGCTACGGGCTGCCCGGCCCCGGCGGCACGCTGCCCGGCCCCGGCCGGCCGCGCAAGGACTCGACGGTGGTGGCCGGGCCGTGGAAGGGGGCCGCCCCCGGCCCGGCCGTCCACCCGCAGGACGAGGAGGCCATCAGGGCCGAGCGGGCGCTGTGGCAGCTGCTGCTGAAGATGTACGCCGAGGGAACCGACGTGACGGGGGCGCACGAGATCATGACCCGCAAGGAGTTCGCGGCCACGGTGAACCGCTCGCGCGGGTGGATCTACACCGCGATGAAGGGCTTCGCCAACACCGGTCAGGCGCAGGCGCTGACCGGCGGGACCCGCCAGCAGTGGCGGATCGTCCCGCAGGCGCAAGTGCAGGCCGAGGGCGAGGACTGACAGCGGTGCCCGCCGCGCGTAACAGGTGCATGAGCAAGACCGCGCAGGAGGAAGCAATGACCCCCCAGTACCAGACGCTGGCTGAGCTGAAGCAGGCCGTGGACGCCGGCGAGGTCGCCGGCACGATGACCCTGGACAACGACGAGGCGTTCTTCTACGCCGACGGGGTGTGCGTGTTCCGCGTTCACCCGTATGACCTGCTGCGCCAGTCCCTGGACCTGCTCGCCGTCCCGCACCAGGAGGCGTGATGCGAGTGACCCGGATCAGGCGCACCCGCTACCTGGCGCTGGCAATGCCGGGTGACCTGCGCGCTGGGCACCGCGTGAGGATAACCGCCGCCCACGGGGACCGGCTGGTGCACGCGGAGAACTCGGCCCGTGTCTCCCCCGGCCTGGTAAGGCTCACGGTGACGGAGATGAGCTTCCGGGGCTTCTCCGACGTGGCCGTTCCCGGGGGACGCCGCCAGTCGTGCGGGAAATGCGGGGTGACCTGGCTGGGTAACCCGGGCAGCCCGTGCTGGTCCTGCGGCTCGTTCCTTGCCGGGCACCGCAGTGCGGGGGAAGCGTGAGCGGGACCCCCGGCCGCAGGATGCAGGCGGCCCTCGCCTACGTGGCGGCCCACCCGGGCTGCTCCAAGTCCGACGCGGTGCGCGACCTGGGCGGCATCCCGCTGCGCCTGACCCCGGTGGACCGCTTGATTCGCCTGGGCTGGGTGCGGGCAGAGGCAGTTGCCCCCGGCAAGGGCTACCAGTTGTACGTGACCGAGCAGGGACGGGAGGCGGGAGCGCGGTGAGGTGCGCGCGCTGCGGTAAGCCCCTGTACCAGGACGCGGACGGCTGGTACAGCCAGGTCACCGTGACTGACGACGAGGTGCCGGGCCTCGCATTCGCGGACCGCGTGCACGAGTGCGACGGGAAGCCTCATGACGTGGTGAGTGAGTCGCTGGACGTGAACCCCCGGCCGATGGAGGTCGCCGCCGCGTGGCTGCCCGCCGGGTGCCGGGTCAGCCTGCGAGGCAGGGACATCCCCAACCCGGACCTGGAGAACCCCCGGTACGTGGTGGCCGGCTGGCACGAGGTGTCCGGCGGCGCGCTCATCTGCGTGTACGGGGGCTGGCAGGGCATCCGTAACGGGCAGCGCAAGGATTCTCGCCCGGTGTGGGACGAGGCCGCGACGTTCCTGCGGCAGGCTGCCCGGCAGGACAAGGGCCCGGTCGCCGTCTACGTGGCGATCGAGTCGCGGGAGAAGTACGGGCGGGCGTACCTGGTCGCGGTGCGGGTCCGGAGCGCAGCCCGGTGAGCCCGTCAGCGGGGGCCCGTCAGGGGAAACTGCGTACCGGATGTGAACCGTGTACGGGCTACACGCGGTGTACGAGGTACGCAAAGCCGAAGGCCAAACCACAAAGTGACCGGATGACACTGACAGTAACCGCCCCGGAGGGCCCCCCGGCTCCCCGCACCCTCGGGAGCAGCCCCAGGAGGGCCGCAGCGGCCCCGGGAGGGCACGGGGAGGCCCGCGTGCGCGCGAGGGGCGCGCTGTGGCCGCAGGGCGGCTCTGCGCGCCGTACATCGTGCGCTGAGGGGGGTCATGAACCGCAGGATATCCTGAGCCTGAGCGCCCGTCTCCCGGGCGTACTGCGGCCAGGAGGTCAACCGGGCTATGACGACGCGTACCGCGCGGCTGTGGGCCGTCCTGGCGGGCCTGGCAGCGATCGTAGTGAGCACCCTGGCAGGCACCGTGCTCTCCGAGGTGCTGGCGGGGATTGCCTGCATCCTCCTTGCGGCCTTCCTGGTGGCCCTCGACGGCCTGCGGAAACGCGGCCACACCCGCCGCTAGCCGCAGGATGCGCGAAAAATACCCTGCCGTGCCGAATTTATTCTTCAGTCCTCACGGCCCCGAGCCGAAGATTCTTCGGCTGGGTACCCCGTCAGCCCGCGCCGGGTGCGTGTCAGGGTGATTGTGGTTGCCGCGCTGACCGGCTGACAGTGATTGCGCAGGTCAGCGGGCTGTGCTGTCGCGCGCTAAACGGAGGTTCAGCGCTGGCCGGGCCCCGTCTTCCTGGTTGCCGGCCCGTGAGCCCGGTTAACTTCTCGCAGGTCACTGAGTTGTACCTGAAACGGAGGGTCCCCGTGCCCAACTGGTTCCGCCGTGCCCGCGAGGCGCAGCGTGAGGTTACCCCGCTGGCCATGTACCGCGCCGGGCTGGTCGACTGGCCGGGGCCGGAGGTCACCCCGCTGGAGATGTACGGCGCGAAGCGCTCGCCTGACTTCTCCGGCTGGTGGGTGTACGCGCTCGCCGACAAGGAGGGGCGCGTGTGGCGTGCCGGGCAGTCGTCCCGCCTGTGGTCCCGCTGGCGCGACTACTTCTACACCTACGGCGAGCGGTTCACCGCGTCGGACAAGTGGCTCATCCCGGTGGCGAACGAGGCCGAGGCCGACCTCATCGAGCTGGTGCTGATCCACTTCTACGATCCTGAGTGCAACACCAAGGGGCGGCGCGCTGACCTGGAGGCCAAGGTCAGGGCGTGGGGGCGCGGCACCCAGCAGTACAAGCGCGGCGAAGGGTGGCCTGATCGTCTTGACCAGAAGCAAGTAACCCCCTAGACTTGAGTCAAGCAACCGAGATTCGGGGAGGCACTTACATGGCAGACCAGCCCAGGCAGGGCGCCGCGCGGCTGACCCCTGCTGACCTGACCCTGCTGAGCAGGCAGAACGCGTCTTACGCCCGGACCGCCCGCGCAGCTGGCTGCCCGCGGATCGCTGCGCGGGCTGCTAAGGCCGCGGTCTACTACCGGGACCGGAGGGCAGCCCCCTCCCGGGACGCCCGCGCGATGAGGGGGCGAGCGGCGTGAGGCGCAAGCTCGCCGTCGTCTTCGCCGCGGTCGTCCTGCTGGTCCTCTACCTGCACCGCTCCGTCGTCCACCAGGTCTGCGTGGACACGGCCCTCGGGCTGGCCTGCCTGGCCGGCCTCTGCCTGGCCGTGGCCGTCACGGTGCGCGCAGCCGGCCGCAAGCCGGTCCAGCCGGCCAGGAAGCGGGCAGTCGTCCAGCCGGCCGCGGTTGAGCGGCCGAGGGCCAGCCGGCCAGGCGACCCGTGCGCCGAGGCGTGCGGCCGGCCGGCCACCCGGATGTTCGAGCGGTGGCCGGTCTGCGAGAACTGCGGCGGCCGGCTGGACGCGGCAGCCGCGTGCGCGGCCGGCCGCAGGCTCGCCCCCGAGCCGGCCGAAGACGACATCCCGCACCTGACCCAGCCGCCGGTCATCCCCGCCGGGGAGACCATCGGCACCATCGACATGAGCGACTTCGAGAAGAGGGCATCGTGACTGACTTCTCCGCACTGGACCGCGCCGACGACTTCGTGTATGCGGTGGGCCGTTGGATCGGCAACCGCGCCGCTGCCGTCGGCCTGGGTGCGTGGAACACCGCGCCCGAGCACGCGCCGCAGCGTGCCCGGGCTGCGCGCCTGATGGACCGCGCCGCCCTTCGCGTCGGCGCCGAGGTGCGCCGCCTGGAGGAGCGCGGCGGCACTGACCACCGTGACTCCATCGCCCACCTGCACAAGCGCAACCAGGCGCGGGACCTGGCGTCCCGCGCCGCCCGTTAGGAGAAACCGTGACCGGACTCATTGTCGCCATTATCGTCATCGCCCTGGTCGTCCACCTGACTGGCGGGCTGTTCCACCATGCCCGCTACCGCCGCGGCGGGCACCGCCTCAACATCGGCTGGTCGCTGCGGCGCGGGTGGTGGGCGGACACCCGCATCTTCGGCGGCAGCTACTACCACCGCCTGTAGGAGGCACGGGCCATGCCAGTCACTGACGAGGACATCGCCTCGCTGCTTTGCGACGCGGTCGCCATCATCGACAACGTGCTGCCTGTTACCGGCAGCCCCGAACTCACCATTGAGGACACCCTGAACATGCGCGCTGCCGCCCTTCCCGTGGTACTGACCACGCTGCTGGGCCGGCAGTAGCCATGCAGGCCCTGCGAGCCGTAGCCGTCACCCTGCTGTCGATGCTGGCAGCGGCGCTGGCGGCTACAGCCGTCTTCGCGGTCGCTGACCGCTCCTGGTACGCGGCGGTGGCTTACGGGATCGACGCTCTTGCCGCCGCCCTGGCGGTGGCGCTGCTGTTCCGTGCCTACGTGCGGCACTCACCACGACACAAGGGAAGGCACGAATGAGCATCATCGGTTACGTCCGCTGGCGGCGGAGTCCGGCGGGGCGCGAGGCCTACCGCGCCTACGCGCAGGGCCGCAAGGCTGTCGACCAGGCGGCCAGGACCGCGGGGTTCTGGGCCCGGAAGCGCGAGGCGCGCGCGTACCGTCGCGAGCACCCGCCTTACAACTCCCGCAGGGCCCGCCAGGCGCGGGCTGACGCGGCGCTCCGCCGGGCGCGCGAGGCCCCGCTCATGGTGCCGTCGCAGGTCACCGACCAGTGGTCCGACGGGCGCCAGCGGGTGACCGACTACGACACCCGCACCGGGCGCAAGATCCGCGTGCACACGACCCGCAGCCGCGCCAGGGACGCTGACGGCATGCGGCCGAGGCAGCACCGCACCCGCTAGGGATAGACTTTCATTACTTTACTCAAGACAAGCCAACGGGTAGAGTGAGAGCTATGGCAACCGCGACCGCACCGGGCTACCGGACCAGCTACACCGTCAAGGCGCGCTCGCGTGCCGGAGAGCACGAGTTTCTTTCGTGCTCCCTTGTGGCATCTCGTGTCCTGGCTGTGGCTATTCCGCTGACGCAAGGCAAGACAGCGTTCATCGACCCTGAAGATGCCGCCCTGGTAGGTGTGTATGGCTGGGCTGCTCAGCGTCGTGAGAACAACCTCTGGTACGCCATCGCTTACGTCCGGGGAAGTGCCGCGAACGGCGGGACCGCGCGCTACGTCTACATGCACGCGCTGGTCAGCGGTGCGAGCCGGCCGGATCACATTGACCGTAACGGCTTGAACAACACCAAGATCAATTTGCGTGTCGCCAACGGCGCGCAGAACAACGCCAACCAGGGCAAGCGGCAGGGCTGCTCCTCCCGGTTCAAGGGCGTGACCTACGTCGCGCGGACCGGCAAGTGGGCAGCCCAGCTGCACAGCGGCGGGCGCAAGCACCATCTCGGTTACTTCACTGAGGAAGAGGAGGCTGCTCGTGTCTACGATGACGCTGCCGTCCAGAAGTTCGGTGAGTTCGCGGCAACAAACGCCATGCTTGGCCTGCTCCCCGAGGAAGGCTGAGCCTGTGGAGGGAACGACCCACGCGGCCACCGGGCTGCTGCTGGGGGCGGGCATCGGCCTGCTGACCACCGGCCCCCTGCGCGGCACCGGCACGGTCCACGACCTGGCCATAGCGCACGCTGTCGGCCGTGACCTGCTGTTCGGCGCGGTGACCGCGGGCATGGCCCTGCTGCCCGACGCCGACCACCCGGACGCCACGTTTGCCTACTCGGCTGGCGCGGTGAGCCACGGCATCAGCCACCTGGTGGCAGTCGCCTTCGGCGGGCACCGGCAGGGCATGCACTCGCTGGTCGGCATCGCGTTCTGGTCGGCCGCCGCCGAGGCGTGCGCCGTGTGGTGGCCCAACCGCTGGGCGCTCGGCTTCCTGGCCGCGTTCATCGCCATCTGCGTGGTCGCCGGCCTGAAGGCAACCGGGTTCATGCGCCACGGCGGGCGCGGCCACAGGTCGCGCGGCGGCGGGCTGCGCCGCGCGCTCGCCGGGTGCGGCATCGCCGCCCTGGCGGTCACCTACGCCCGCGCTGACCTGTGGTGGCTGGTGGCGCTGGGCATGGCGCTGCATATCCTCGAAGACGAGTTCACCGGCCACGGCTGCGCGCTGCTGTGGCCCATCTCGCGTAAGCGGTTCGGCGGTGACGGCAGGCAGCCGGCGGGCAGCCGCCGCGCTCTCGCCCGCAAGCCCCGGTCCGGTTACAGCGAGGCCCGTGACCGCGCGCTCCGCCCGGTTGCCGCGTCCCCTGCCCGTAAGCCCCGGCTGGCTGCGGTCAAGCCGACGTGCCCCGCGTGCTGGATGGGCGAGTGCAGCGAGTGCAAGGACCGCGGGTGCGGCTGCCCTGAGCAGGGACCGGACGTGCACCAGCTGCGGCCGAAGCGCCGTGCGGCAGTGCCCGCGACGGCTGAGCCGCTACCGCCGCCGGAGGAAGATATTCCCCCCTATTAGCTTGACTGGAGTCAAGCGCTCACGTATGCTGGCAAGCACAGGCAACCGAGTGAAGGGCAGGCACGTGAAGATCTTCCACCTGGAGCGCGAGGGTGTGCACTACGACGAGGCTGTGGGGTTCGTGGTCATTGCCCGTGACCTGGACCAGGCACGCGAGTACGCGTGCGGTCAGGCGGGCGACGAGGGCGCGAACGCCTGGTACCGGCCGGACGTCAAAGTCGCGGTCATCGGCCGGTCCGCAGCCGGCGAGCAGGCCCGGGTTGTCTTGCGGGACTTCCACGCGGGCTAACCCCTGAGCGAGCGGGCGCCTGCCTTCCACCCCGAGGACAGGCGCCCGCTCTTTTGCTTGACCAGAGTCAAGCTGTAGCCTACGATGTAGCCAGAAGCCAACTGGAGGGCAGGCACATGGCAATGACACCAGAGCAGATGCAGCGCCTTGAGCGGGACGCCTCGCTCATGGCGGTCGCGCACTCGCTGACCGCGGCCGAGCGGGTGCTGTTCCTCGGCAAGGTCGCGCGCCGGTACCCGCGCCTCCTGGGTGCGGACGTGGCCGACGTGCTCGATTTCACCAACGACTACGACGAGTTCCTTGACCAGACCGAGCCGTTTTTCGAGCGGTTCGACGCGCAGATGCCGGACGTGCCGGGTGTCATCTTCGCGGCGCACGTCATCATCGTGATGGGCTGGAAGCTGACCCCCGGCCGGGTGTGGTCCCTCCTGCAGCGCGCCGGCGCGGTCGACGCGCCGCGTTACCCCGAGGTCGAGGTGGGCCTGTGGGTGCACGAGCACGATCTTGGGGGAGGGCCGTGCACCGCCGACGCGAATGAAGCGCTGCTCAGGGCCCGCGCTGAGCAGGGCCTGCGCGCAGCAGGAATTTCCGAGAGTGAGATAACGGAGTTCCGTGAGTCGGTGCGCCTGCGGCCGGGCAGCCTGACCCTGCAGCTGGGACTGCAGTGGAACGTGGCCGACATCGCGAAGTGGGTGACCTTGGTGGACCGCTTCACCGAGATGCCGCGCAAGGTCTACGACCCTATCCATGACCTGGCGGTGGTGCTGCACTGGGCGTCCGCTGAGCCGGGTGACCCGGATGACCAGGCGCTGGCCAACCTCCGCTCGCACCTGGACATGCGCGCGCCCGAGACGATCGAGGCCAGCCTTAACTCGTTCTTCGGCAAGGAGGCCTGACATGGAAGACAAGCAGCACAAGGGCCCGGGTCACGGCGACGTGGACCTCAGCCTGGCCGCCGTCACCCCGGACGGCGACCAGTACTACCGCTCGTGGACGATTTGCGAGTGCTCGGGGCTGTACCAGCGCCTGGATACCATCCTGGGCCCGCCGCAGCAGGAGAGCGTGGTGCCCGCGGAGGTGGTGCGCGCTACCGCCGCGGCGGTGCTGGCCGTGCCGGGGGCTGTGCGTTTTCTCGGTACGGAGGGCAACTGACGTGCACTGGATCAAGTTCACTACCTGCGAGATGGCCTACGGGCGCGACCACGGCTACCTGGTCATCCGCGAGGAGTCGGGGGTGCGGCTCGGCCGCTTCTCCATCGACGCCGGCGCCCGTAACCTGCACGCCGTGGTCGCGCGGGAGGTGCTGGCGAGCGCCCTTGTCTTCCCGCTGGGCCGCGGGCCCGGCCGCCCTGGCGGTGACCCGGAGCTTGACGCCCTGGTGGCGTCGGCCAAGGTGTACGCCGAGCGGTTCGAGGCGGGGGAGAGCATGGTGGGCCCCGACTGGCGCGGCCGGGCCTGGCAGCATGATGACCAGGCAAAGCCGGACCCTAATGCCGGCCGCTGCCCTGGCCCCGGCGGGTGCCTCCCCGACGAGCCCTGCATCTACCGTGGCGACGACTGCGCGCCTCGCTGAGCGGAATAGTTCTTCTGCTTGACTCCAGTCAAGACAATGGGTAACCTGGTGCCGTAAGCACTACTGAAGGGCAGGCACCCCGATGACTGAGATCGAGACGCTTTCCGAGGACGCCATCGTCGTCCTGGCCGCGCTGCGCGACGCGTCCACCATCCGCCGCGAGCCGACCGCCGCGCACCCGAGCGGCTACCAGCGCTTTTTCACCGTCACCAACCTGGTGTCCGACGGGCTGCTATTCGGCGGGGACCTGCGCAACATGCGCGGCATCGCCGCCCTGGACAAGACCGCGCGCGGTCTCTACAAGAAGGGCCTGGTGCACGCGCAGACCTTGCACACGCGCCGCTACTACGCGCTGACCGACGCCGGGGAGGCGCTGCTGGCCAGGATCGAGAAGGAGGCCGGCGTTGACGGCCTGGTGGCCGCGGAGATCGAGCACCGCAAGGCCCGTGCCGAGGCCGAGGCCGCGCAGGCCCGTGCCCGCGACGCCATGGAGGCGCTGAGGCTGGCCCGCAAGGCGGCCGGAGCGCGCTATTCGCTGGAGTCGCTGTTGGACGCGCGCCGCGAGCACCCGCTGAGCAGGAGGTAAGACGATGCCTAAGCAGTACGAGGACTACACCACCGGCCCGGACGGCGACGAGCACCACCCGGCTTTCGGCCTGGTCGCCCTTCACCGGATCAGCGCCAGCCCTGGCGCGGACCTGTTCCAGTCGGACGTCCGGCACCCGGAGTACATGCGGGTCACGGTTCACGAGGCCACTCGCAAGCGCGACGGGTACCGCGACTGGGTGCACCCGGAGCGGGTGGTCTGCGAGATCAGCCTTTCGATGGCGCAGTTCGCATCGTTCGTGGCCAGCACCGGCCAGGGCAGCGGGGTCCCGTGCACGATCGAGTGGACCACCGCCGGCACGCACGAGCCGGGAGACCGGCCGGGGCTTCTGCCGGCACCGCGGCTCTCGCTCACCCATGACGAGGTGCGGGCGGCGGCGCACGAGGCGTTCAGGGGCATCAAGGCGGCCGAGTCGGCGTACTGGAACGCGGTGGACAACAAGGCACCGGCTGCGGAGCGCAAGCAGCTCCGGGCGAAGCTGAGTGCCGCGATCCGCAACGCCGAGCCGAACGTGGAGTACGCGGCCAAGACGCTGGACGAGCACGCCGGGGCCGTGGTGGAGCAGTCCCGCACCGACGTTGAGACCATGGTCTTTGAGGCGGCTAAGCGGGCTGGCATCGAGCCGGAGGCGATCGTCCGCGCCATCACCGATGGGTCGTGACACCGTGAAGTGGCCCTGGCGTAAGCTCGCACCCCGGCTGCCTGCCCGGAGGTGGTTCGCGGACGATGACGGCACCTTCTACCGCAACTGCCCGCTCATCGACGCTGAGCGGGACGAGGTGATGGCGTGGCCGCTGCTCACGCCGGGCAAGTTCGGGGCCTTGGAGGCCGAGTGGCGCGAGACGTTCAAGGCTGGCGTGCAGCGTAAGGCTGCGCTTGACCCTGGTGACGTGGTGGTCACCCCCGCGCCGTTCCGCGAGGCGTATCCGCATCACCCGGGCTTGTGGGTGCTTGACGATGACTGACCGGGTTACGCGGGTGTACCGCCTGGACATTCAATATCCCGAGGGGAGCGACGCCCCCGGGTGGGTGCCCGCGTGCTGGCCTGAGTTCCTGGCGAACATCAAGGACAAGGCGCAGCGCCGTGCGTTGCGCCGCCGCGGGTTCCGCTGGCCGCGCGAGCACCTGTACCTGTCGGCGTCGGGCGCGTGGTCGCGTGCCTGGCTGCTCATGTCGTTCGGCGCGGAGGTCTACGTGGAGGCGTCCGACCCGGTGACCTGGCCCGAGTGGCAGGACTCCAGCGCCAACGGGCGCGGCTGGGAGAGCGGCAGCACGGCGGCGCGCTGGGCGCCTCCGGAGCCGGAGGTAAGCGCAGCGGATGTCTTCCGCGAGCAGGCCGCCGGCTTCTGGGCTGCTTACTTCGAGGGCAAGGGGCCACCAGCCGACCGGGGGGCACTACAAGCTGAGGGAGAATCCTGATGTTCCGGAGGAAGACGGCACCTGAGCCGGAGCGCAGCCCGCACCCGGACCCGCGTGTTGAGGCGCAGCTGCAGCACGTCCTGGCCTTGTACGCCTCAGCTCACCGGACTGAGGAACGCCTGGCGGACATCGCGGCGGAGCAGAAACTGCTTGACCAGAAAGCCCGTGCCTATGCCGACGAGCCTGGCACGTCGAAGCGACTGGCGGAGCAGTCAGGCCGGCTGCGTGCCGAGCGCGCGGAGCTGGAGGCGTTCATCGGCCAGGTGCACGAGGACATTACTTCCCGGCTGGTGAGCCTGGGGAACGACGCCCTGTACCTGCACGCGGCATCGTGAGTTAGTTATTTGCTTGACTGTAGTCAAGACACCCCGTAGACTGGTGCTGTAACCAACCGAAGGGCAGGCACCCCGATGACCGAGAACACCGCCGCTGACATGGCGCAGCTCCGCGAGCACGTGATTGAGGCCCGCGAGTCCGCGCAGTTCCTGGCGGTCGCGTACGGCGACAGCGGGAGCGAAACGGGCGCGGCGAACGTCGAGGGCCAGGTGAAGGCCTATAACGACGTGCTGCGCATGATCGACCGTTACGTGCTGCAGCCGGGCGAGCGCCGCGCGGCCAACGGCGTCGTCATCGGCTCGGGCGCGCGCCCGGACATCCCGCGCTTCGGCGCCGACGAGACCGACAACGACTACCCGCCAGAGGCTCCGGAATGAGCGGCGTCTCGGTTCAGGTGGGCCCGCGGTCGGTCGGCGAGCGCTGTGCGGCCTGGGGACTGGCAATCGCGCGGGACAGGTTCATGACCGTCCTGGTGGTTGCCGCTGTCGTGTTCGAGGCTGTTCTGGTCACGGTCATCATGCTGGCCAATGCTGCGGCGCGCGACTCCGGGCCCGCGGTCTTCACCCCGCCGACGGCGTTCTGCCCGGCAGGCCAGTACGTAACAAGTATCAGCGCGTCCGGGTGGCCGGTCTGCGTTCCCGGCCACTAGAAGGGCAGGCGCATGGCACTGAACGACGAGGATCTGCTGAAGCTCGTGAGTGAGCTGAACAGCGACTACAACGAGGACGTCGGCGAGTTCGGCGGTTACGTGACGTACAGCATCGACGCCGGCGTGCTCACGGTGAAGGCCCAGATGGCCACCGACGCGGACGGCCAGCAGCCCCTGGAGGCTACGGAGCGGTCCTGGCGGCTGGTTCCCGTACGTCCGGGTGGCGAGTGAAATGCTGAAGATCACCTTCGCCCTTGACCAGGAGAATGACGGCATTGAGATCAGGCACGACGGCAGGCAGGTCTTCTGGGACAACGCGCCGGACGGCTGGACCTCGTACTTCCAGGTCATGCCGTGCGGCGTGCCCGTGCTGCTGGACTACGACAACGGCGACCCCCGCGAGCCGGACGACCGCGACTACCCGCAAGGCGAGGGCACTGACTCGCGCCTCAAGCGCTGGCTGGTCGACAACGGCACCGACCCGCGTATCCGCGAGATCGAGTACGACGAGGACGACCAGCCGCTCACCGCGGCTGAGGACGTCACCATGTCTGGCGCGGACCTGCATTCCCTGCTGCTTCAGGTGGCCGAGCGGATGTACTGGTACGGCGCGGATGACGTCGTTGAGCGGCACGGCATCCGGTGATCCTCACCTTGTTCGAGGCTGCGCTGTCGGCCTGCGTGGCCGCGTGGCTCAAGATCTGCGAGAGCCTGCCTGACCTGCTTGCGGTCATCTTCCTCGCCCGCGTGGGCCTGACCCTGGCGCGTGTCCGGTGAGCGGCGGCCTGACCCCGGGCGAGAGGGTGGCGGCCGGGCGCGCGTTCGCTGACGTGCACGACTGGGCGGGCAGCGCCTGGCGCAGCCTTGAGTCAGTGGTGGTGCCGCCGACCCGCGCGAGCGTGCTGGCGAGCGTCGATGAGCTGGCGAAGCGCCTGGAGGAGATTCGGCTGCAGCTGGACATGCCCGAACTTCCTTCGGCTAACTGGCAGTCTGCCGGAACCGGGTGGGTGTAGTCGTGGCCACCGACACCGGCAGCTACCTGCGCAAGCTCAAACAGCGCGGCTACACGGTGCCCGAGCGCAGGGACGGCCAGGGACACCGGCAGGTCTGGCACGGTAACACGCTGGTGGCCACCATCTCGGTCTCCAATCCGGGCGGCCGGGGGTTCGCCAACCTGAAGGCTGAAATCCGCCGGTACGAGCAAAACAAGCCGACCAGGAAGACACGACAGAGGAGAACCTGATGGAAGAGCCGAAGCCAGAGGACTACCTGTTCCTGCCCGTCGACCAGGTGGCCGCGCCCGTCAAGGGCGTTTACTTCCAGCGCTATGCCGACGCTTGGTGGGCCGTTCACCCGGACAAGGGCCTGGTCTTCTACAACCCGCGACGCGGTGACGGCCGGCGCAGGCACAGCTACTGGGGTGCCCCGCAGTGCAATACCGATGAGCGCATTGCCCGCGGGGTCTCGCGCGACCACCTCCCGTTCCCCGTGGAGGTCCGCAAGTTTCCGGTGGTCTTTGTCCAGGTCAACATCAGCGACTACGCTTAATAGCTTGACCCGAGTCAAGCCACAGCCTAGACTGCCCGTAGGCAACCGAGCGAAGGGCGGGCATATGAGCGGTACCAGGGAAGTGTGTGCGAGGAACTGCGGCAGTCGCAGCGCCATGTGGTTCTACCACGGCGAGTGGGTCTGTGACCGCTGCTACAAGGCCGAGGAGTTCAGGCCGGGTCACTGGAACACCGGCGACCAGATGCATTTTCTCGGGCTGTGCAACGACTGCGACGCGCGCTACGCGGCGGCCATGTCACTGGAGAAGGCCGAGCAGTGGTACCGCTCCGGCCACTTCAGCCAGGACGTCTACGAGGCCTACACCCACGTGTGGGCGACGTCGGCGTACCACTACAGCTCGCTAGGTGACAACTCGCGGCGCTCGCCGGTTATCCCCGAGGTCGTGCGCCTGGTCGCCATCATGCGCGGCGAGCTGGCCTTGCGGGTGACCGTGAAGCGGAAGGGGACGCATGCTCACCACTGAGCAGCTAGACGAGACCGAACGGCGGTACCTGCCTGCCGACCAGCAGAAGTGCCGGGTCTGCGGCGCTTCCCTGGTGTTTTCTTCTAGCGGGGACCGCTTCGGGGGCGGCTCGCGCTACAACTGCTCCAGCGACGACGCGAGCCCGCTGCGCAGTACGCTGCCGTTGCGTGAGCGCCTGGAGCACTGGGACCGGAGCACCTGGTATGACCGCGGGGACGTGAACATGCTCGTTGTCGAGCTGGTGCGGGCGTACCGCGAGCTGGAGCCGCGGGCGGCCTGCCCGTGCTTCGACGCGGCCATGGAGGAGCGCTTGAGGAATGACTGAGCCGAAGGAAGTTAGCCGCCTGGCCGAATCCCTGCGCGTGCTGGGATTCGGCCCGTTCGTGTTCGTGAGTGGCACGCCCGGCGGCGCGTGGGAGGTGGGCGTCGAGGGCGGTCACGTTCGTGCGGCGGCGGGCTTCGAGTTCCGCAACGGCCGGACCAGGCGCACTGACGGGACCATGGTCATCGACGGGAAGCCCGCGCCCCTGGCTGAGGACCTGGACGACCTGCGGCGCATTTGGGATGAGCACGAGGGGGGCGTGGCTGCCCCGCCGACCCCCCTGTAGCCCTGGTGGAGATTTCCGACCCCGGCAGTCAGCCGGTGCCGCACATGGTCAGCTTCACCGCGGACAACATGAGGCGCGCAGCTGAGGCCGGGGCCGGGTTCGAGGTCCGCGTAGGCACTTCGGGCGCGCACTGGGTCCTTGGCATCGACCTGCCGGGCGGCGACGGCCTGCGGATCGTGTTTACCCGCTACCGGCGGGTGTGGGACCTGGACAGGGGCCAGTCCGTACAGGTCATTGTCGGCGGCGAGGACAGGTCAGCGCAGGCAGGCGGCGACGTCGAGGCGGCGATGGCCCTGCTGGCGGGCGGTTCTGCCTCCCCTCCGGCCGATTCGCCTCCTGGCAGGTCGGCAGTCGGCCGGCGCGAGTCCTCGCGGCCCACTACCGGGGTAGCCACGCGGCGGATGGTGGTAATCCGCGAATGACATCTAGACGGACAGTAGCCGGTCAGTTACTCTCAGGTGGTGGACGAATCGGTCGCATCCCTGGCAGACCCCTCCCTCCGGGGGTTTATCCGCGAGATCCGGCGTATTCTCGTCCATCCTGACCTGGGCCTGGACCAGAAGCTCATCGCCGTGGCGGGCGCGGCGGACGAGCTGGCCCCTCCCCCGGGTCCCTCCCCGGCAACCCGGCTGGCCCTGATGCTGCGGCGCGGCGGTAAGCCGTTCACGCTGCTGGCCGCCGGGGTCGCCGGGGAGGAAGTCCGCGTGAAGCTTGACCGCCAGGAGACCCGGCCGCCGAACGACCGGGAGTGGCGGCTGCTGTCGCGACCCGGGCAGGTGCAGAGCCGGGCTGGCTCCCTGTACCTGCCCGGGTCCGGCCTGGTGGTGGCGGAGGTGACTTCCGTGGTGGTGCCGTTCCGCCTGGACGCCTACGCGCGCGCCGAGCTGAAGGCGGGGAAGGTGCCGCTGGGCGCGGTGCTCGCGGCCCTGCCGGGGGCACGCCGGGAGCCGCTGGAAGTCCGCGAGACCTGCGCCGGCCGGGTGCTGTCGGCAGCGCGGATGCACGCGGGCGGCTGGCCGGTGGCGCTGGCTACGGAGTCCGTCACGCCCGAGTTCATCGCCCTACTTGACTCAAGTCAAGCCATCGCCTAAGCTTGGCCGTACAGGCAGCCAAGCGAAGGGCAGGCACGATGGCAGACATCAAGCGGATCAACACGAGGGCGCAGCTACAGGAGCTGGCCAGTGAGCTGGGCGTGCTCCCCGACTGGCACGAGCCGAACCAGAGCGGCGTTGACGCCCTGGTGAGCGGCCACATGCTCGACAACGCGGGCTTCTGGGGCGTGGGCGGGACGGGCACCCTTCCGTCGGCCTACCAGGAGCTGTGGGTCACCATCACGCAGAAGAGCGACTACGACGGCAACGCCATCGCGGTGGCCGAGGTCAACCTCGCGATGCTGCTGGCCTGGTCGTGCGGCTACGAGGAAGAGCCGCGTCGGGCCACCGGGGGGACCACGACGGCACGACCCGGCAGCCAGGAGGCTTCCGACGTCTACCGCAGTCACCGTAACCGCCTGCGCGGCGGTAAGTAGCCGCTTGACCGCAGTCGAGTCGGCGCGCACACTGGCGGTGATAAGCCCGCTTCACGCAATTCCCCGAGGAGGCCGCGCACACGCCAGGCACAACTGAATCCCTAAGACACGAAACATCCCCGGTAACAGCCCCGTGGCCTTCTGCCCGCGGGGCTGTTACTTTGCCGTGCGGCGGCCACCGCGCGCCGCTACGATGCGGCCATGCCTGATGACCCGTTCGCCGCGCTGTACGCCGAGCACCTGCCGGCCGCGCGGCGCCTGGCCCTGGCCCTGGTGCCCGCCGACGCGGCCGAGGACATCGTGGCGGAGGCGTTCACGCGGGTGCTGGCGCGGCAGCTGGCGGGCGGCGGGCCTGACGGCGCGTTCCGCCCCTACCTGCTGGCTGCGGTGCGCAACCTGGCGCGAGACTGGCTGGCCGAGCGGCGCCGCGTCGCCCCCTCGCCGATCGACCCTCGCGCGCACCGGGTGCCAGGCGCCGGCGAGCTGGTGACCGCGGCCGAGGAGGCGGCGATGACCCGCCGGGCGTTCGAGTCCCTGCCCGGCCGCTGGCGCGCGGTGCTGTGGCAGACCGAGGTGGAGGGGCGCACGCCGGGCGAGCTGGCGCAGGTCTCCGGCATGACCCCCAACGCCGTGGCGCAGCTGGCGGCGCGGGCGCGCATCGGCCTGGCGCTGGCGTGGCACCGCGAGCGGGGCACGCAGGAGCGCATCACCGGGCCGGCCCCTGCGCTGGTTCGGCTGGCGGAGCGGAAATACCGGAAGACGCTTGACACGAGTCAAGCCGATAGCTTAGACTGTGACTACAGCAAGCGGAACGGACCAGAGGGCAGGCACCCGATGTACGCAGGCGAGTACTACGCAGACGGCGACAACTACTACCCCGGCTCCGATGACGACGAGCTGAGCCCGTTCGACCAGGCGATGAGCCAGCTGGCCGTGCAGGCCGCGCGCATCGCGCAGTTCGAGCAGGGCAACTAGGCCCCGGCGGGCCGCCGACAACCTAAGCCCAAGCCAGTACCTGCCTGCGGGCGGGGTGCGGACATTGGCGGTGAGGCGGCCCGGCGGACAACTCCACAGAGACTTGGGGGCAACGGGACCCTGCAAGGCCAACGCCCTGCGTTGTGTCAAGATCGCAACTTGGCGTCCTCGCGGGCTGGGGTCGGAAACCGATGGCCGTTGTCCCCTAAAACTCCCCGGGCTGTTGTATCGAGTACCTGGCGAACGCGTGAGCGACACAGGCAGGATTAAGTTCCAGCCTTTGGCAACACCGCTACGGACCAGCGAAACACGCGGCAGCCCGGGGGTTAGGCGGAGGGTAACCCCTGGCGGTTCTGGGTTACCTGAGTGCACCCTCCGATGAACCGAAGTGGGGCCGGGAGGCTCCAGTCGGCAGGCTGTCCTCCCGGCGCCCGCGCTAAAACTCCATAGACGAGGGGTCTCGTTCGAGGCGAGGCGGTACCCAGTCCGCCTTTACCTGCACTGGACGGCTTTCCGGCTCCGGCTGGCGGCAACCTGGCGGCCCTGATGCGCTTACAGCCTGTGCCCGTGGTCATTCCGCGGTCGCGGTACTGCGGCGCGGAAAGCTGCCAGCTCAATCCATCGTGGCTGACACGTAACGCAGGGCTTGGGGTTTGTGACCCGACAGTGAGCACTGCTCCCCCTCGCGAACGCCCTAGCGGATGTCTCGGTTGCCTGCCCTGCCCCGCTAGGGCGTTCGCATTTTTATCTTGACTTGAGTAAAGCACATGAGTACGCTGTAGCCAGGAAACCCACCGAAGGGCAGGCACATGGAAATTGACATCACCGCGCTGCTGGCGGTCTCCGACGACGAGAGCCCGGACCTGACCGGGCTGCTGGAGGCCGTCGAGGCCGCGAGCAGCCAGGACCAGACTGCGTGGCTGACAGACAAGGGGCAGCGCATCGCGGCCATCGTGCCGGTCGACGTCGCCGAGTACCACGATGAGATGACTCGCCGCGTGCTGACCACGCCGGCCGGTCCCCGGGTGAAGTTCCCTGAGGTCACGGTGCAGCTGAGCGGAGGGGACGGCAGTACGGGCGTCATCATGGCCAAGGTTGCCGACGCGATGGGCGCCGCCGGCGTCGACAGGCGGGACATCCGCAGCTTCCGCGAGGGCATCCTCGCCTGCGAGAGCTACGAGGCCGTTCTCGCGCTGGCTCAGCGCACGGTCAACGTCGAGTAGAGGGGCAGGCACATGGATCAGAAGACCAGTCCAGAAGAGGCCGCGTCGGCCCTGGATGAGATCCGCGACCAGGCCCGCCGTTACCTGGAGGCCCGGTACGGCAAGGACGTCTGGTTCCGGGCGCCGGAGACGTTCGACAACGCGGTCGAGCGGTGGGTCTGGGCGGTTGCCTCCGGGGCCGAGGCAGTTACCGGCGAAGAGGCCATGACGGCCATCGAGCAGCATTTCCGGTCTAGGTGAGGGGCAGGCACATGGCACGGCTACCGAGTGAGAAGTACCTTATCCAGCAGGTCGGCGGCGTGGTGATCCTCTTCGAGGATTTCACCGAGCGCGAGATCGCCAGGTTCGACTCCGGCAACCAGGACGCGACCGCTAAGGCACAGCAGGTCATCAGCGGCAGTGAGCTGGGTGAAGAGGACAGGTGCTTCGCGCACTTCTGGTCTGGCTACTTCAGCTCGTACAACGGGCATCCTGCTCCGGCGGGCGGCCCGGTCACTTACGACAAGCCGAGCGACCTGGTGGGCGTGTTCGGTGAGGATAACCACCGGGCGGTGGTCACGTTCGACCCGCGGGACCAGAACGCCGCGGCTAAGGCGCAGGCCGCTATTCACTTCAGCGACGCTCTCAGCGAGGACGCCAAGCGCGCCGCCCACTTCTGGTCGGGCTACTTCTACGGCCTCGCGTCATGAGCAAGAAGGGCACCAGGCGCCGCCAGCGGCTGTGCGCGCCGGATAACCACGTCCCCGCAGACCGCCAGGGTTTCGTCACCGACGTTCGCGTCCGCCAGGTGGCGGAGTCCGGCTTTCCGCGCGTCTCCTACGAGAGCGTCTGCGCGCTGCTGGGCAAGGTCCCTACCGGGAACGGGGGCACACGATGACCACGATCTACGTCAAGGGCCAGGACGTCCGGGTGGGCGATGACCTGTGGTCCATGGGTGCGCCGTGCCGCGTCATCGGGATCAGGCCGTACGTGCACCCGGTGGTCACCCGCAACGAGGAATGGCGGGTGGCTGAGTTCGCCGTTGGCGGCCGGACCCTTGCTTACGAGCACGGCTACGCGGCCGGTTACGAAATTACCCTGGTGCCCGGAGACGACCGTACGGCCGGCGGTAGCCGCGTCGACCCTGACGACTACCTGGACCCGTACCTGTCTGCCGCTGCGGTGCTGTGGGCGCGGTACGAGGCTGAGGGTAAGCCGGGCTTGTGGCGCGCGTGGGTGGAAGCGCTCCCGCCGGAAGACCTGCCAGGGCCGCACTCGTCGGGCCTCACCTGCTTCACCGGCGTGAAGGCGTGAGCGGGACGTACGCCGTGGTCACCCTGAACGGGGACCGCGAGCACGCCGACGCCGGGTACAGCAAGGCCGACGCCGAGAGCTGGACTGACGTCCTGCGCGATGAACTGGGGATCACCGGCGCCGAGGTCCGCGACTTGCTGCCCGGCCTGCAGGCCCGGTTCCCGGTCGGCGGCAAGGTGTGGCTCAGCCAGCGGGTGCACTGGAGGCCTGGCCAGGCGGGCACGGTGACCGAGGGCGAGCCGGAGAGCTACGCCCGCTGGCCGGAGCGCGGTCCCTCGCCCTGGTTCCTCAGTGGCGACGGGGCGTCGGTGCACGTGCTCCTTGACGACGGCTACGAGAGCTGGTGGCCAGCCCGCTGGCTGGAGACCCGGTGAAATTCTCAGACATCGACGCGCGGGTCAGCCAGGCAGAGGCCGTGACCGAGGGGTGCCCGAAGTGCGGGGCAGCGCGAGGCGCGTGGTGTACCTACGTCACCGACATACCCGCGACCTCGCGCATCCGGTGGCGGAACCCGGGTAACGCCGAAACTGAGTGGCTGCACCGCAAGGGCGACCTCCTGGAGAGCGGCCGGGCGCACTCGGAGCGCATCGCGCTTATCCGCGCGAAGCGGCTGCGCGAGTGGCGGTCATGGTCGCGCCGCGGCCGGCAGGCTGTGGCGGCAATGCCGGATGACCTGCGCGCGGCAGCAGCGGCAATGCGCGCGTGGGACGTGGCCGAGTACAACGCGCTGCGGGACTGGCTGGCTGAGCACGGGCACCTCCTGGTGAACGCTAACCGGATGCGGCCGGATGGCACGGCCCGCGGTGAGAGCTACGCCCGCATTCAGGCTGAGCGGGAAATTGACCAGGCGTTCGAATGACTGAGTACGACCGGGTGAGCCAGGCGGAGATGCTGGAGACGTACGTGCCCGAGCGCTGGGCGGGAACCCTCGCCTGCTGCCTGGCTCATCGCCGGCGGATGTTCTGGATGTCCTGGTGGGGGTGCTGGGTGCACGCCGGCGGCATGAAGCCGTGCGAGGCGATGGAGGGCGAGCCTGACCCGGAGGAGCTGCACTGCCGTTACTGCGGCACGCGGGTCATCCCCGGCGGCGGAGACGCGCTGTGGGAGCACGTGCCAGACGGCCAAGGGTGGTGGGAGCACCGCGGGGGCGCTCCCAGCGCCGACTACTGGCATGACGGCAAGTGGACCGACAAGTGCGCAATCTCGCCCACGTTTCACCATGAGGTAACGCGCTTGCGCTTCACAGAAGTCAAGCAGGCCGGCTAGGCTAACCCGCCAGTAACCCCGCTGAGGGGAGAGCGTCCGTGAACGCCGCTACCGAGTCAGCCGAGTCCGCGCAGGCTGTCGGCGAAGCCGCCGATGCGAGCCCCTGCCTGGAAATCGGGGAGTCCAAGGTCTACGCCGGGCTGAGCCCTGACGGCGTGCTCGTGATTCGCGCCTACCCGGCTGGTGACACGCTGGTCGCGGTGCTGGTTGACGAGACGCTCGTGGCTGGCAGCGAGGTGGACTGGAAGCCGCGCGGCAGGCACCGTAGACAACTTGACTCCAGTCAAGACAACGGAGAGGGTTAATCCTCTCTCGCCCGGGGTTGCCGTATGCGATACTGGGGGCGACCGGGCACAGCGTTATCCCCCAGTAGCGCGCCCTGGTTCCTCCTGCAGCCTCGCGGCTCCCCCGTCCGCGGGGCTGCAGTCTTTGTCTTGACATGAGTCAAGAGCCTGCCTTAGCCTGGTGCTTAACAGCAGTCAAGCAAAGGTCAGGCACATGACGAGCGAAGAGGTGGCGGCAATCCTCGGTGTGGGGCGTGGCCCGGCTATCGGCCACCTGTCGCGGCTACGTCGCAGCGACCTGGAGGGCATTGCCCGCTCCCGCGGGGTCAGCCTTACCGCCGGCGAGGCACAGCGGCACCTGGCCGCCCGGGTTGTCGACCAGGTGTACGGGCAGGCTAAGCGAGACTCCCAGCCGCGGAAGAGGGCTAGCCGTTCCCGCCGGTAGCTTGACTTGAGTTAAGACATGCCTTATACTTGAGGTACGAGCTTCCGAGCGAAGGGCAGGCACAATGCCAGCAGAAGCCAAGTACGACATGACCGTTTACCCGACCGCGGGCCTGGTGCGCAGCGCCAGCGACGGCGCGCGGACCCACCAGGTGACCCTGGGGTCCTGCGACTGCGCGGACTTCATCAACCGCAAGGGGAAGCTGATCGAGGTCGGCGACGTCATGGCGGTGACCGTGTGCAAGCACATCGCCGAGTTCATCGAGCGCGCCGGCGGCTGGCACCGCCCGCCCGAGCCGGGCCCGGTTATCTACCAGGACCTCACGCGGGCGCAGGCAGGGACCCTTCTCACCTCCCACCACATCGCCGCGGACCTGGCGGACCGGCTGCTGCGCGCGGCGATCGGCTCTAGCCCGGTAGCGGCGCTGGTCACCATCGCCAACGGCGACATGTGGGCGAAGTACAACGCTGCCACCCGGCGCTACACCGTGGCCATCCCGGCGGGCTGGCCCGCCGACCTTCCCGAAGGCTTCCCCACCGTTTCTAGGGCGGTGCTCTGACCCTGCCAGGAGTCGGCTCTCCGGAGCCGGGGAAAGGGGCAGGCCAGGACCCCCGGGCGAGTGACGCGCCCGGGGGTCCTGCTATGTGCTTGACTCAAGTCAAGCCATGCACTAAGCTGGCAGTACCAGCAACCGAGCGAAGGGCAGGCACCCGATGCTAGTAGAACCCGGACAGCGCGACGAGTACGGCGGAGACCTCTCCAAGGTGGCGGACCTCCTGGGCGAGGACGAGGTGGGGGTGAAGGTCGACCTCGCCGAGATCGGCGACCTGGTGAAGCTCACGGTCGACTCGACCACCGTGACCGGCAGCAAGCACGTTTACCTGGACCCGATCTCCGCCGACGAGCTGGCCGACCTGCTGAAGATGCGGGCGCGGGAAGCGCGGGGTGTCCAGTGAACACCGCGGACATCATTACGTCCGGGGCCTACGTGCCCCGGACGGGGGATGGGGTTGTGGTTCGCCGCTACATTCGCGACGGCAACACGGGGGAGCGCACGCCGGAGGCTGAGCACGTTGGCGTCATCACCGAGGCTGAGCCGCACGCTGACGGCTGGTTCCTGTGGCTGGACAGCTACGAGCACCGGATTTTCACCGGCTACCAGTTCCTGGGGGCAGGCAAGGACGGGCACAGCCCGGCCAGCCTGGTGACCGAGGTCATCCCCGTGCAGTCGGCCAGGCCGTTCCGGGTGCAGCTGACCCCGGACCTGGCCCTGGTGGTCGACAGCTCCCAGTGCATCGTCCTGGTGGTCACCGACGGGGCGGCGGGCAACGTGCTGCGCCGCATCACCGTGACCGACGTGGGCGAGTTCAAGGACACGCTAGACGCCGCGCGCGCCGCGCAGCATGAGGAGTTGGCGGAGGCCAGCCTGCGCAGCCTGGCGGGCATCACCGAGAAGCGCCGCGCCGAGGGCAAGCTGGGCAGGTCCGGGGCTGTGGAGTGGCTTATCGACAAGGGTCAGTCGCGCGGTGCGGCGGTCAGTATCGTGGAGCGGCTGTGCCGTGGTGGCAAGCCGGTGCTCGGCATGAAGTATGAGGGAGGGTACTGGACAGTTCCGGTCACGAGCGAACAAACCGCACGGTGACAGCCGTACGGGCGTAGTACAGGGAAGCGGGGCATACCGCCCCGCTTCTCGCCTGTGGGGGGCATGAGCAATGACGGAAGACGAGGCTGACCTGTTGCGCGAGCTGAGATGCGGGCCTGCTGACGACCGGGTCGCCATGGCCCGGCTGCTGCGCGAGGCGTCCGGCACGTCGGTGGCCGACTGGGTGATGTCCGAGATCGGCGAGCGCACCGCGGCCTGGCTGGGCGGCCTTTTCCGCCTGGTGCGCGCGGCGGGGGCAAGCCTGTTCGCGTACTTCGACGCCGCGCCGTGGAGCCGGGCGCGCTCAGACGTGCTGCTGGCGGGCGCGGAGGCACTCGGCATCGCCACCGACTGGGTAGGGTGGCCGGCGTGACCGACCGCCAGACGCAGGTAATGATGGTCCCCGGGCTGGTGTGCGCGCTGTGCGGCGACGAGGGCTCCCCTGGCCTGCACGTGCCGGTGATGACCCCGGACGGCCAGGCGCGGATGCCGCGCATCTGCCAGCCGTGCCTGTCGGTCATCTCGGGCGTGCTGCTGCAACTGCTCGGGCACGCTGGCGGCCAGGTGGCCGCGGTCGCGGTAGGCGTGCACAGCACGGGGTACGCTCACCCGTCATGACGGCGGCCGGAGACGAGCTGTGCCCTGTCTGCCAGGCGAAGCCGGGCGACCCCTGTACTTACGAGCATGACCTGTTCACCTACTCGCGCGGGCCCGCCGGGCGCGTTAAGCGCCTGGCTCACCGGCGGGGCGAACTGCTGGGCGGCGGCTCGGTGCACAAGGCGCGGCGGGACCCGGAACAGGACAAGCGCATTCTCGCCTCCTGGCGGTCACCCATGCTGGTGACTGAGATCGCCGCCGCGGAGGGCCTGGACAAGTCGACGGTCTACCGGGTGCTGCACCGCCACGGGGTCGTGTTCGACTGGTGAGCCGCGTATCTCTTGACTCAAGTCAAGACATGCCCTAAGCTGTGCCTGTAGGCAGGCAACCGAAGGGCAGGCACATCATGATCCACATGCGCGTGGTAAGCGGAAGCGAGACGGTCGTGGACCTCCCTGAGTGGGACGGCCCTGTGCCCCGCACGGGTGACTACCTGTTTCACCCGGGGCCAGAGGGCACGCATCCGCAGGACGACAGTTGGGGTGCGGATAACGTCGCTGGCTGCGTGTCTACGGTCACCTGGCACCTGCACCAGCGCACGGGTGACGGCCGGTTCATCATGACCACCGAACCGTACGTCGAGATCACGATCTGACCGGGAGGGCAGGTACGTCATGGCAACCTGGTTCGAGATCACTTTCACGGGTGACCCCACCGACGCCGACCGCGAGCGCGCGGGCGTGATGGTCAGGGAGGGCTGCACGAGCGGCCAGCTGTTCAACGAGCCGGACGAGGGCGACGAGATGGAGCCGGTGGACGACGCCGGGCTGCGCGAGCACCTGGCCGCGGAGCACCCGGGCATCAGGCAGGCCAACGCGATGTACCCCGAGGGACGGCCGGCTCACGACCTGGCGTGGGCGCACAGCGCGAAGCACGAGCGCTTCCCCGGCTCCCAGACGCACGTGCACAAGCAGGCGGAGACCTCATGAGCGACATCGGGAGCGAGCTTTACGGCGGCGCCGACAACATGGCCCGCGTCCTGTACGGCCAGGACGCGCGGCACGTGCCCGCCTGGCTCTACGTGCAGGACGGGGGGCCGGAAGTGGTGAGTTTCGTTGGTTCGAGCATGACCCGCGGGCAGGACAACCCACTGGCCTATGGCAGCGGCCACTACGAGCGCGGCGTGCGCGTGCCCACCTGGACCCATCATTTCATCGTGGGCGAGATCATCGTTCGGCCGCACCTGGTCATCGGCACCAACACGCTGCGCGGTAACGGCCTGGGCAGCCTGGTCATGAGTGACCACGACATCGAGGCGATGCTCGCTGACGGTGCCCACGTGGCCGGGTCGGTGGACATGCTGGCGAGGTACGCCAGGAAGGCGGGCAGGTAACCATGAGGCGCGAAGACTACGACTGGGACGACGAGGAGGAGTGGGAGTACGGCGAGTACGAGCCGCCGCCTCCGCGTAGCGACCTGCCGCAGTGGCGGGCCATCGAGCTGGGCTACTGGGTGGCCATCGCGGTGTTCTTCCTCTGGCTGCTGTCGGAGGCCGCGCATCACCCGGCGCTGGCGCACCTCCTGACCACGTGGCCGTAGGAGGGCAGGCGAAAGGCGATGACTGACGACGAGGTGACCGCGATCTTTCCGCTGCCCGGCGGCCTGGTGAAATGCGGCCTGCGCGCGGACCTGCCGAAGAAACAGCGCGTGCACGTGTGGGTGAGCCTGGGCGCCGACACCCGTAACAGGGGTTCGCACGGGTTTGCTGACGTCGAAGTGCGGGCGTGCCTGCGCTGCGGAACCGACAAGGCGCTACCGCTTGACTCAAGTCAAGCTAACGGGTAGCCTGTACCTGTAAGCACCCGAGCGAAGGGCAGGCACCCTGATGAACCCGAATTCTTTCACCGAAATCAAGAAGCACGTGGGCGGCACCGCGCAGTATCCCGCGAAGCTGTTCCTGAACGAGCACGAGGGCGTCATGTGGGCGTCTAACGGCTACTGGTTCACCCCCGCCTCGCGCGTGGCCCCGCTGCTGGAGCGGTTTAACCTGGACCCGGGAGCCGAGGGCGCGTTCGCGGTAAACGGCACCGTGCGCCGCGCTGACGAGAGCCCGTGGCCCGCGGTCATCGGCAAGTACCTGGACCCGGCGGACTACCCGGTGGCCCTGTGCCCTGTCCTGGTGGCCGGCCAGCAGGCGCACGTGCTCGCAGCCGACGCCAGGGGCGTCTACCTCGCCGCCTACCAGGCGGTAGACAACGGTGCGTACCTGGGGCTGAACGCTGAGCGGCTGGACTGGCTGGGCAGCATCTGGAGCCTGCCGACGGAGGAAGACCACTACTACGGCGAGGTGCGCTACATGACTAGCGCTCCCGAGGGCAGCAAGAACCGCGCGGTGGCCCTGGTGGCCGACCTTATCCGCCGTGTTACCCCGGTTACTTTCGGCACCGGCCCTGACGGCAGGCAGACCAGGAGCGGTGGCGAGACTGAGAACCTGGGTCCGCGCGTGGTCGGCGTCATCGCGTCGGCGAAGATCGGCTCATGATGTGGACGCGTGACGAGGCGGCAGACCGGCGTATCCGCCGGATGCTTAACAGTTACGCGCGGGCTCAGTACCGCGGGGCTTACGACCGGCCGTTGCTTGAATTCACCGGCATGCTGGCTGAGGAGTTCGAGATGTGGACGACTCGTGGCCTGGTATCCGACCGTAACCTGAGGTGCTTGTGCATCCGCGGGTCGGGTCACAAGTGGCTGACCGCCGAGCAGGCCAAGGCTGAGCCGTCACTGGCGTTTGACGGCATTGCTGCTGAGCAGGCCAGGTCCTCATGAGCCGCGACGTCTACCCGAAGTACTCGCTTCCGTCGGGCGGCTGGACAACGGACCCGGAGCGCGCGAACCGGCTCTGGGCCAGGCACAACGGCGGCCGGCCGGGGCCAGGGTGCCAGGTAGAGGGTTTCTGCCCGCAGCACCCGCAGGCGCTTGCGCGGACGCGGGACATGGCCGCGAGCATCGGTGATCCGCAGGAGCGCGCTATGGTCACGCAGGTCATCGACACGGTGACCGAGGGCAGGAAGCTGCCGTCCTGGCGGGTAATGACCCCGCTCATGCGCGCGGCGGCGCTGGCCCTGCAGGGCAAGACCCGGCCGTGGGAGGATTGACATGACGACTGCTGAGCGGCACTGGACAGAGCAGACCGGCCGCGAGGCGGCTGAGCTGTTCAAGACGCTGAGCACCCCCGCAGAGCTGCGGACGGGTCGCTACTGACAAGCCGGAGGCGGCCAGGCTAGGACAGCTGGCCGCCTCGCCCTTTCATTCACCACCATCAAGCAAAGGTAGGCACGCATGCTCAAGAGGTTTATTCGCCGTGTCCGCACGGAAATCCGTAACACGCGCGAGGGGGCGCCGTTCGCGCTGGGAGCTATCTTCCTGGCTATCGACGGCATCCGCGAGATGCGCGAGAGCTGAGAGGCAGACGCACATGACAGCAGAACTGAGTGCGAGGCGCAAGGCTGACCGCCAGGTCATGGCCGCCCGGGTGGCCGGCCTGGCGAGTGAGTACAAGTTCTCAGCTCAGGCGCACACCGGCATCTACGGGCCGCAGCACCTGGCCGTTGACATCGAGTTCCCGCGCGGGCTGAAGCTGACCGTGGACTTTGACGGCGGTAACTGCGGGCCTGGTGCGGACGTCTACGTGCTGAACTGGCACGGGGTGGAGGACGGCACGCGCCTGCACCCTGGCATGTTCGGCCACGTCAACCCCTACCACGGGCACAAGGCGACCGACGTGGCCCACGGGTTCGCGCAGCTGGTGCGGATACTGCGGGAGCGGTTCACGGTCATCCGCGATGACTCGGCGTTCATCAGCAGGCCCGGCCAGCCCCGTTTCTAGCTTGACTGGAGTCAAGCACGTCAGGTAAGCTCGCAGGTAACCGAGAAGGGCAGGCGCATCATGGGCATTTCGCACGAGCACACCTATCTAGGCCAGAAACTACGGCACAGCCACCCGGGCGGGAACGTGCAGCACGGCTACTACGAGCACCCGGAAGACGGCTTCCCGTACCCGGCTGAGCTGGTGACGGAGCCGAGCGGTACTCCGCTCGCTGACGCCCTGGCGCTGGTCGACCGCATGCAGGCAGCTGGCGGGGAAGACTTGGCCGCGCTGCGTGAGGACTGGCTAGCCAGCGGGGAGCCCGTTGACAGCGAGCTAGCCGCGCTGCGCGAGCTGGCCGAGGCGGTTCGCGCCCACGGGCTGAACGGGATGCCGGCGTCATGACCAGCGCGCGGTAACCGCGGCCACCCCAAAGACGGGCGCTGCACCTAGCGCTCACCCGCACGACTCAGCAGAGGGGAGGTAAGAGCATGCGCGGAGACCACGGGAAGCCGGGGGCCCCTGACCAGAAGCCGAGCACGGGCGGAGGCGCGCACGAGCGTCCGGGGACCGGAGGCCGCGGCAACTAAGGGCAGGCACCACCGAACAGAGCATGAGCTAGCCAGGCAGTCTACGAAGGGACAGGCACCAATGACTGACCGAATCCCTGAGTTCGTTCTCACGGTCACCGTGGCGGACGCTCAGCAGTCACTGACTGGCGTTCAGCTGGCCGCCGAATTGCGGCGCGTTGCTGACCTGCTGGAGAGCGAGACTGAGGACTACGCGCCGGACTTCTCCGGTGAATGGCACGACACGCACCCGTCGGGCGCGGTCACCTCGCATGCGTTCTGGCAGGGCGGGCCGATGAACGACAGTGCCCCGGGTACCGGCTGCACTCCGCCGGCGGGGGCGTGGGAACGCCTGGGGCACGAGCACTACTCAGTCCAGCGCAAGGACGCCACCCGTGAGTGCTTGACTCAAGTCAAGTAGTCATGTACTGTCGGAACTACCGGCGGGGGCGGGCGCAAGCCGATCCGCTCCCGCTGAGCCAACTTTCGAGCGAAGGGCAGGCACCCGTGAGCATTTCAGAGCTGGCCGCGCAGGTGGCCGACTGGGAGACGGACGGCGGGGCTCCGGGCAGGCACCCCGAGGTCGCTAAGACGATGGACCGGAAAATCCACATGAGCGAGCTTCAGGCAATCTGGGCTGAGTGCAAGGTGCGTCACGAGCTGTGGAACGGGATGACTGGCCACTACCTGCGCGAGCGGTACGGGGACCGGCTCTACCACGTGTTCGGTGAAGGCTGGTACGTGCGCGCGGTGACATCGTGAAGGCGCCGGATGCTGAGGGCGGGCTGCAGGTAGTCAGTCTTCACGGCAAGGGCGCCGCGTGGTACGTCGAGCACGCGCCGAGCGGCAAGCCGGCTACGCGCGGCTACCTGCGGCAGAAGCGCTTCGCCGTGGAGGCGCGCACGGCGCTGCTAGCGACCGGCGTTGACTTCACGGCTGACCCTGCCGCCATCGTCATCGAGCGGGACCGCTGGAAGCGCGTAGCGGGGCTGTGGGCGATGCGCGCGAGCCAAGACGAGATCGACCTGGTGACCGGCGAGCACTACTCCTGGTCGACCCACTACGGCCAGGTCATACCGAGTGCCGAGCACGCTAAGCGCCTCGCCGAGGCGTTCGCGTCCTACCTGTGGAGCTGAGCATGAGTAGCCCGAAAGACGACTACGTGCCCCTGTCTAACCTGCCCGCGCTGCTGGTGCACAGCTGTGACGGGTGCGGGGGCACGCTGCTGCTTGACCCGGCGAACGGGTGGACGTCTGACCGCCTGAACTACTCCAACAACACGTTCGGCGTCTACATCTACTGCAAGGCGTGCCAGGACAAGGACGACAAGCGAGAGGCTGCGGTAGTCGTTCAGAAAAACACCAGGTGCGTGCACAAGCTCTACCCGGGGGGCCCGTTCAGTGACCTGGTAGTGACCGCGGTCGAGGGTGAGCGCATCACGGTTGTCGTGCTCGGGCTGGGCGGTACCAGCGAGGAGCGTAAGCGCGAGATCCTTGGGCGCTGCTGGCCCGGGTTCCTGCTCTCAAGCAATTTCGTGTTCCCGCGCTCCGACCTGCGGATGCTCGGGCTGTGAGCGCTTGACTTGAGTCAAGCCATGTCTTACGCTTCAGGGAGTCAACCGAAGGGCAGGCACCGAAAATGAGCGGCGAATGCTGTGCTAGCTGTGACGCGCGCGAGGCAGAAGCGCGCGAGGCCGGGCGCATCGCGCCTGACGATGTTCCCGTGACCATGACCGAGCTGCGCGAGATCTGGGAGACAGCAGAAGCGGACGGCCGGATCTGCAACGGCATTACCGGCGCGGTGCTGCGGGAGCGCTACGGGGACCGGCTCTACCACGTAATCGGTGTCGGGTGGTTCATCCGGCGCCCGGAGCTACAGGGGGCATCATGAGCGGCAGGCCGTGGCCCAACAGGCAATGTTGCCGACGCCACCACGAGCAGGACACCGGCAAGCCGGCGCTCCGGCAGGCCAGGCGCGCAGAGCGTCCGGAATTCAGGGAGCCGGGGCGGGCGCTGGCCCGTTTCACCGAGTCGCACCTGCTGCCCGGTTACGGGCAGGCGCACGCCCTGCGCTGCTGGCTGTTCCCCCTCGCGGCGGTCTACGCGGTCGACCGCGAGGCAGCCGACGCGTTCGCCGACGCTCACGACCTGCGCGGGCCCCTCGCGCACCAGCACCATGCGGAGATGTCTTCATGACCACGGCAACGCTGACCATCAGTGAGCTGCACGCGCAGGAGGTTGCAGAGCTGCGCGCCTTGCCTGTCCGCCCGTGCGAGGCGTGCGGTACCGCCATGGTCCGGGGCGAGGGCACCGAGGGCGGTATCAACGGGCCAAAGGATGTTTTTACCGAGGTAGCAGCCGACGGCACCGCCTACGGGCCTGCGCCTGACCTGGTGCACCTGTTTGACCCGTCGGCGAACTGGCTGGGCCTGGATAACCCGTATGCCTACCTGGCGAGGCTGGGCGAGCTGTGCGACGGGGCTACGTCGGCTAAGCGCGCGGAAACCACCTGGCTGTATGAGCGCACTATCCGTGAGTACGTAGCGCTGAAAGTACGCCTGGACACGGGCAGCATCTACCACAGCCACAGGGCAGCGCGCGAGCCGTGGGTGCACGACCCTGACCGCGGACCGCTCGGTAAGGTGCTCCCCTACCATTGCAGCGCGCCCGCCTGGCTGCGCCCGTCGGGCTGGTACTGCCGCGAGTGCTGCGCGCTGCTGACCGACGAGAGCGCCGAGCTGCGCAACGTCTGAGCAGTACGCGCGAGGCTGCACCCGCTTGACTCAAGTCAAGTCATGGGTGTAGCCTCGCTCTTGTAGGCAGGCAACCGAGCAAGGGCAGGCACTCATGGAAATCAGGACATTCGCATGGACGGCTGAGACGCCTAACGACGTCGAGGACGCGACGTTCATCAAGCCAGACGGCGAGGTGCGCGCCTACGTGGCCGTGCTGGAAACCGCGGCGCGCGAGCAGGGTTTCTCGTTCGCGGTTTACGACGTTGGCGTAGTGCCGTGGGCCGTGCTGTGGTGCTATGACGCGGTTACCGGCCGCGCCGCGGTGCACTGCGGGCTCCCTGAGTGCATCACCCCCATTGGCGTGATGCCGGCGGCCACGTCATGAGCGCCGCGGAGCGTGAGCACGAGGTGCACCCGGCCGAAGGTGACCTCCTGGCTCTGGAAACCACCTGCCAGGCGTGCGGGGTCCGTGCGCTGTGGCGTCTCGGTACCGGCAAGTGGGAGCATGCTCCCCGGCATTAGCTACTTGACTCAAGTCAAGTCATATGGGTAAGCTTTGTCTCAGGCAACCGAGCGAAGGGCAGGCACTCATGACTACCACCACGTACACGCCGATGACCGCCGAAGAGCTGGCGGGGCACAAGGCCGGCGAGCACGGGCGCGACTACTCGCGCAGCGATGACGGTTACGACGACATGGCGCTGGCCGAGAGCGCCGGCTGGCACGTCCTGAGTTCGTGGGGGCGCGACGGCTGGGACCTGGGCGACTGGCCGTATGTGGTCGTCAGCGTCCGCACGGTTAACCCCGGCACCGCGGACAGTGACGGCAAGCTGACCCGTGTCTACCAGCTGCAGCAGGTGTGCGAGGGCGACCACACCGTCTACGCGTTCGACAGCGACGAGGACCGCACGCGCGCCATTGACTACCTGTTTCTCTGGTACGCGGCAGACCGGCGCTGGGCTCCGCTGAAGTGGGAGGACCGGGAGCGGCTGGACAGGGGAGAGCTGGCCGTAGACGACAAGTGGCGAGGCCGGCCTCGCGGATTCTAGCTTGACTCAAGTCAAGCCAACCAAGTACAATCAAAGGCAAGCGGGCTGGTCAGCAGGCCGGCCCGCTTTTCCTATGCGAAGGGCAGGCACACGATGTCGCTTACTGACGCGCTGGCTACTGAGCAGCCGGCAGGCGTCATAGCCAGGCGCACGCGCGTCGCGCCTGGCTACGGCAGTTACCCGGTCATCGAGCGCCGCTGGTACTGGCGGGGATACGTCCCGGTCGGCTCGCCGGTGGTCATCGCCGCGAAAGGCGGGACAGGTAAAGGCTTCCTGCTGGCGCTCATTGTCGCTTACCTGGTGCTCGGGCTCCCGTTCCCGGGTGACGACCAGGAGGCGCGGCGCGACCCGGTACGCGTCATCTGGATAACCGGGCCCGGCGAAGATGACCCGTACGAAGACCTCGCGCCGCGCCTGCGCGCGGCCATCGCCTACGCGGTCCGTGCGTTCGGGCTAGACCCTGAGCTGGCAGGCGAGGGACCGCGCGGCGCTATCCACCTGGTGCACAACCTTTCGCGCTGGCTTGATGGCGGGCTGGTCACCATTCCTGCCGACTGCAAGCGGCTAACGCAGGTCGTTAACATGCTGAACCGCGAGGCGGAAGAGCAGGGCACGCCGCGCGTGGGCATGGTGGTTGCTGACTCGTTGTCAGCGTTGCTGAGCGACGGCTACTCGATCGACTACCGCCAGCGCGCGCGGCGCGTCATGGTGGAACTGTCAGAGTTTGCGCGCGCCGCGGATATCGCGCTCGCCATCCTGCATCACTTCACCAAGGACGGTAAGGTCGCCGGCTCGCCTGCGGTGCTTGACGCGCTGCGCGTGGTGCTGCGCATCGACCGGAGCGCGGAAGACGAGAGCGTTCGCGTCATTATGCAGGAGAAGAAAAACGGCGCGGACGAAGACCCGCAACGGTACGTCATCACGGGTACCGGCCTGGCCGCGCATGCGGAGTTTGTCGCCGCAGCAGACGCGCGCGCGGAGCGTGTTGTCTCTGCGGAGCGTGCCGGCGTTACCAGCCTGGCACGCCCGCGCATGATGCCGGCGCTGCCCGCGGGGGAGGTTCCCGCGCTCGTGCCGGCCGACCCTGGCCCGTTCATAGTGCTGCGCGTGGTGCGCCGTGACCGCGAGACGGACCAGCAGTCACGGCTAGCGGGGGAGTTCGCCTCGCGCGAGGCTGCGCGCGCCGCGGTTACCGCGGACGCCGGCGCCGTGCTCACGTGGAAGCCTGCCCCCGGGCCTGGCTCGATGCACGTGGCCGCGTACGGGCACCCGGACGGGTCGCGGCGCGTGTACGCCATCCGCCAGGCGAGCGCGGGCGTGCCTTTCATCCCCAGTTAGAAAGTCACCCGTACGCGTGAGAATGCTCTTGACACGTACGGGTGACGTCTGGTTAACTGAAGTCAAGCAAGGGGACAGACCCCGGGCAGTCGAGAGGGCAGGCACATGAGCAAGGAATCGATGGAATGGCTCCGCTCCAACATCCGCGTAGGTTTCACGGGGTCGGACGGGCCGGCGTGGTGGGCGGCATCGGGCGAGTACATGACGGACGGCTCCCACTTTGACGGGCCCGTCCCGACGAAAGAGGTCGAGCGGCTGTTGTCGGTCGAGTTCGCGGAGGGAACCGTATTCAGCACGTACACCGTGGTCGACCACACTGAGGAGTGCAAGGCGGCCGACTGGGACCCCGCGGACGGCGACCCCTTCGAGTGCCCGTCGCACCGCGAGTCAACGCAGGACAAGACCCGCAAGACCATCATCACCCCGGACAACGGGGACATTCTCGGAATCTTCAAGCTCGGTTACCAGGTGCACGACTACAAGAGGTGGACCGCAGACCAGATCGCGGCCATTCTCGACACCTCGCGCGGCGAGCTTGGCACCAAGTCAGTCGGACTGCTGAAGAACCGCGGTGTCGCGTTCATGCAAGCGCAGCTGACCGGCTCCGGCCTTGAGGTGGGCGGGTTCGAGTTCACCCCCTACATTCTCGCCGCGACCAGCGTTGACGGTTCGCTGTCGAGCACGTACGCAACCGGCGTGACCGCGGCGGTATGCGATAACACGCTCGCTGACGCGCTGCTCAACGCGGTTACCAGGCTCAAGGTGAAGCACTCGCGCAACAGCGCCGGCAAGCTCGCGGACGTCCGCGACAAGCTAGGGCTTGTCTACCAGGCCGGCGACAACTTCGCGCAGGCTGCGGCCGACCTGCAAAAGGTCGACGTGACGCCGGCTGACTTCCGCGCGCTGCTCGATGAAGTGGCCGCCGTTCCCGCTCCTGACCCCAAGTCGAGCACGGGCGGGGCCAAGTATACCAACGCGGTTAAGCTGCGCGAGACTTACGAAGCCATGTGGAACCATGACGCCAAGGTCAAGCCGTGGGCAGGCACCGCGTTCGGGTGGGTCCAGCTGTGCAACACCTACAACACGTGGAAGCGCAACGTGTCCGGCGCCGACGGCGGCCGGATGGAGCGCACCTACCTCAACATGGTGACCGGCGTCACTGCCAAGGAGGACGCGAACGCGCTTGACACCCTGGCCAAGGTGATGGGCGAGAGGCTTACCGCAGCACTCGCCTAGCCGCCTCGCACAGGCACCGCAGCGCCCCCCGGATACCCTCCCGGGGGGCGCTTCGCTTTGCCAACTGTCTTGACTCCAGTTAAGCGCTCACCTATCGTGGTGAGCGTAAGCGCCAATCGAGCTAGGGCAGGCACACCATGCAAGACATCGACGCAATAGCAACGCTCGCCAGTCTCCGCTACTCGCCGGACACGGCGCGGTCTATCCTGCGCGACGCGCAGCGCGCCGGCGCGGTAGTGCGGATGGGCATACGGGTCACCTACAGCGAGCGGGCAGGCTTCAAGGTGACGCGCGCCACGCGCGAGGCCAGCGCCGACCGCACGCGCCGCGGTGCGGCACGCTCGCGGGCGAGGCGGTAAACGGCCATGACCTACCTTAACGGCGACGTGTACGCCGGCCCTACTGCCAGCGCGCCTCTCGACAAGTACGCCCATGATGACTGCCTGCCAGCTGACCAGCTTGAAACGGTCACGATGGGCAATGGCGACTCTCACGTGGCGCAGCGCTGGCCGTGGCACTGGCACCCATCGCCTACCGGCTTCACAAACCCGTGTTACGTGTGCGGGAAGCCTGTTACCTAGCCTCACCTGTCCAGCTAACCCGGTAGCCTCGCGCTACCGGGTTAGCTGTGTCTTGACTCAAGTCAAACCCTCACCTATGGTGGTGAGCGTAGCAACCCAACGATCTAGGGCAGGCACCCAATGAGCTACGGCAGGAACTACCGCAAGCCGACCCAAGCCGCGCGCACCACTACCGGGCGAACCGCGCTGGTCACGCCGCGGCAGATGTCCGCACTCGGCAAGATGGCAGCTGAGCACGGGTTCACCAGCGGTTCGGCGCTACTGTGCGACGTCGCGTCATGTGACGTTGCCGAGCTTGGCCGCAAGAGCCGGCCGGTAGTGCAAATGTTCGTTGACCAGGCATTCGAGCGCTACGGTCGCAACGCGCAGCCTCGCGCTTCCCGCGGCCGGTGTGAAGATGCCCCGTGCTGCGGATGCTGTGAGTAGGGGAACGTCATGAGCTACACAGACCGGGCAGGCATCGACTCCCGCGCAAACAGCGCGCTGTGCCGTATCGAGCTAATCCTTGCTGACCGCGCCACGGCGCCGGCAGTACGCCTCGCGCTCATTGCGGAGGTCATGGCGGGTGAGCCTATCCTCACTGACACAGGCTCACCCGCGGCGTTCACGGTCCGCGCAGAGCTTGCGCGCCACCACCGTAACCGGGAATACGCTGACCAGCGTGCGCATGACGTCGCGTGGATGACTGCAGCGGAGCGCGCCGAGCATGACAGCGCCGGCGCCACCCTGCTGCGCGAGCTGCGCAACGCGCGCGGGATCGACGCGTGACGTCATGAGCGGCTACACAGACGTTAAGGGCACTGTTCACCTGGTGAGCGTCGACCGCGCGCACCATGACTACTGGACCGCGGCCGGCGAGCTAAAAGCCGCGTGCTCGTGCGGGTGGTGGGATCATCACTCTTACAGTGCCGGCGGAGAAGAGTTCGCGCGGATGAAACTCCAGTTCCGCGCGACTGACCACGTTCCTGAGCTAGCCGCGCGAGCTTGACTCAAGTCAAACCCTCACCTATGGTGGCGAGCAAGGCAACCGACTAGCGAGGCAGGCACCCAATGAGCGACGCTTACTATCCCGCGGACGACATAGGCATGATGGCAGCAGGCCAGGCTGCGCTAGACCGCGAGCGCGCGAGCAAGCCGGCCGGCCCGTTCCCTGAGCGCGTGCTGACCGCGACGCGTGCGCGGCGAACGGGATCAAGTTCACGGAGCACGACGGGACCGCGCGCACGATGGCGGCCACGCGCGCCAACCACTGCGCGCAAGCGCGAGCCGGCTACTTCTACTGCGCGAGCACGCGCAACGACCCGTGCGGGACCATACCAGGCCAGCCGCACGCTCACGTTTACTGCACTGCTGAGCAGTGCCTGGCGCCGCGCGAGGCGTAAGCTGGCTCAATCGTGTGAAAACAGGTCCCAGGCCTTCATTGGTGAAAGATGGATGCCTGGGACTTTTCACGTTCCCCTCGCCTGTACGCCTTGACTCCAGTCAAGCGACCGCCTATCGTGGCCACTGTGAGCGCGCACGGTGCGCGCCACGTGTGACAACAGGGCAGGCACCATGCAACCCCAGTTCCAGTCGCCAGACCATGAGCGTTCTTACCGGCTCGCTTGCAAGGCCGTTGCCTACGCGAGGCGCGAGACGTACCGCACCGTTGCCGCAGCGACCACGGCGGAACTGCGCGAGTGGGAGCGCGTCTACCGCGCGGAGGTACCCGGACCCGTTACCGGCGAGGCGCTAACTCACCTGCGCATGATGCGGGCAGTCGTCGCGCACCGTGCGCGCTCGCGCGCAGCGCAGCAGTTCCGCGCAGCCAGAAGGGCATCAAGGTCATGAGCGAGTCACAGCGTTACGCGAGAGTCCCCGCGGACATGACGCGCGCCGGGTGGTCCCGCACGTCTGAGCACGTGGCGACAGCGGGCAGCGTGCAAGGACGCGGCACGTCGCAAGCCGCAGCGCTGGCAGAGCTAGGCGAGGTGCTAACCGCCATGGCGACTCGCGCGCAGCAAGCGCCGGCGTTCTACTGGGACGCGGATAACCAGGCCTTGCACGTGGCGGTACCGGACGCGGTCGCGGGTGACTACTCGGCTTACATCGTGGTCATCGCTGACGGCGAGGCGCGGTTGTCCACGTGCGTAACCGGAGGGAAGGGCGCCCCGGAGAACGCTTTCGAGCATGCGGTGGGCATGGAACGCGTGGTGACCGGCCGCCGTACGGGTAAGCCGTAGCGCCTCGCAAGGCAAGCGCCCCCGGGAGACGTCTCCCGGGGGCGCTTTCACGTCCGGCCTGGTGAGCGTGATGGGGTCCGGGGGTGATGGGCGTAACGCCACGTCTCGTATCTGGAAGCGCCGGCGTAACCACGCGTGCAAGGCCTCAACGAGCCACGTACGAGCCCTAGCGCCCTTCCCCGCGTGCCAGCAGACGCCTAACTGCGCAGCGTGGCGCTCCGCCCCTTACGGGCACCATTTGACTCAAGTCAAGCGCTGACCTATCGTGGCCAGTAAGCAACCGACTAGTACAGGGCAGGCACGCAATGGAGTTCCGAAACAGGGAGACAGCTGCAGTCGTTGACTGTGCGAGGCGCGCGACACAGCGCGCGCTTGACCTGCTAGCGCAGGCTGACGGACTGGAGGCGCACGCGTTCGCTAGCGCCGGCTCGCCATCGCGCGCAGCCATTGCCGCAACCATCAAGCACGTGCGCGAGGTGAGCAGGTCATGACTGTTTACGCCATACATGCGCAGGTCATCACCCACGCCGGCAACTTCAGCGGTAGTCGCGGCGTGCCCACGTTCTACCTTGACTCGCGCGTACAGGGCATCATCTCCCGTGAGCACGCGGCCAGCATCGCGCGCGAGATTCTTAACCCGCTCGGCACCATTGACCCTGCTGACCTGCGCGTCAGTGCCGTACCTGTTGACCCTGCGCGCGAGAGCGCCGAGCTAGACGAGTTCGTTCGCGTGCGCCTCGCCGGCTTGACAGCCTGGTAGGCGCCTACCAGGCAAGCACCCTAGCGGCTATGCGCTAGGGTGCTTCCACTTGTCTTGAGTCAAGCCATGCCCTACACTGAGGTCATGATGAACGATGCGGTAGCCAAGGCAGTGAAAGCTTCTAACGCGGCGTGCGAGGCACAGCAGACGCTAGGCGTACTCTCGCCGGAGGCCATGCGGCTAACCGGCCTCATAGCGCCGCTGGTGCGCGTGCTCGATGATGACGGGCACAAAGCCTATAACCGCGCCATCCGCGCCTATGCCCGCAACCGCGCGGTTGCGGGCACCATTGAGGCGGTAGGCGGCCAGCCTGCGCAGTTCGGTTACGAGAGCGCGCTTGCCATGGCAGCGGACATGCGCAAGCGCTTCCCTGCCGTAGGCAAGGCTGCCAGGGTAGCCACGGGCACAACTACGAACTACCGCACGCCAGCGCTTGACGATGCGGTACTGGAGGCGCTGGCAGCGTTCTAGCCTCGCTGCCAGGCAAGCGCCCTAGCGCATAGCCGCTAGGGCGCTTCCACTTGTCTTGAGTCAAGCCATGCCTTACACTGGCCGTAGGCAACCGAACGAGAGGCAGGCCCATGGCTGCGGAAGACACTTACATGACGCACATCGCCAACGCGCGCACCACCGATGACGCCATGCGCATCATTGCGCAGGTCCCGCCTCGCGTGGTCAAGCTCATGTATGACCTGCAAGGATTCGACCCTGAGGGACACGGGCCGGCGTGGCTGCGGCGCGAGGTAGTGCGCGAGGCACGCTCATGACCAGCATCGAAGCACGTCAGCAGGCAATCCTGGCAGGGGAGGCAGTGCTAGCGCGTGCGCTGGCTGCAGAGCACGCGGACATGTGCGCATGGGTGCCTGGCCACAGCGCGGCGTGCGCCCCCTGGTGGCGTTCACCAGGGGGCGCACTGCTGTCTTGACTCCAGTCAAGCCCATGGCTAGGGTGAGGTCGTGAGCGACACCACGTACACACCAGAGCAGACGCGCGAGGCGCGCAGCTGGCTTGCTGACTGCGCATGGGCAGACGCCACGCCTGATGACATCATGGCGATGCCTGAGAGCGTCATATGGCGCGCTGTGGCCAGGCACTGTGACGGGGGCGTGGCAGGGTTCCTCGCGCTCGGCTAGCGTCGCTCTGCGCGCCGCCGCGGCCCCCCCGTTCGACATGCTGCCACCCCGCGCGCCGGCGGGGTCCCGTCGTCCGGGTCCCATCGGTGAAGGTTGGAGGCTCGCCTCCGCGCCGGCTAAGTGTGTGTCCGCCCCCGCGCCGGAGAAACAAATGCCCGCGGGTCCCATCCAGCCTGCAAAATATAACTCTCTGTATACCAAAGTCTCACTTCCCCACCGGCGGGATAAAAGATTTCGTAACCGTCCGTGAAAAACCGCCGGTGCCGTAGTACCTGGCATGGGAGAAGTAATCCGGTTGCTCGACCTGGGGTGCTCGGCCGGGGGCACGTCGATGGGCTACTGGCTCGCCGGGCAGGACTCGGCTGCTCGCGGGGGCCCGTCAGTCGAGGTGACCGGGGTGGACATCGCGCCGCAGCCCCGTTACCCGTACCCCTTCAAGTTCATCCAGGGCGACGCCACGACCGTTGAGCTGGACGGGTACGACGTCTACGCCTCCTCGATGCCGTGCCACGACCACACGCCCCTGAAGTCGGTGGCCGGGCTGGACGGCACCGGCTGGCTGCTAGGGGCGGTTCGCGAGCGCCTGGCGGCCACCGGCAAGCCCTACGTCATCGAGAACGTGCCCGGTGCCCCCATGCTGCCCGACCTGCGGCTGTGCGGCTGCATGCAGGACCCGCCGCTGCGGACTTACCGGCTGCGCTGGTTCGAGTTCAGCCCTCACCTGACGGGTCGCGTCCCGGCGCTGCCGCACCGCGACCACAGCGCGAGGACGGCGACCTCCCGGCGCCGTGAGCGGTGGGAGCAGGGCTGGCACGTGTCCATCACCGGCGACGTGGGCACGTACCTCGGGCCGCAGGCGATGGGCATCGACTGGATGACCGGCAACGAGCTGAGCCTGGCCGTGCCGCCCGCCTACACCAGGTACGTCGGGCGGTACCTCATCGAAGCCTGCCAGCGCGTGAAATATGACGCTCTGTAGAGCTTTCAAGATCATTCTTACCTTCGCCCACCGGCCGGAGACCAAGGTTCGCTACGCTCCGTGAAAAAAGCCGCCGGAGTCCCGTTCCTCTTGACCCGTGGCAAGATATATATCCATGTGCTGCAACACCCACGCTGACCGCGACGCGCTCGACCGCGCGCACCAGGTCGACGTTGACGCGCTCCTGGCCCCGTCCGAGGCCTGGCGGTGCCGCTGCTCGCAGACCTCCGCCCGGTGCCAGCGGAAGGCGACCGGCGAGGACCTGCTGTGCGACTGGTGCCGGACGGTCGACCACATGGCGTTCTGCGCGTCCGTCGTGGAGCCGTACGAGGCTGCAGTTCGCCCCTACGGCTCCGGTACCGACTTCTATGCCGCCGGGCGCGTCGGCGCATTTGAGTTCAGCCTGCCCCTGCGCTACGAGCGCTCGCTCATCGGGGACTACCGCCTCGGGCTGCACGTTGCGCAGCCGCCGTCGCTGGTCATCGTTACCGGGATCGGCTGAGTTCCTGCGCGACCGCCGCCGGCTCCGCTAGCCTC